GCCTCTATAACCGGGAACAGGCCGCCGGTCAGCTCGTTGGTTATCCAGTCGTTCACCTGAACGACGACTCCGTTTTTATCGACTAAGGCCATTCGTCTCTCCTTTGCTTCGTTCCCTAGAATTATAGGGCACAGTCTGCTGGCCAGTAAATGCTGCCGAGACAGCTCGAACGCTTGACATACCCCCCCCCCGCTCTACAATCCCTCCTAAAAGAAGAAGGGATTGCCCGCATGACTTCAATCAAGTACCGCAACTCGAACGGGACGTATGCGACCCTCCTGGACGTAACCAACACCCTGTCCCGCATATCGTCCTTGGAAACGAAGATGGCCGCAGTCGAGGCGAAGCTGACCATCAAGGCGGACGGCTCGTGGCGCTACGTCGTGAACGGCTCGTACGTCATAGGCTGGCGCACGGATCGCGTTACGGTCACCTCATGGAGCGTATGGGGAGGCATCTGCGAGGGTTACCCGAAGTTCCCCTCTGTCATCTATCCCGGAGGCTATCAAGGCAAGTTTTCGCAGGTTGCGCTGTTCGCCCATGCGAAGAACGTCGGAGAAGTCACGTCATGCGGGGTCGAGCTGGAAGACGCATCGACGCCTGCCGTGCTCACATCGTTCCCCGGCGGCTACATCCTGCGACCGAACAACCAAGGCACGAACGTCACGTTCGACCTGTACCGGCTCTTCTTCGGGCAGCTCGCATAAGCCGACCGACAAAAAAAGAACCCCTCGCGAGAGGGGTTCTTTCGTCTTTACAGGTAGATGACCTGTCCGGGGTAAATCTTATTCGGGTCGCTTATCCCGTTCTTGGAGGCGAGGCCCATGTAGTCGCCTCCCCATCCGTTGGCTGCGGCTATGCCGCTGAGCGTATCGCCGGACTGGACGGTGTAGGTTCCTCCGCCGCCGGACGAGCCGCCGCTCGCGCCCGGGATTACGAGCACCTGTCCGGGATAGATTACGTTCGGGTCGCTTATCCCGTTGGCGGACGCTATGGCCTGGTAGCTCACTCCGTACTTCGCTCCGATGCCCGACAGGGTGTCGCCGCTCTGAACGGTGTAGGTGGCACCGCCACCGCCTCCGCCGCTTCCGCCAGAGCCGCCGGGAATCGTCAGCACCTGTCCGGGGTAGATTGTGTAGGGCGAGCCGATTCCGTTCGCAGACGCTATCGACGTCCAGTCGACGCCGAGCTTCGCGCCGATTCCGGACAGCGTGTCTCCCGAAACGACCGTGTAGGTCGAGCCTCCGCCGGTCGAGCCTCCGCCTCCGCCGAGCCTTGCGTTGACGATGGCCATAACGGCATCGTACTTGTCTCCGAGCGCGTTGATTCGGTCCTGGCCGTTGCCGTAGTCGCCGCGTATCACGGCGTCCGCAAGCGCTTCGAGGTCGTCGGAGCCTCCGCCGCCGGGCGTCGGCGACGGCTTCCAATCGGGGTCGACCTCCGCTCCCGCGTACGCATCCCATGCAGCGCCGTCTCCGTAGAACACGTTGAGGTCGAGGTTCCCGCCCCATCCGTTCAAACGTCCTTCGGACGTGTACTGGTAGATTGCGGCTCCGCCCCATGCGCCGGTTCCGCCGATTAGCGGGGCTTCGGGGTTGTAGCCCCAGAACGTCGTGCCGTACGCATAGTACCCGGCGTTCCACAGGCCGTAGTCTGCGTTGACGACGGGGGACCAGTCGTATCCGTTCACGACGCTGTTGCTCATGTAAATCATGGGCTTGACGCCGATGCGCTCACGCACCCTGTCGAGGAACGTCTTCGCCCAGCCGACGCCGAGTCCCGTGTCCTGCTCCCAGTCGAGCACGAACACGGCCTTGCCGGCGTACCCCTTGCAGTTGTCCACGAAGAAGTCGGCCTCTGCGGTCGCAGAGCCTTCGTACCCGACCTCTCGCGCGTAATGGTACACGCCGACCTTCTTGCCCGCGTTGACGGCGTTCCAAAACGCCCTGTCGCAGTCGGGGTTGACGTACCCGGTTCCGCCGGTCGCCTTTATTATCGCAAAATCGCATGGGACGACAGACAGGTCTATCCCCGCTTGCCAAGACGATATGTCTATGCCGTTGAGCGACATGTTACCGCCTCCGTTCTATCTCGTTATCTTGTCTTTAAGTGTCTGCCACGCCTGAGGGTCGACGTAGCGTTTCGGGCACATGGCCCCGGAGACGTCGAAGTGTCGCAGAACCCTGTCCGGCTCGACGCCGTATCTCTCCATGAGGTCGACGACGATGCCTCTCAGCTTCTCGACGTCTTCCTCGCCAAGCTCCTCGTCGCCAATCTCGATGGCGAGCGAGCGCATGCAGCAGTGCCAGTTGCCGAGGTGCCAGGCGGTGTCGCCCTCGTCGACCTCGAATCCTCCGCAGAGGTCTTTGTGCACCGACAGCGGATGACCTCTGCCGTGCAGGACGATGGTGTCCACCGTCCTAGTCCGTCCCTCTGTGAAGTCGGTCCTATCGAAAGTCCGGTTCCCGGTACCTTCGATTGCGGAGATTTGCTCCGCTGTCGGCGCAATCATAATTATTCCTCAGTGCTCTTCGAGGCGGTGAAAGCCTCGACGACGTTCTTGAACGTCTCGTAAACCCATGTCGCAACCGCAGCTGCGAGTATGCCGGCCAGGACGTTGATGCCGTCTAGTCCAAGCAGCACAATCATCATGACGATGGCGAATGCCATGTTTACGATGGGAATGAGCCAGTCGGGCACCTTCGGGATGCGCTTGACGACCTCTCCCAACGCTCCGCAAGCCGCTGCGACCACCCAGAACTGCCATGTCAGGATGACGCTGAAATCGATGAACTCGGTCATTTTACCTCTCCTTTCCTGTTATCGGGGCCTCTTCCAATTCTACTCCCTCTGCGGGTTCACAACAACGTCGGCGTCAGCTCGACGTGTCTATCCATATGTCGACGCGCTTGTCCGTCGGAGCTGTCGAACCTACGAACACCGTTCCGATGGAATCGAGGTCCCTCTTTATCTCGTCGATATCCTCGATTATCTCGTCGTTGCCGAAGTAAGACTGTATCAGCGCCCCGGTGTTCGCGTCCCTGCGCTCGGCTATCGGGACAGGTATGCCGTTGACCACCTTGACCCCGTAAAGGACTCTTTGGAGCGGGTGAGTCGCATTGCCGGTCTCGTATATGCGCGAGACCATTATGTCGATTGACTTATCCGCGTCCGGCGTGCTCATGGAACTCCCTCTCGCACCTCTCCTCGTCGGCGTACAGCCACAGCTTCGCAACGCGCCCCTGCCTCACTTCCGCGAATGCCGGTATGCGGCTCCGTAGAAGCTCGTACGGCCCGATGGCCGTTTTCGTGGATGTGGAGTAGGCAATCCTCGCTATCTCCTCGTTAGAGGGGTTCACGCGGTCCGGGTCCTCGATTTCGATGGAGACGTCGCCGTCATCGTCGTCCACGAGGTCGTTCTCCTCCTTTTCGAGGTTCCAGCCGAGCATCTCCTCCATCTCCTCCTTGGTGAAGGTCTGGACCTCCTCGGCGGCATCCGCGATGTTCACGTATTTGAGTTCGACGCTGTTGTCGCGTATGTCGACGACCTCAGCGTAGTCCCATTTCGCCCAAGGGAAGTAGTAATCCGACACGAAGTCTCCCTTGACGAGCTTCTGCCCGACTTCGTAGCTGTCCAACAACGGCATAGGCCCCAGCCTTTCTACTAGACTGGGGCCTATTATACCCTACGCTATTTCGTTGTTCTACGGCTGCCGGTCGTAGTCCTCGCCCAGATGCTCGTCGTATCCGACGTCATCCTCGGAGTAAAGATGCGGGCTTTCCCACGAGCGCATGAGGTCGGGGTACTTGTTCCCGACCCTTTTCTTGAACGACTTGTCCAGCCAGTACGCGCTGCACCCCATGAGGACGATGGCGTCCCTTATCCCCTCCAACCGGAAGAACAGGCCGAAGGCCGGGCTTTCGTTCCCGGCCTCCAGCGCTCCCCTAAGCTCCTCGCATGTGCCGTCGAACTCCTCAAGCACCCTTCTGGGGATTTTCCCTTCCTCGCTCATAGCTTTCGCCAGCTTTTCTTGAGCTGCTCGAACCCTATGCGCTTGCCCGAGTCGCACGACACAATCTCGTTGGCCTTGTCGACCTTCTTGACGGTCTCCCTCTGGCTCGTGTTCACGTTGAGGATGACGTTCCCCATGGTCACGATGACCGTGTTCATGTCGAATGCATTAGCAGCCATATAACCCTTCCCATCCAATCGGCTCCACCGGCATCCATATCTCCCGCAGCCCCTTCTCGGTATACGGGCACAGCACCTTCCTGCCGCTGCCGGTTTCTATCGAAAGCAGTATGCGCTTCTCCGATGCGCAGTGCAACGGAGGGTTCATGTCCGGTCGATAATCGTAATCGGTGCAATCGCAGCAATCAACGACGTTGATGAAATACACCTTGCCGCTGATAAGGAACACTCCCCTGTAGGGGCCGCTCCTGCCGTTGTAGACGGCTAGCATCCGGCCTCCTCGTCCTTACCCTTCCCGAGAACGGATTCGTACGCCTTTATCGTTGCGATTATGCTCATGTCGACAACGCGGTCGAGGTCGGTCAGCTCGACTTTCTGCGGCTTGCTGCTCATGAACGGGAGCGTCACGACGAGCTGGGCGGCCTTATCGTCGTCGTAGTCCTTTATCGCAGCCGCTATCTTGAGCGCGTCGGCCCTGCTGTCGACGATGACGAACGGATTCTTGTCGTACGTGCTCTTGCACACCCCGTAAACCTTGTCCATGCTATCTGCCTCCTTCGGGCATCTTCACCCATCGTCCCTTGTCGAACGCAAGGCCGGCGTACGACATCTTCCTTCGCGCCTTCTCGAACACGTAGTCGATTCTCTCGCCCTGCTTTATCGTACCGTCGTCATGCAGGTGCTTCTTCGGTATCCACACCTTCTGCACGGTGCCGTTGATTCGGTAGTTGAGCGCGTTCCTCTCGTCGTAGTAGGGCTTGGGGTGCCTTATCACGAGTTCGAGCGGTACGCCCTTGTACTCCTGACGCGCCGTGTTCCACTTGAAGCTCATCGCATAAGCTCCTCGAACTCCGGCTTGCCGCCGTATCCGTTGCCGTACACGAACGACTCGCGGTCGACGTCGACTCGGTTGTATCCGACCAGCCCCTCGTCCATCGCGGCTATGTCGCCGTCGTACATGGAGTTCACGATGGCGAGGCATTCGGCCTTAGCAAGCTCCTCGCTCGACCAGCAGCTCACGACGCCGTGGTTGTCCTCGTACACATTGTAAACGCACATGTCCGCCTCCTTCGGCTGATGCCCTCGCTTGTTCTCGTCCATGAGGCTCTGCCAACGCTCGTCCTCGGCGAGCATGTCGGCGTAGGACACGGCGTCCTCCATGTTCGTGAACACCCGCTCGATTGCCGTCAGGTCGATTGGGGCGCTCGGGCTGTCGCATACGACGTATATCTCGAAGCCGCCCTCGGCTATCTTCGCGATAACCGGCTTCCGCGTCGGCCCCATGCTCGCGAACATGAACGGCTCCCAGCTGTCCTCGCCGTCGGTCCCTATGGTGAGCGGCACGTTTACCTTCTTCATTTCGGTCTCCTAACCCCTGAATAATTATTCAGGCGATGACAATTATCCTACGAGCGCTCTATCGCTCGTCGTCCTTCTTCGCGCAGAGGCGGTAATCGTACCAACACTCGCCTTTGGGGCATTTCGGGTCGCGACGCTTCTCCCACTCGACGCCCTTCCGTTTCAGCGAATGAAGGTATCCGCCGAACCTCCACGACACGCGGTACGCAAGCTCGCTCCCTTTGTGCCAGCGACCGTCCTTCATGACGAGCAGAAGTCGCTGCTCCTTCGTAAGCGCCTTCTCCTGCTTCTTGGCGAGACGCGCCTCGCCTATCAGCGAGTTCGTCACGGCACCTAAGCTTCCCTTTGCCATCGTTCGTCTCCTAACTCTCGGGTTCTTGCTCTGTATCCATATCATATAATAATTGTCCAGAGTTGTCCAGAGTTAATTCAGGCTCACCCGCGAGTCCGGACAGGAACTCGACTTCAAGCGCTGCGGCCTCGTCTTCGAGCCTTTTGATTTCCTCGAACTCCCCTGCGCAATCGCAGCACAGCTCCTTCCATTCGCCATTGAGGCTCAGCTGGTAGAAATCGACGACACCGCCGCCCCGCTCGAAGAGCAGAGCGCCCTCGTCGTTCTCGTATATGTACCCGACGCGCCCGTCAAGCTCGTCCTTGTCGATTCGCTCGACCAGCAGCGCGCCGCATCGGTCGCAATGTGCGGTCATGACGTTCGTCTCTATCATAGCCCTCGCCTTTCAGGTTCTTCCGATATGTTGATTCTGTCCGTCCCAACGCCGTCGCAGTCGAGCGCATGCCGAACCAATCCGCAGCGCCATCCGATGCGCTTGTCCGTGACCCTATCCACCACTTCGATTGAGCATGCGCATCCCGGGTCGCAGTCGACGATGCGGGATGCGCCGCTAGCGATTGCCGCCGCGCTCATTATCGGGCAAATCATGGCATCGAACCTCCTCGCCCTCGGTGTCGAAGACAGGGCGGCACCTGTCGGTGCCCCTTATCTCCTCGCATGGAACCCTTATCTCGGAGTTATCAATCTTATCCCGTTCGAACAGGACGCATTCGCTTTCCCTTTTCTTCGCATCGCCGATTCTGTAGCGACGGCATGCGCAGCACGGCGGCATCATCTCGCTGCGCTTCTTCGCCTTCTTTTCGCGTATCTCCTCGCCGAACAGCTCCCTGAACAGATACCATCCGACCCAGAACAAGACGAGCAGCACGCCGAAGGCAAAGATGGTGAGCCAATACTTAACCATCGTCCTCGCCCTTCTTCACGAGCAGCTTCTTGGCGCAGTCGTAGCAGTAATGCTTCTTGCCGCGCTGGTACCAGCCACGGTCGTCGCGGAACCCGTCCTTGTACTGCGCAAGGAACTCCTTCGCGGTCATGCCGGTCGAATGGCACTTGTCGCACTCCATGTCCATGTACTCGCGACCCTGCATCTCGTATTCTTTGACAATCATAGCGAGCCTACCTCCTTCTCAGCGCTCTCAACCGACAGCGCTATAGCTTCGAACACGTCCTTCTCGCAAACCCTCTCAAGGTCGCGCACGACCTCTTTGATATCGTACCCTTCGCTTATGGCGAAGCCGAGCATCGCACCCATACCCGCTATGGCAAGCGTCTTGTTGAAGGTGCTCGTAACGGCGGCGCTGTACCTACCGCTTTCGATAATCAGGTCGTGCGTTCTTTTCAGCATGGCCTTAGGCACCGTCTTCGCCTTTCTCCTCGATGGCACGTTCCCATTGTGCGATATCGTCGTCGATAACGGAGATTCCTCTCAAGAAGAGCGCCGCCAAATCGTCGGACATCAGGCACTCGATAGCCAATTCGAACGGCTTCATGTCGCATCCGTCGAGCCGTGCGAAAAGCAGCATGCCGAAAATCCTGTTCTCGACAGGGATGAATTTCTCAAGACTCGACCGGGGGTCCTTGTCGAGCCTCTCCGCATGCTCGACCATCTGATAGAACATCTGCAAGACCTTGCCGTCGGGGGTTCTCATAGCAATCCCTCCAAGACCTTCCGCGCTTCGATGACCACATGCTGCTCGTCGTCGAACCACGACTCAGACTTCATGATTGCGTCTACCTCTCGTTCCGACACGTACTCCTCAAGCGTTTCCCTGATATCGTCGACGTCGTACCCCTCGCATTCGGCGAACAGCACAGCGCCCTGAATCATCGAGGCGAATACGTCGAAGTCGCCTCGTGCGTTCGCCTCGTCGTCCTGCTCTGCGAACCCGCAAAGCTCTGCAAGCTGGACGATAAGGCACTCCGTAGTCATGTCCATGTCCTTCATGGCGAACCCCCTATCCGTATTGCTCTATCTCGTATCGGCTGCATCTGGCGTCGGGGACAAGCTCCTTGGCGTATTCGAGAATCACCTCGACCGCCCTTTCCTTGCTCAATCCGGCCATGTTGCCGCAGAACGCGTACGCTTCCAGACACGTCCACGGGAACACGGTCTCTCCGACGATTCCCACGCATGCGTCCAGCTGGTCGTACCCTCGGCACGACTCGACGAGGATATCGTCCACCTCCTCGTTTATGACGCATGCGAGCATGGACGCCACGCCGTCGGCATGCCCCTGCCCGTCCTCGAACTCCTGCACGTACTCGACGATGGAATCGTCGTCGGTCTCGAATCGCGCCATGTCCTCGACTTCGATTCCGAAAGCCCTCCTGTGCATGATGATGAATTTCCTCACGGCGCTGATGCCGACGGATTCGACGTCGCACGGCACCATCGCGCCGAACACGTCGAAATAATACGACCTAGTGCTCATCGTGAGCCTCCCTCCAGTCCTTTGCCACGTCGTCCAGTGTCTTGTATATCATCCGGGTGGTTCGCCCCGTAGCGGGGTCGAGAGCGGTCAGTATGACCATCGTGTCGGCTACTTTGTTGAGCGTCACGTCGCACACCATGCCCCTTTCGAGGGTGAGGTCGTGGACGTCGCTCGAAGTCGAGCCTCTTCGCCATTCCATGCTAGGCATCCGGTATCACCTCTATCCCCTCCACCTCGAACGTGTCGGAATCGCGCATCACGACGAGGCGGAGCTTCTTCGTGCCGAACATCCCGCCGAAGATGCCGAACTTGCCGGACTCGATTCTCGGCCTGTCGCAATCGGGATAGAGCGACAGATGCCATCCAAGCTCGAAGAACCTCGCCATGTCCGACTTGCTTTCGTCGTCCGGCTCTCCCCACATCTCGACGAGCTTGCTGTTGGGCTTGTCGAGCCGGAAGTTGAGCGGCCATTTGCCGTAGAACGCCTTGTCGAACACACAGAACACCCCGCCGTCAAGCTCAAGCTCCTCGACGATGACGTTCTTGCGCTCCTTCGGCGAGCGCTTCTTCCTGTCGACGGCCTTCTCGACGATGTTCTCGGTGCCCAGGAGGATGCGCCGGATGCTCTCGAACTCATCGTCGTACTCGCAGAACGACACCCATTCGCCGGCCTTGACCCCTCCCAGCACTATCTCATTGCTCCTCCCCGTCGTCAGGTCGGTCACGACCATCTTGTCGGAAAACTGCTCGAACCTCTTCCAGTCCTCAACTGCGCTAGACATGGTTAATCCCCCCCCCCGTTTTCGGCGAGCGAGACGACGCTCTCGGCAACGCCGTTGAGTGCGAGGCCCTCCTCGATTATGAGTCCGACGAGGCCGCCGATATCAACCCTGTCGTCGACGAACAGCCTCCTGGCCTCCTCCATGACGCGGTTGTTCCTCTCCATGACGTCGTTCACGGCATCGACGACGCCGAGCAGCGCCTTCTCTTCCACTTGGACTTTCATTCAGCTCACCATCCCATCGCCCACATGAGGCAGCAGATGCCCCACGTTATCACCAGGGGGATTCCCATGACCCATCCGGCAATCTCCTCGCGCGACTTGTGCTTCTCCTGCCAGTCAATCCAATCGTTCACGGACTGCACGAACCCTTTGATGCTATTCATCGCCATCGTCTCCCTTGCGCAGGGCGGCAGCCTCTTCGTACATCCGCCTCGCCTCTTTGCGCAGGAAATCGACGGCCTCTCTGCTCCCGACGATTCCGATGATATCGCGGACTGCGGCGCACATGCGCTCCGCCTTCCTCTCCTTCATGTCGGCGATAAGCTCGCTCATGGAGAGGTCCCACGGCTCGTTGAGCCACTTCACGAGCTGACGCGAGTCGTCGAACTCGGCGAGCACTTCGTAGTCTGTGAGATACGAGTAAACGGTCCATTTGTGCTCGTTGCGCTCGTCGTCCCTCGCGATGACGAACAGGTTGCCTTCGGAGTCGCCGATTCGGATATCGTCGTACAGCGGCCCGGCAATGGGACAGTTGTTCTTGAACATCAGCGTGCATCGGTCGAGGTCGACCTTCCCGCCGTCCTTGATTTGGGATACGACCTTGCCGAGCGACGCGGTTTTCGCCTTGAGCGACGTGTCCTCGCAGAACCAGTCGTACCAACCGGCCTCGCACTGCTTGTCGAAGCTGCCGTCTTCGAACTCGCCCGTCGCGAATCTCTTCTGGAAGTCGCGAACGTTCTTGCAGTCGCTGCGCCCTTTCTTCTCCATTTTCGGTCTCCTAACTCGAATAATTATTTCCGATATAACTATTCTATATGAATTGGATAGAGTTGTCCAGAGTTAGACGCATGTTTTTCACTCAACGTCGTCGAGGCATAGGTACAGGTTTCTCGTGCCGAGCCTATCGTCGGACACGATGCTGCCGGCCTTGTCGAGGAACTCGTCGACCTGACGCCAGAAAACCTTCGTATTCGCGGGGTCGGCGACGACATCGGGACCGAACATGTCGGTCAGGAACACCTCGTCCTCGCGGTGAATCATGTCGGTCTCGACGAGCAGGTCGTATGCGTCGGCCACCTCGAACGGCATAAGCCTCAGGAAGCCGCTCATCCTGAACATGGTGTACCGCCTCTCCTGCAACACGAGCCTGAACGCCCTTTCGATTGCCCAGTAGTTCTCGAACGACGCGGACGTGAGCACGAGAAGGCCGCATTGCCGCTGATGCCATTCCGGAGCGTCCTTGAGCAGCTCGTAGTTCTCCTTGCTCATGTCCAGCCTGATTGCCTCGTGAAGCCCGTACGCCTTGCTGAGGCTTTTGATTCTCAACAACCGTCGGCTCATAGCGATTCCTCCTCGCAATATATCGGCAGCCCCGCCGCGACCCAGGATGCCAGCATCCACGCGAAGGCGAGGACGATTTCCTCGACCGCGCAAAACTCGACTCCGGCAAACGCCTCAAGCGAGGACGGCAGCAGCCCTGCGGACAGGACCTGCGCGACGGTGAACATGCGATGCTGCCACTTCGGCACGATGCTGAACGTTATCGTGAGCCGCATTTCTCGACCCCCTCCATGAGCCTGACATCGTATCTTTCCGCGCCGGGCTGGGATGGGTCGAACATCACCCCGTCGAACTCGTACCCGTCTTTGAACTTGTCATCGACGAGCCATTCCGGGATATCGACCGTCGTGAACTTCTCGCCCTTCCCGAAGAACACCCCGTCCTTGTCGATGTACACGTCATGCCACTCGCCGGTCACGCTCTTCGGCAGCCAGCGCATCGTGGTGACCCAGCCGCGATGCTTCGACACGAAGTTCGTCCCGAACGCCTTCTGCGTCTCGACCAGCACGGAATGCGGTATCTGAACGATTAAGCCCATCCTCTACCACGTCCCGTAGTGCTTCTTGAGCTTTCCCTCGTCCGCGAGCATCATGTCGCGGACGACCGTATCGCCGTCATCTCCACGGTCGACTACCTTCGCGACCAGCCAGTCCGACCGCGTGCTCGCATGGTATTCGCGACCGCATACCTCGAACGTGTAGCCGATGACGATGCCGTCGTTGCAGCTGCATTCGAGCGGCACGACCTTCGAGTACGCGAATCCGAACGTCTTGCTCGCGTGCTCCTTGATTTGCGTTGCCTCGGTCTTCATTTCAGGTCTCCTAACTCGTTTTCCCTGCTTATCTCTATATTTATATTCTATATGAATTGGATAGAGTTGTCCAGAGTTAATTATCTTTAATATAGAGGAACCCCCGCCGAATAGCTTCTTCGACGGGGGTTGCTGTTGTGCGCGGTCGCCGTTGGCGAGGTGTAAGGAGGGGTTTCCGGCGACCGCTTACTTGATTGTAGGGCATGGGCTACGGCAGCTCAAGCCCCTCTTCGAGCCGGTCGATGACCCCGGCGTCCACAAGCTCGTCCCTCGTGCGCGAATGGCCGCGCTCTCGGTAGTCCTTGACCGCTTGCGACATGACGTCCTTCGGGTCCACCTCTATAGGCTCCTCTATCTCGACCTTCCCTATGTCGAAGCATGCGCCGAGGGCGTTCGCCTTCGCGACTATCTCGACCAGCTGGCCGTGGCTCACGGTGTCCTTTATCGCCTCGCCGTATGCGGCCATGACGGCGTAGAACCCCTGTATGTCACCGTTCTCAAGAGCCATCTTCTGCTCCTTGCGCATCTGGACGTTCTGCAACGTGTTGACCACGGATATAAGCTCCTGAGGCGTCTTGCATCGTATCTTGCCCTTCGCCAGGTCGAGCATCCCCTGCACCATGAGCGTCTGCAACATCGTCTCCACGCTTATCCTGCCCGAGGAGCCGTCTTTGCCGCGAAGGCTGTCTATGATTACGCCCTGCTCCATGGCGGTCTTGTGAAGCTCGTGCTCCATCATGTGCTTCTTCACGGTCTCGACTGTGAAGTTGGTTCCGAACGTGTTGTTTATGCGCTCCCTGCATATGTTCCACGACGAGCACGACATGATGCCGACCATCTCGATGCCTTCGCGGTCGGGCGAAGCACATATGCGGCATTTTGGAACTCTCTCTATTTCATCGACTTTTTTAACCATAGTATTTCCACCCATACCCTCCGGCTGTCTTTTGTACTCCTCGACAACATGCGGATATATTGTTTACGCCGGTTTCTCTTTTCGCGTCGCTTATCGAATCGAACACCACGCCGTCAGAGCGAACAACCCTTCTTTTATTTTTCTCAATACTCGCTTTCACAGCCCTCCCTATCGAACTGTTTAGGCCGGTATCATATGCATGCTTCATATTTTCGCTGTGAGTGCACCATTCAAGGTTCTCGAACCGGTTATCGAGCTTGTTCCCGTTGACGTGGTTAACGCATCTTTTACCCTCTGGATTCGGCACAAACGCTTTGGCGACAAGCACATGGACTCTTGCATTTTTTATCTTTCCGTTAGCCCATAGTCCTACAACCTCATATCCATGCTCAGTTACGTGAGATTTGATTATCCTTTCAGGCACTCTTAATTCTCCAGCGAATGCTCTCTTTACGGTTCTTCCTAAACTCTTCACGCGTCCAAGACTTGATACATGATATGCGTTTTCGAATCCCTCAATAGGACGCCACTCTTCGCGGTCGGGGTGGGCGCATATGCGGCACTTGGGAACCTTCTCTATCTCGTCTACCTTCTTGACCATTCGAACCCTACCTCTTCATCGCTCTTATCTCCAACGCGAGCCTGCCGCCGAACGACACGAGAAGGGAGGTGAGGGCGACGACCACGCGCTCCTCGGTCATGACAACGCCGTCCAGAACCGCCGTGCCGTCTCCGCAGGGCAGGTACTTTAGCTCCTTCTCGATTCTCGCCTCGTTTGCGATTTCGTCTTCCGCCATGCCGGGCATCGAGCATCCGAACCACGCCCTGAGGGTTATTATCCCGCTCTCGTCCATCCTGCTCAGGGATATGCCCAGCCTCATGGCACCGCAATCGAGCATCGACTTCGTGTCGGCGTCCTGCGCCAAGAGGTCGTACGCCTCCCTTATGGAACGTCCTATATCGGGAGGGGCGTACCTCACGACCGTTATAGCGCTTCGTTCGCAGCCATGCATTTGTAAGTCCTTTCGACCTCTTCGCAATAGTCTCCGTCGTCCCTGCCGCACGAGTCGCACCCGCACTCCGCCCTCTTCTTCTCGAAGCAGATGTTGAACTCGCATATCGAGCGCTTTGCGACCCTCTCGGCAACGACCATCGTATTCGACGCGATTCGGATAGCGTCATAGGAACGCGCTTCGATTTCCAGCACTTTCCGTTCGATTGCCTCCATCTTGCCAAACCTCTGCTCGATGCCGGACAACCGCATTTCGATATCGTGCATGTTGCGCTCCGTGGTCCGTATGCTGTTGTTGAGCGTTTCGGCGAGCCTTACGATATCGGGGCGCGGGTCGTTGCTGGTGAAGGTATCGGCGTTAATCGTGAACGTCATTGCAGACATCGCCATCGCCCGCCTCCTCGTCTACGGTGCGGCTGCATTTCACGGGCGCTGTTTCCGGCCCTATGGTGATTACCATGCCGTCGCCGGACAGTATCATCGCATCCCCCACCTCTTCGGCAAGCTCCACAAGCTCCCCGATGGTGTCTATGGGAAGCTGGTACTGGACGCTGTGAACCCGTTTGAAGGCCGAGGGGACGTTGGCCTGTGTAGGATATTGTTCGACGCCGAATCTCCTGCATACGCTCAACGGGAGGGCGGCCCTGTTTTTGCATATCACCTTGAACAGCATGGTTCACCTCCCGTCTTTTCGAATGCATCCATAAGTTTCCTTCTAAACAATTATTCAGAATATGCTAATTATATATAAAATGGACGAGAATAGCTAGATGCCGTTCTCGTCCATTCGCGTCAGCCGTACGGGCGACCCGTCGCCCCTAGAGCCTGATTCCCTCTATCTCCGCCCTCTTCCAGAGGATTTCGAGGTACTCGAACATGACGACGCGCTGCCGGTTCAAGAGTTCCTTCGGGCAGGAAGGCTCGAAGTCGAGCGAGCCGTCGTTCCATCGTTCGAGCATTTCGCACAGTCTCCTATGCCTGAACTCGACCTGCCTGACCTCGGCGACGAACCTGTCCTTGTAGTCGTCGCTGGACATGAGCGGCACGGTCTTCGCAAGGTCGTCCCCCTCGCCGGACGGGACGTACGTCTTGAGGAATATCGAGGCGTCCACCGGGTAAAGCTCGCCCTCGACCCCCCTGACGATGTAATCGCCGACTTTCGCCTTCATCTCGCCCTCAAGGGTCGCTATGACAAGCTCGCCCTGGTCGACGAAGAACGCCGTTCCTTTGTCCAGCGCGTCGTTCATCCAGTCGGGCGCTACGTTCTCCCCGTTGACGATGAAGTCGCCTTGCCACTCGACCGCCTCTATCTCGACAGGTCTCTTCGTATACTTAGCCATTCCGTCTCCTAACGTTCTCAACAATAATCCTGCGGACCGCCTATGCGTTCCTCCGACCCCAGTATCTCGCGGATAAGCGCTACGTCCGGCCGGTATTCCCTCTTCACGGTCTTGGTGGCGACGGGAACCGGCTGGCCGTCAGGCCCTATCTGAGTGACCATCTCGGTATCTTGCGTGGTCCCTCCGAGCGCGACCCTGAGAAGCGCCTCCCTAAGCTCGACCGCCTTATCGTCGCCTATCTCAAGGCCGCCCCTGCTTATCTCGTCGTTATGCACCTTCGCCCTCCCCGTCGTCGAACAGGATGTCGAAGACCTCCCACGGGTTCTTAATCTTCCCGGCTTCGGTCAGAGACTTTATCTTCGTCTCAAGCTTGTCCGCGACGTGCTGGGGGATAAGCCCCTTGCCGAACACCGATGCTGCGGTCCTGTAGTCCCTTCCGTCCTCGCCGAAGTCCTTCAACGCCCTCTCCGTCATGAAATGGACGGCTGAGCCGACGTTCTTCACGTCGCCGAACTTCTTCGTCTGGTTGAGCGCTTCGACGAACCGGTCGAATTGGGCGACGTCCGCGACGCCTTCCCAGTCGGCGCTCGAAGTCTTCTCGCACAGCCTCTTCAAGTCTTCGAGCTGATGCGAGAGGAACGTGAACTGGACGGTCTTCCACTCGAAGTCTATCTTCGGAACCGGCATGGACGCCGCCTCCTGCTCGACCTTCTCGAAGAAGTCCTTGTCCAGAGCGGATTCGAGCATATCGTCCACATCGGTTATGAGCGCGGCTATCTTGACGAGGGTGTCCTTATCGTCGACGCCCTCTATGGCGTTGTGCGCCAGCTGCTTCGCGGCTATGCTGCTCCGCGTGAGCTTCGACCTGTCGAGCAGGATGTTTATGTGGTCGAGTCCTGCCGCCCTAGCCGCCCTCGTCCTGTGGTGGCCGCTCACTATCTCGATTCCGCGCTCGGTCTCCACGCAGTAGGGGAGCTGCTCCAGGGTGCCGCGCTTCCCGATGTTCGTAACCAGCTGGTTGAACTTATCGTCCTCCATGACGCGGGCGTTGAGGTCCTGCTCGCGCATGGCGTTGATATCGACCTTCGCGAGGCAGATTCCGTCCTCAAGCTCGGCGATTACCTCTACGCCTGCCGCTTCTTCTGCCATTGCTCCTCCTTCTGCAAGAACTCGGCCATGACCTGCCTGTAGGTCTTGTCCTGTATGTCGCACCCGTACGTCAGCTTCCAGCCCATGCGCTCGTCGTGGACTTTGGATTGCAGCTCCCACGGAGCGCCTCTGGCATGCGACCATGTACAGGAGCCTGTTGAGCCTGTAGTTCGTCTTCGTGCACATGCCGAAGCCTATGAACACGTCGTCCGCGTTCCCTCCGAGCGTGTTCGCCATGGTCATGTACCCGAATATGCCGGCCAGGTACCCGTCCACAATCATCGCGTACCCGCTCGACGCCTGGGACGGCGTGAAGTTGTGGGTGAACAGCTTCCTATAGTACCGTATGTTCTCGGTGCCGGCCTTCACCACCTCGACGCGCGACTTCTTGGTGATAACGTAGTCCTGCGGCATGAGGGGGTACTTCATCGGGGCTATCTTCGCGGGCTTCTTGCGCGAACATGACGTGCCCAGCAGCCGCTCGACCTCTTCCGGCCTGTTCGACACGAGGTACATGTTGATGCCGACGCGGCCTCCCTGCCGACCGTAGACGGGGGTTCCCACATGCTCTCCGACCGGGACCTCCTCGTATATTATGAGAAGCGCCTCGGAGCCTTCGACGGCATCGAGGAGCTTCTGGTAGCCCGCCGGCGGCTCGAACACGCTGTAGGGCGGCTCGTTCCACTCCACGCTGTCGCTTATCGCCTTGTAGAACTTCTCGTACCCGCCCTTGTACGTCGGGCACATGCACAGTATGACGGTTCCGGGCACGTCCTTGACCGCGTTGATATGGTCGAACATGTCCATGTCGCGATACGTGAGGTTGGGAATCCTCTCCTTGAGGGCGTCCATCTCCGCATGTATCGACTTGAGGATTGCGTCCTTGCGGGACTCGAAGTCTATCAGCATGGCGTCGCCGTAGACGCTGCCAGCCGCGTTCAGCAGCTCCCGGTGCTTGATTTCGTACATCACCTCGGCTGCGCTCTCCGGGGACTCTCCGGTCTCGACGTACTTGATGCCCATATCTTCTATGGGCCTCCCCTCGACGTACCTGCCGAGCACGCCGGAGAAGATTGTTATGTCGCTGGCCTCTATGTCCTCGTAGCCGAGGTCGGCGGCTATGCACGACATGGCGAGCTGGCCGCTGCACGGCTCGACCACCTTCGTATACCCGTTTTCCTTTGCTGCTTTGAGAACGGAGGCGACGAACGCTTTATCGTCTGGGAACAGCGTGCCTATGAACAAGGCACCTGGATTCTGCCCGAAAGCCATTCTTCCTCCAAAAAGAAATGGTCCGGGGGTTCTGGACTTGCACCAGAAGACTTCCGCGCCCCGAGCGCGGCGTTCCTTCCTGAACTACCCCCGGATATGCCTACATTATAGCACGTCGATGCCGGCGCGCTACACGTATTCTAACGCTATAGACAAATTTTAGCCATATTTTATTGTTTTCGGATTGCCCCGACGCCTAGAAAAGGCTGTCGGTATGGTAGACGGGGACGCCCTTCGGCGGCTTCCCTACGTTCTCCATTATGGACTCCACGCTTCCTTCGTTGCCGCTCATCTGATTGTACGCGACGACCGAGCTTCTCGGATACCCGAACTCGGTTATCTCGACCCCGAGCTTCTCCTCAAGCCACTCCGCGAGCATCCTCCGATGGCACCATTGCGGATGCTTCTCGAAGCACATCAGCGCCGCCTTGTCGGGCAGGAACTCCCACACCTGCTCCGGATTCGCCGATTCCAGTATCTTCCGATAGCTCTCGTTGTAGTTGGCCGCGCTCATCTTCATCATGTTCCACGTCGGCGCGAGGAACGGCATCGCCATGTCGGGAAGAACCCCCTTCGGATTGCCTCTCGACACGGAGACGAGGGCGTATCCTCTCGACCTCAGCTTCGAGGATTCGCCCCAATATCCCGTTACAATGTCCTTGTCAGCCACCTCGATATCCATACGGTCTCCTATTCGATATGTTTTTCCTTTTGTCTAATTATATCACATAGCGTCTTCCATGCTCGATGAATTACCGCTCTCACCTGCGGTTACGGGCTTCCACGAAACCCATCCCCACACAGCGAGTCCGAGCTGCACCAAGTCCATCAGCATTCTGCTGAACAGCCCTTGGGACAAATCCCAGGCCGCCCATGCGATGTTGCCGACTATCCAGAGCATGAAGCACGCCCTCATCCTCTTCACGTTGAGGACCGTGCCGGTCAGGCACACGAGGGTCACCGTCCACGTGAACACGTCGCGAATCTCCACGTTCTCCGTCCCCTACCCTTCGTATCCCCGCTCGTTGAGCCATAGGCCCATGTTCTTCGTCTCCCATGCGAAGTCCCGCCCGAAATGGCCGCTCTCTGCGGTCTTGCGGTAAATCGGCTTCCACAGGTCGAGGTATCGGATGATGCCGCTCGGCGTCCAGTCGAAATACTCGACCGCCTGGCTCTGTATCAGCTCCTTGTCCACCCTCTCGGTCCCGAAGGTCTCGACGTCTATGGACACGGGCGCGTCGACCCCGATAGCGTAGGCGACCTGTATCCGGCAGCGGTCGGCGAATCTCGCGGCCACGATTCTCTTCGCGACGTGCCTCGCCATGTACGCAGCAGAGCGGTCGACCTTCGACGGGTCCTTGCCCGAGAAAGCCCCTCCGCCCACCGGGCATGCCCCTCCGTACTGGTCGACCACTATCTTCCTCCCGGTGAGTCCCGTGTCGCCGTGAGGGCCTCCGATGACGAACCTCCCGGTAGGGTTGATGTAGAAGTCGACGTTCTCCTCTGAGAAGCCGTACACGTCCAGAGTCGGGCGTATCACGCGCTTCATGACGTCCTCGCGGAGCTGCTTCGTCGTCACGTCGTCGGAATGCTGGGTCGACACCACGACGGAACGCAGCGAGGTCGGCCTTCCGTCCGGGTCGGTGTCGAACGCCACCTGGCTCTTGCCGTCCGGGCGCAGGTACGGGAGCGTCCCGTCCTCCCTCGCGCTCGTCAAGGCGTCGGACAGGCATCGGGCCATGTCTATCGGCAGCGGCATCATGCTCTCGGTCTCGTTGGTGGCGTACCCGAACATGATGCCCTGGTCGCCGGCTCCCAGGCTGTCCCCGTCGACGCCCATGGCGATATCGGGGCTTTGCTTCTGGACTATGTTCCACACGGAGCACGTGTCGGCGTCGAAGCCCATGTCCGAATGGGTGTAGCCTATCTCGCGGACGACGTTCCTCGCTATGCTGTCGATATCGACGTAGCAGTCGGTCCTTATCTCGCCGCCGACTACGATTGCCCCGGTCGTGCAGAAGCACTCGCACGCGACCCTCGCGTTCTCGGGGTTGCTGTCGTTCGACAGAACCTCGTCGAGAACGGCGTCGCTTATCTGGTCGCAAATCTTGTCAGGATGGCCCTTGGTGACGGATTCAGCTGCAATCATGCCGGCCACCTCAGTTCCTTGCGATGGACGCGTTGGCCCACATGACGGCTTCTTCCAGCTTGGTCATCGCGAGGGACTTCTCGCGGCTGTCGGGGCATAGCCCGTCGATAAGTCGGGCGAACTCCTTGCCCTTCCCTCGAATCTCCTCGTACTTCTCGGGCTGCCCGTCTTTCGGGGCGTGGTACGAGAAATTGTTCTCTATTGCGTCTTTCGACATCGTTCCTCCTTAACCGTAGGGTGCTTGAAGCGATTCGCTAAGTATAGCACCGGTTCTACGGTATCGTCAGGAACGCGCAAACGACGAACGCGAAGGCACCGAACAGCATCACGACCTTCGCAACCACTCCAACCATGGCCAACGGCGTGGCGACGGGCATGATGCCGTCCAGCCCGTCCTTGAGCATCCTCCGCGCCATCGCCCTCTGGAAATACGCGCTGCCCTTCACGAGATTAAGGGCGAGCTGAACGAGGAGCGATAGGAGGACGACCAGAGCCGCCGCGTTCATTCGCCGTCCTCGTACATGTAGTCGAACGACTGGCCGGCCAGCCAGACGCTGCGGTACTCGTTCTCCAGGAACTCCCTCACGCAGACGGGGCACCAGCCCGATTTGATGCGGCCCGAATCGAATCCGGCGACGATGTACGAGTCGTAGGCATTAAGCAGGTCGACCGCCTCCTCCTTCGACAGCTTCTCAAGAGGGTCCTCGACCTTCGTGCGCTTGAACTCGACATGGCAGCCGCACTTCCTGCACTTGACCGGCGGAAGCCCTTCGTCCCCGTCCGTAAAATACTTGATGGGGAAATAGACCTCTTCGCCGCACTCCTTGCACGGCATATGCACCTCGAACGCCTCTTCCTCGCCTGCGTCGAGCGCCACCCACGGCGTCCCGTCCTCAAGCTTTCCGAATGTCGGCATCGTCCTGCTCCTATCTCTTCGCAGTCTACTTCGCGAACCTTTCGAACCATGTCATGTCGTAGCCCATCAACAGCATGGCCTTGAGCATGCCGCACAGCTGACCGAGGTCGTCGTCTCGGTTCGCGAACTCCAAATCGTCTTCCCTCACGCCTTCGAGCAGTTCCTCAAGCTCGGACGCGTCCTCGTCGCTCGGGGATTCGCCGTAAAGCTCCTCGACCTTCCTCATGATGGAATGACGCACCCTGTCGGCGTGCTCGTCCACGGGCTGTCCGTCGAGCATCCCCGCCTTAGCCCCGTATTCGGTCCAGCCGGCCCCGAACATGGAGTCGTACTCGCATTCCCAGACCGTTCCGTCCGGCTCGGTCATGACCGCCTTGTACGGCATGAACTTCCCTTCTCGGGGATAGACGATGCACCCGTCATGAACGGAGCTTTTGCGCTTGGCGTGCTCGAACTCGAAGCGGTAGCCGCCGTACTCAAGGTTGAAACGGTACTCGCTTTCGCCGGGTACGTACGGGGTGTACTTGAACAGCTCTCCGTTGTGCCGGTCGGCCGAGAAGCTCATGTCCCAGAACGCTCCGCCCTTCGCGACCGCCTCGACCATCTCGTCGACGGACTCCCACACCTTGCGCGGCTCGTCGGCTCCTTCGGGCCATTCCCAAACCTCCGGCAGCCCTCCTTTGTAGCAGGCGCATCTGACGGAGCCGTCGCCCATGACGCCGTGGTGCGAGTGCTGCCACCACTCTCTTGGGCCGTCGGCGCTCTTCAAGATGTTGGCGTAAATCCTCGCTCCGCTCGGCAGGCCGGCTTCCTCGGAATCGAACACGCCGACGTCTTCCTTGTCCTCGCGCCTATTGCCGTTCATCGTGACGAACGCGCCGTAGTCGTTGTACGCCATCGCTATTCGCCTTCGTCGTCGTTCAGCCGCATGAGGAACACCCGGTTCTTCCGCTTCATCACCTTGATTTCGCGATGGACGCGCTTTTTAATCGCCTCGGCCCGCAAATCGTTCGTGAGCTTGCCGGCGCGGTCATCGTAATAGCCCCCGCATTCGGGCGCTCCGGTCACCTCGGCGAAATCCCCGTCCTTGGCGACCTCCAGGAACTCGTCGAGCGTCTTCTCCGCGAACGCTCGCATCTCGCTTTTCTGGGGGAATACCGCAGGCACGTCTTCGTGGCTCACAATCGTTATCATCGTCCGTCGCTCCCCTCAACGTACGCCATAAGCTCGTTCAGCTTCTCGATATCGCTCGAATAGAACGACTTGTTCTTGATGACGTACTCGACGCCGGCTTCGTCCTTGTCGACGATAGCGTACGCGCCGCTCCAGTTCTTGTCTATCACCAGATAGACCGTGCGGAGCATCATCCTCGTCTTCTCGACGATGTACCGACCCTGGCTGTCGAACTCCTTGGCGAACCGCTTGTACAGCTCCCTATTCTTCCCAATGGCCATTCTTTTTCCTCTCGACGAGCATCAGTCTTATCTGCTTGATTTCATCCGGCGTGAACGGGCATTTGCAGTCCCTGCCCGGAGGCCCTTGAGGGCCGACGTCTCCTTTCGGACCCTGCGGCCCGACCGAGACTTGAATCGGCTGGGCGGCCCCGCGCCTGTCTCCGCCCAGCTTCCTCGCAACGCCCATCAGCATCTAGCAGCCGTGCCCGAACATCAGGCGCTTCGAGTCTCCGACCAGCTTCATGAAGTCGGGGTCGCCGAACACGGCCTTTGACATATCGCGCTCGAACGCCTCCAACTCTTTGGCGCATTCCTTCGAGAACTCGCACGCCTTGCACGCGTCCCGCTCCTCCGCAGGCTCTCCCTCGCCGCTCGCCACGGCCTCGATGAATGCGGAGCGCTTCGTCTTGCTGCCCAGGGCCTTCTCGGCGATTGCGTACAGGACGGCGACCTCTCGGCTCTGCTTATCGCCCTTGCGCCGCCTCACCACAATCTTGTCGCCGTCCTCCCAGAACACGACCGTTGCGCGCTTGTTGACGATGACGCGCTCTACCCTCGGAATCAGACGCTCCGTCGGCTTCCTGTCCCTGCTGTTTCCCATCTCGGTCTCCTAACCGCTCGCTCGCGGGTACTTCCTTTTCCCCGCACCCTCGGAAACTATGATTATTTATTTCCGATATACTTATTCTATCTTAATTGTCCAGAGTTGTCCAGAGTTAATCGTCAGAAAGTCGCCGAGTCGCGCCCGGCCATGGTTCGGATTATCTCCCGCCAATGTTCGAGCCTCTCCTCCTTCAACATTCCGCCGCACGTGCTTATCTCCGAGATAAGCCTCACCATGCATGCCTCGCATTCTTCGTCCCCATCCCCGGCCTCGATAGGGCACTCCCTGCACATCGTTCCCGCAGATTTGGCGATATCGACAGAGGCCATGGTGCCCCTATCCGAAAATGGCAGGGGCACGTCCGGCAACTGACCACGCTTCTCCTCGCCATCGGGGACAGGGCATTCCTCGAACAGGGCGTTGCAGTCGCCTCTCCACCCGATTGCCCTCGCTATTTTGTTCCTCCAATAAGGGGAGGCGCTTCTCCTTCCGTTCACGAAACCGCTAAGCTGGGAAGGATTAAGGTTAATCAGTTCGGCAAGATGGGATTGGGTCATCCCTATTCTCTTTATCTCGTACTTGAGCATCAGCGCCATGGCCCCTCCCAGCTCTTCCAATCGAGCATCTGGAACTCTGCCGCCACGGTTCTCATGCGAGGCCCCCTATGCGCTTTATGGCGTCTTCCGGCGTGTGCCCGTCCCATTCCGGCGCTTCCTCAAGCTCCTCGCAGTCGAACATGCCCCAGTACGGGTTCACGTCGTAATGGTAGGTCGCCTGGCCGTCGGGCGTGTTCACCCCGACGATGAACATGCCGTCGTACATCGTCCCGTCGTGATGCTTCTTCGACTTCCAGGCGATGTCCCTGTGGTCCTTCACGACCACGGAGAACAGCACTGCGCGGTGATGGTACAGCTCGTCGAAGGTGTGGTAGCCGTCGGATATGCCCCCTGGGGCCTCGCGAAGCTCCGTTATCTCGCCGTCCATCTCGATGAAGCCCTCGGCAATCTTCGCGACGTCGGAGCGCACGTGCTCCGCCATCTTCTCGATTACCAGAACATCGCGCTCTGCGGCCTTCATGAGGCTGCATAGCTCCGCGCTCTTGTTCAGGATGCCAGCGCCAAGCTCTTCCGTCGTGCTCATTCAGTCTCCTAACCTCGTTCTTCCGTCGTTATTCGCAGACGATATCCAACTCATCGCCGATGCGTCGTATCGTCTGGCCGAGGATGACGCACATCTCCCTCAGCCATTCCTCGTCGCGCCCTTCGAGGACCTTCCTCTGCTCGTCCTCGGTAAGGTCCGAGAAGCATGCGTTGCACCACTTCCCGTCCCTCTCGACGCGGAAGTAAACTCCGTCCAAGTTCCGATTCTCCATGCCGCTCCTCCTATATGTGGCAGTCGACCAGTCTGATGAAGTGCTCCGGGTACGCTTCGAGGAAGCGCTCGCGGTAGCTCGTGGCCCATTTGTTCGCGTCTTCGCCGCTCTCGGTGCTCATGCCGAACCATCCCATGCGCCCGGGCTGGTGCCACTCCCCGTCGGGCGTGACGACGGCGTACGTGCAGAACGCGGTTCTCGACGCCACGAACTCCTCCTTCGTCTCGGCGGCTTCGAACTCGCTCATATATCTGAGCCTCTCGATGACTTCGGCGCTGTCGTCTTCCAGCCTGTCGTACAGCTCGCCGGCCTTCTCGGCGTCCATCCACATCCCGTCCTCGACGTCCTTGCACTTGCACGTCTCGACAGTCTCGCCGTCGACCTTGAACGCCTTCTCGATTGGCATCCAGTAGTCCCAGTAGCCGTTCGGGTTGCAGTAGTACCCGAACCTCGCCTCGCCGGTCTCCTCGTCGGGGTACACGTTGTACCCGCAGTACCCCTCGGCGAACTCCTCTATGCCGTCGTACAGCTTCTTCACGCTCACGTACTTGATTCGCCAACCCTCCGCGCCGGAGTCGACCAGCGATTCGATTCTTCTCTGCTCCTCCCTCGGATAACCGTACAGCCTCTTCTCCTCGCCCGATGGCGTCACGACGTACGGGATGGTGCTGACCTCCCATCCGGCGACGACCTCCTGCGTGTGGTCGTCGAACTCGACCCACTCGTCGTCCTCGGTGTTCTCGTCGTACGGGGCGAGAATCGGCTCGACGTCCTCGTCCTCGTACTTGGTTATCACTGCCACGTTGAAATGCGTCATGCTCCTTCTCCTATCCTCAGGTTCTTCCAGTCTATGTCGAAGCCCATAGTGCCAACGCAGTCGAAGGGTGCCCATGCGAAGCCCATGTCGCTGCAACGCTCTCCGGTCGCATAGACGACGGCACCTCCGACCTGCCTCATCTCCTCTATCTCGTCGGGCCACTCCTCCTCATCGCCGTCGATGTACAGGATGGCGTACGCCTCTTCGAGCACGGGGTCCTGCAAAACGCAGTAGACGCAGTGTCCGGTCGTCATAATGAAATCGTCGATGACGCCGAGAAGCCTTTCATCTTCGTCGACGCATACGAACTGCCTTTCATCGTTGCAATCGTACCGGCACAGCACCGCGGACTTGTCCAAGTCCCCGTACTGGCAGGCGTAGAGGATTTTTCTCAGGTTGCCCCCGAACAGGAGGCAGAGCCTCATGTCCGCCTCTTCGTACATCTCGGCGTAAGGCACCATATTCACCAGACCCTTTCGAGTCCGCCGTTCGCAGCCCTCACGCCGACGTATCCGAACTCCGAGAACATAGGCTCGTCGCGGTTCTCGCCCCATGCGGGGCACTCGCCCTTCGCGAGCAGCGAGCGTTCGTACTCCCAGTCTGACGCGTCTGCCTCCTCGGCACCGACGTACAGGAACGAGTAGACGCGCCCGACCTCGGTGCGCGTCAGCACGACGTGGAACACGACGACGCCGTACTCCTCCTCGAACCCGCGCACCTTGCCTTCGAGCCACTCGTCGTTGCTGACCCAGTAGAGCGCGCCGGGGAACCCGACGGTCTCGGAGTAGTAGAGCTTCCCGCTCCTCTTGAACTCGGCGGCGACCTTGGGCATGACGCCGAGCATCCTCAGCCTCGCCGCGCCCTCCTCGCGCATCCTCTTATCGGTCATTTCGGTCTCCTAACTCGAATAATTATTTCCGATATAACTATTCTATATGAATTGGATAGAGTTGTCCAGAGTTAAGCATGATTGGATGCAAAAAAAAGACCCTGCCGAAGCAGGGGCTTTTCGCGCTGGCGTTTCTCTTATCCCGAAGATAGGCCCGATGCCCCGCACCTTCTCTCTGGGGGCTGTGTTTATGCAATACTCAGTTCGATTTTATGCAACTTTCCTCGGATTAGCTGGATAAAATCGAGCACTTTATGCAATATCTCACAGAAACTCGCGTTTCGTGCATCCTTTGGGGCCGACCCCTATGTTCTTGGTTATCGACCCGTTGGCGATATGCTCGCAGTCGTATCCCTTGACCTCGATGGACTCGCCGGTCCTCAGGTTGACGGCCATGAACGTGCCGAACCTCCGACCAGGCCCTTCGACCATCCACGGCCTCCCGTTCAGCGACACCATGTCCCCGGCCTTCAACAGGTACCCGTTCGCGTCCTCGGGGTACTTGGGCGTTTTCCGAACCATGCGGCCCTCCGCTCATCAATCTTCCCTACGGGGAGGATTATACCTCAAGACCTGCCATCAGGGCGTCGTGCGCCCGTTGCAGCAGCTCCATCGACTCGCATCTCCTGCCCTCTACGAGCAGCCCGGCCTTCGCCCTCGCTATGTCGCCCGCTATGCTCAGAACCTCGTCCTCTCCGAACGTGGCCACCCTCCTGGACGCGGAGACGTCGCTCTGCACGGTTATCCCGTCGCACATCCCCACCCTGCCCCTGAAAGCGCTGCCGGCGTACGCTATCCTCAGCTCCGACTCAGAACCCGTTTCCATCCTCCACCCTCCTGGCCAGGGCCGTTACCGCCCCGTACAGCTCTCCTATCGTCTTGCACATGTACATCATTGCTGCGTGGTCGCTCATCTTCACGGCCTCGCCCTCTATGTTCCGCCGTCCCTCGTCGAGCACCATGCAGGTGTCGCCGTCCTCTATGGTCATGTACGCCTTGAGTTCGGCAAGCTCGTCCAGGGCCTCGGTTATCCTCGGGTCCGTAGCCTTCAAAGAGGCTGCCCGCCCTATCCCCTCCGCCATCTCGCCTCCTCGTTCTCCATGGCCTTCGCCAGCCTCCTCGCCTCCGACTCCACGCTCCCGCCCATGTCGATGTGGTGCTTCGCCCATGTGCCGTCCTCCCATTCTGCCTCGACCTCCCATGCCGCCCATACGCTGCTCCTGAGGTCCGTGAGCGACCATCTGAACGGCCTGTTCTCCGGCCTCGTCGCCTCCAGGGCGGTTTTCACGGTCTCTATGGCGTCCTTCTCGTTCATATGCGGTATCTATGCCTCTCTGTGCCGGCCTGTGCCGGAGCGACGGTGTTTATTGTATATCAATCGGAGAATCCGGCCAATATCGCGGCTATGCCCGCCCTGTCCTCTTCCGTCGTCTCTATGGTCCTGCTCCATCCGGGTATCCTGTCCAGGCCGAACGTCTCGACGAACGAGAGGACTCCCTCGGCGGCCTTGCGGGAGTCGACTCCCTCCCCGACCTCCACGGTGAGCGAGGATGCGAACGACACGCTTCCGTCCATGTAGTCCACGACCCTGACGGATACCGAGCCGGGCGCGTCGCACCGGCCCTTCGAGAACTCAAGGAGGACCTTCCCTCCGTCGAGCGACCGCCTCGCGTTCACGGACGGTTCCCTGCGACCTTGACGTCGTGCTCTTCGCAGACCTTTCTCAGAGGCAGGGGCATGCCCGCCACGCCGTCCGGCACGACCCACCATGAGCCGCCTTCGCCGACCATGACCTTGCCGGCCATCTCCCCGTCGACTTCGACCAAATCGTTCTCGAAGACGAACGCCCCGTTCGACGCTTTCTCGCCGGAGCAGCGGCATATCGTCCCGGGGTCGATTTCCACGGCCTCCATGCCCCTCGGCATGTTCCAGTCGCTGAACCCGTCCTTCACGACCATGTGCTCGACGTCCTCCTCCTTGAGGGAGTCGCCTATGGGGCAGAGGGTGCGCTTGCGGTGCATGACGTAGTAGCCGACCGCCCATCCCTCGTAGAACCCGCAGGACTCCGCCCCGACGTCGACGGGCCTCGCCTTGACGACCATGCCGAGTCCCCTCTCGAATGCTTCCTTCCAATCCGCGCTCATACCACATCGCCCTCCATCCTATGCACGCCCTGAACGACATGTAGGCTCATCGCCATGTAATCGTCGACCTTCTCGTCCGGAGTCCCGTCCCCCTGCTCTATGCCGAGGAACGCGTCGCACCAGCTGCACGAGCCGTAGCCCACCCGCACGTACCAGTATTCTCTGGGCTGGTATCCTTCCTCGGGGATTATGTAGACCAACGTGCCCTGCCATCCCCCGTCGTTCACCACGGTTATCTCGTCGCAGTCGGGCACGGTGAACCCGCCCATCTTCTCGCCGACGGCCCTCACGGTGCGCATCACGATATCGTCGTACGACTCCGGAGGATGCTCAGCGTAATCCCTCCGAAGCCCGTCCTTCGCCTCCATGAAAGCGTCGACCCACTCTTTCAGCATATGCGCCCGTTCCTTTCACACGCTTATCTCTAAGATAAACGACCTATTCGAACGATATCTTCTCAAGAACAGGGTCGCCGTGCTTGAGGTCGATTTCCACGAGTTGCACTATCACGCCCTTCATGCCAAATTCGTCCGATATGTCAGGCCGAACGACCTTAGCGCCGGACCAGCCCCGGTCATCGAGCCTCCTGTCGTATTGGACGACGCCGTTCTCCTTATCGCTCATGAGCCACACGCGGTTCAGCGTGTCCACGATGACGATTGAGAACGGGCATGCCTTCGCTATGTCGTAGCCGATGTTCGTGTACTGGCGCAGGAACTCGCGCACGTGCCGTATCGTCGTCTGGCTGCACGTGGCAAGCTCGTAGAGGCGAATGTCGCTTCCGACCAGCTCCGCCACCAGGCTCCCGTAGCTGTAGAGCCTGACGCAATCCATCGGGTTGTTCTCCTCGGTCCTGGCCTCCTCCACAAGCGCCTTGCCGTAAAACGACTGTCTGGCGTCGAAGCGGGCGTCCAGCTCGTACTTGCTCATCGCACCTCGCCTCCCATCTTCTCGTACGCCATCTTCCTCATTACCATGTCGCCGAAAACGTACTGGTTCTGGATTTTGCAGATGCAGTCGAACGGCGTCTTCGCTGCGGTGTCGCCGGTCGAGTAGTAGACGAACGCGCCGTCGTCCATCACGGACTTCACGAGTCCAATCTCGAAATGCTGGGTATCGCGACGTTGGTAGGCGATGATATCGCCCGGCTTCACATCGTCTTTTCCGTCAATCATCTTAGGTCTCCTAACCCCTGATTATTTATTCTCGATATAACTATTATATCTTAATTGTCTGGAGTTGTACATAGGTTAAAACGGCATATCGTCCCAGCCGCTCTCCACAATCGAAGCGACCGTGATGCCCAGCTGCGCCACGTTCCACAGCGCGTCCTTGAACGTGGACGAATCGGACCTCCACCCGAAAACCGGCTCTTTCTTCGCGCAGTCATCGCATATGACGTAGGCGGCCTCTTCCGACAGCATGTACCCGAGACGCTCGCCGCATGTCGGGCATGCGACCTTTGTCAGCTTATCGTCCTGGTTCTGGGCTACGGCCATCCCGCAAGTCTTCGCTCTCTCGACGGATATCTTCTCCGACACGAAACCGTCCTTCATGCAGTTGAGCACAAAGCTGTTGTACGCCTTGACGACACCGACGGCCTCGTTCGGGGAAAGCGTCTCCCCCTCGACGAAGAACGCGACGCATTCGGGATTCGAGCACGACGCAATGCCCACTCCGTCTTCGACCTCGACCGTCACCGGCATCCCGCATACCGGGCATATCGGACCGCTACCGCCCTCTTCCATGACGACTTCTCCTTCCTGGGCATCACGACGCCGACGCTTCCCATTCTCCGTACTCTTCTTCGTCGTAGTAGCCGCGTTCGGCGTTCTTCAACGCGGTAACCTTCCTGACCCAGTTCAGGTCCCATCGAGGCTCGACGGTTCCCTCGTACTGCCGGAACAGGGTCTCGCAGACGTGGATGACGTCGAACACCTCTTTCAGCATGCTCAGCTCGCTCGCCGGCGTCTTTTCGAGCCTCCAGCGCTTGTATGCGCACGAAGCCTCCTCGACCTCCTCTTCGAGCTTCTCGAACTCCTCTTGGTCGAACGTGCACCGCGCCTGCTTATGCGCAGGGAACGCGTATCTCTCGTAACTCGACACGAAACACTCCTTATCCTCGTTCAATCTCGGCGAAAACCTCTTCGCGGCTGTGACGGCATCCGCCATACGCCCATTTGGACTCGCCTTCGTCGAACGTCTTGATGTAATCGTACGGCGTGCCGCTGAACAACGGCTCTTTCGACATTGCCTTCTCGTACCCCTCATCGTACCGACACTTCCACACGGTAATCCTCACGAACGAGCAGTCGTCAACTCCCTCCCGACCGCCGGTGTAGTCGCATAGGCCCTCGACCACGTAGATGTATTCGATATCGCCGTGCTCGATGCCGTCGGACGTTTCGAAATTCACCGACCACGACGACATGAGAAACCTCCCGAGCATCGCCGCGCACCAGTTCCGATTGTCAATCACCCCGTCAATCTTCGCGCTGACGATTGAGACGGCCATCTCAAGGCCGTGCCCGTCGGGGTAGCCGTCGCAATGGCGATAGAACCTCATCAGCTCCCCGCCCCTCTCCACGACCTCGTCGGTTTTCCAGTCGTTCCATTTCTCATGATTCCGCAGAATCGTAACGCTTCTCGTGCTCATTTCGGCCTCCTAACCGCTTCTTGCTGCTATTCGTTGCGGAGGAACACGTCCGTGGACTCGGTGTCCCGGTCGAGTACCTCGAAATCCTCGTCGATTGAGTAATCCGACCCTATGTAGAACTCGTACCCGACGTCAATCTCGCCGGACTCGTTGAGCGCAGCCGCCTTCGCCATGGCGGCGTCTGCGTTCTCGGCCTCCAAAAGCACAATTCTGCTACACGTATCCGTCACCACAACGGGGTAAAGCTTCGTCATAACCATCTCTCCTATCCCATGCTCACAAGCACTTTACGGCCCTCGACAAGCCTAATCTTGCTGTAGCCCATCGAGACTTCGACATCACCGGCATCTCGCAGATGCCGGACGAGGTTGTACGACTGGAACAAAACGTCGGACCATACGACCATCGCGACAGCGCCGTGGTACGGCAGGAACGACAGGAACCCGGCGTCTCGCTCGCCATCATACGATTTCGCCTCGAAATCGTTCGTCAGGTCGAAGAAGCTTCTCGGCTTGTCCTTGCTGTACAGCTCCTTCTCGATTCTGACGTTGTTCTCGTCGCTCCAGTATTCATCGAACGACTCGCGACTCTCGCGAATGTACCGCTCCACCGAATCGACGAGGGACTGCACGTCCTCCACCTCGAAGTCTTCCAGATACCACTCTCCGTCGACGTCTATCCCGGCCCCTTGCCGATTGAGGGTCTCGACGAAATCGAGCGTGCAGCCGTTGTTACCGAACACCTGCAAATCCTCACCGCGAGAATTGGTCACATACACTCTATGAGACAACCTCATCGCCTCCTCTGCTCGCCCAGCTCGAACCGGTCTCCCGCTCGTACGCGTTCCGACGTTCTATTTCGTCTCCGATGACGGAGCCGTCGCTCATCGTCCCCTCCGACTCGTCGGACAAGCCGGCCCAGTGGTAGGGGCATCCGATGCATTTGCCGTTCGAACGGCAGCGCGACGCTTCGATGGTCCAGTTGCCCCACAGGTAATACGCATCCCATTCGTCGCTTTCGAGCACCTCGCCCACCATCTCGATGAACTCGTCCCAGACGTCCTGCCCTTCGTCATGGGGCCACACCTCTTCGTAAAGCCAGCCCCGTCTCTCTCTAAGCTCGCTGACGAGCTGCATCCTGCACTCGCCGATAGGCTCGCCGTCGTCGCCAAGCCCACGGAAGTTGTTCAGCACGCATACGGCACCTTCCATCGCATCCCCTAACATCGCCGGAAACCCCGCTACAATCCTCACTAAGGCGGGGTTTCCTCCTTTTGCATATATCTGTATCCCTAGAACGGCTTCGGGCCTTTGCCGGGCTTCACGTCGGGGATATCCTCGCTGATTGGATGCGTGTAGCGTTTATGCGTCTTGCCGGAAACGTAATCGTTGAAAGCCTTGACGAGCCAACAGTACGCCGACTCGGACGGGAATCTGTACCCGTCGCGGCGCTTTCTCATGCTTTCGTTGAGAAGCTGCTCGCGGACAACGTACACGGGGTCCTGAGGTCGAAGCCCGACACCGCCCACCAAGCTGTTCATGAACCCTTCGGCGGAATCCGGGTCGGCCTCGTAGATATTGCGCACGAAGACGCTCATCATCTTCATCGGCAAGCCCATCTTCTCGTAGCATCGACGAGCCTCGGTTACGTATTCGTGGATAAGCGGATGCGTCTCGACGTAATCGACGATATCCTGATTGCTCCATCGGATGTTCTCGGTTTTCCCGAAGATTCGACGCTCGCCGCAGTCCCAGCTCAAATACGCTCGCGCTGCGGTGGCGAGGTTCGCCGACTGGGGATACTGCTTCAACCCGTCTGCGGCCTTCCTGCCGATACCGGAGTCGATTACCTTGTAATCGTCTTCGTCGGCACCTCGAACGACATAGCTCTTTATGGTCTTGCCCGACTTGACGACCGCCTCCAAGCGATGCTGGCCGTCTATGAGGCGTCCCTGCTTGTCGAACACAATCGGCGGCGCTACATGCCATCGCCACTTGCCCTGACGCATGTCCTTGCCGTACGTCTCGATGACCCGCGCCCGCTTGTTGCGGTTGTACTCGTAGTTCTTACCGAGGTACTTCTGCGCCTTCAACGGCGTTATCTCTTCGATTTCAATCTTAGGCTCGATGCTCTTCGCTTCCATTCAGGTCTCCTAACCTTTCTCTCTTATTCGATTAGCGGGCGCGATTCGCTCTCGCCGCTATTGCCCCCCCCCCATTCGCTTTTCTCGAATGAGGTAAATCTCCTGCTCGTCCCTGTTGGAGCGCATCGCGACGTCGCAAGCGTCGGGGTTGCTCCACTTCGTATACGGAAGCCGGCTCGAAATGATTTTCTTCGCCTTGCCGAAATCGTCGCTTATCTCGCGCCAATCGACAGTGCACACGTCGGCGTCGCTTGCAACGAACTCATCGACAGCCTCCTGGGCCTTGCGGGTGTACTCAAGCCTCGGCCCGCTCTTTTTGAGCACCTTCTTCCCGTCTCCGTTGATGAACTCTTCCTTGCTGATTGTCTCGATAATCATACCCTCGCCTTCCTCTAGCTAGATGTTCTTATGCGCATCGTCCGCTTTCTTCAATATCTCGTCCAGCCCGACCTTCTTAGAATCGTCCGAGCGGCTCTCTCCCTTGACGGCTCTGACGACATCCTCCGGGCTGACCGTGCACTTCCTCGACTTATCGTATGCGACAAAGCGCCCGGCGCGGATAAGCTTCTCGGGCATCCCGGTTTTCTCGCTGATGAGCTGCACAATCTCGTCGTCGAGCATCGAACCGTCGACCAAATCGTCTTCGAGCGACTCCGGGTCGACTCCCAACTTCTCCATGACCTCCTCCTCAGAAACGCCGACGGCCTCGAAATCCTCAACAAGAGAATCGAGACCGTCTTCGATGTACTCTATGAGTTTCGGGGCCGCCATGACGAGCGCCTCCAAAAGGTTCTCATCGAACTCTTCTTGACTGCTCGCCAAGTCGTTGATGTCGGCGCACATCTTCATGCCCAGACCAAGCGTCGTGATGTATTTGACATACGACTTCACGAACTCCTTCGGCTCGCCGTCGAAGCCCTCGAACGAATCGAGCTTCAAAACGTCATCGCCCAGCATGAGCGCGAAGTTTATCGCACTCTGAACCACGTTATCCTTTACCTCGTACATATTCCAGTCTCCTAACGTCGATTATTTATTCTGACAATAGGAATTATACAGGAATTGGATAGAGTTGTCCAGAGTTAATTTTAGTTATATTGGTTTATTCGCTCCACGACGCGGAGAAGCTCTTCCCTAACCTCGTCGACCTTCCACCGGTGACCGTTTTCATCGTTGAGTCTGCGCACGAAGGACAGCTCCCTGCTTTCGTCGCCGAACGTGGCCTTGACCCATTCCTCGTCCACTGCGTCGCCCAAATGAGCGGTATCGAAGCCGAACCACCATCTGTCGCCCTCGTCGATTCCGGGGCATCCGTTCCCGCAGTACGTCCATCCGCCATGCACTGGCACGTCGAAGCTGTCGTAATCGTCGCCGTATCTCTCATCGTGCAGCGGCAGGCCGATATAGCCGTTGAGGTGGAACATCCTACCGTGCCTCACGACGACAATCCTGTACTCGCCGACCGTCTCGTCAAGCTCTAGCAAAGCGCTATCGCGCATGTCGCCACCCCCATCATGAACAGCATCGCCAAGGCGATGGGCACCGCCCATGCCTCCCACCTCTCGTTCGTGTCCATGGACACGTTGATGGACCTCTCCAGAAACTTGTTGTCATCGCACAGGCTGTCGAAGCACCAGTCCCTCAAGTCCTGGTCGGCGTGCTCTGAATAATATATGTCGCGAAGCTCGTCCCTCAACTCGGCCCTCATCCTACATCACCCTCCCGAACAGAAGGCACGCGACCAGAACCAGCCAGCAGACCAACGCTATGGCAGCCGCAGCGACGACGCCCAGGAATATGTTCCTCCTGCGCCTCATCTCGGCGTCGACCTCCAGAATGTGCTCCACCATCCTGTTCACGCAGAAGTTCCTCACCAACGCGGACGCGGGGTCGTGCTCCAAATCGTCTGCATGGCCGTACCCGTAGTACAGACCCGCGAGGTCCTCGACCCACGCCTCCACGTTGTACTGCTCTATATGCCTAACGTCCATAGCCCACCGCCTTCGGGTACACGGTCCTTTGCGTCCCGAGCCATGTCACCTCTATCGGCATGTTCTTCTCCTCGGCATACTCCTGCGCCTTGACCAGCGCCTTTGCCAAGGATTCGAACTCGCCGCCTGCGGTCCACGGGTAAACCCCAGCCTTGTCCAAATCGTCCCTCATAGCGTCGGGATAGGAAAACAGCGCCCCCGTCATTGCTGGCCGCCTTCCAATATCCTGACCGCGCCTTTGGTATGGTCGTCCCTGACGACCGACACGTTCACCTTGACGCCGGCCTTCTTCGCAGCAGAACGGCACCTTTGCGTAAATCGGTAGAACTTATCCTTCTCGTCCTCGTCCAGGTCGATTCTCAGGCCGTACTCGCCTGACTCCTTCGCCTCTTTTATGGCGCGGTACAGCTCCTCCGTGCGTTTCTCCATCGGCCTTCCGGGGCCGCTGAACTCCATATCGTCCTTGATGATTTCTATTCCCATGTCCCTTTCCTATCCTATCGAACTCCGGCTTGCCCTGAACGCCCTGTCGGCTTCCTTCTGGCGTTCGGTGTATATCCTCTCGACCCTTCTGACGTGCGCGTCGAGCCTGTCGACCACTTCCTTGGCCCTCTTGTAATAGAGGGTGCGGTAAAGAGCCATCCAGCGCTCCTTCTGCGTCTTCCTCTTCGCCTTCGCGGTCTTATCCCCGACCGTTCCGGTGAGTATCCCGGAATATGCCTCGTCGTACGCATCGTCGTAGTTGAACTTTGCGAACACGGCCTCGGCGTAGCTGTCGATTACCCTCTGGCTCGCGAAGAACGCCTCGGACGACGCGGCCTGGACGAAACCCTCCATCTCCTTCGGGGTTATCCTCGACCAGTCCTCGACGTACGAACCGTCCATGTTCCTCGCCCATCCGGGACCCTGCCCAGGCGGCAGCGGCGTCCTCACTTTCGCCAACACCTGCTCCTCGATTGCGAACGCCTGAGCATAATCCTGCCTTATCCGCTGCTCTATGCTCTGCTGGATGAAGTCCAGGTCGGACTTCTCGTCCTCCGACCACTCGACTTTCAACCTGATATCGACGTTCATCTCCTCGGGAGCCTCCTGCATCACCTCAGGCTCGAACACCTTGTCGAACTCTGGTGCTTGCATTCCCATATCAGCCCCTTCCTGATTATTTTTTCTAGTTAGACTAATTATAGCATAATTTTATAGAAATTAGAAATGTTCAATCCACTTCTCCATATCGAATATGCTGCCGCCTATTCTCGGACATTCGACCACCCTATCGTCCTCCTCGCATTGGCGAAGGGCGAGCGACTTCCTCTTGCCGCCGTGCTTGTACTCGCTCCATACGGCGATAGGCACCATGAAGCACCTGTTCGACCTCCTGATGCTCACCTTGTCGTAGAAGTTGACGGCGACATAGCCGTGAGCGTCTTCGTGGAACTCGTCGAACTCCATAAGCGCGTCGTACTGATGTTCTTCGAGCCTTGCGAAATCAAGCCTCGGCGTCGACGTCGCCTTCGCCTCTATCATGAAGCACACGAGCCTCTTAGACGCCTTGTACGCATGAAAGTCGGCAGGCGTCTGCTTCGACACCATACGGTGCCCGTTCCAGTACGTATTGTCCGGGATGCGCTCGACCATCATGTTGACGTTCAACATGCTGTCTTTCAGCTCCTTCTCGAAAGCCTTGCCTCTATCAGCCATAAAAGATACCATCCTTCCTTGGATGGTATCTTATCATTTTCTCTATAATTGTTCTACGGCAGCTCTCGAAACGACTAGGGGCAGCGGAAGCAGAATCCCCTCGCCGGACATCTCTCCCACTCTCTCGAACCTTTCTTGCATCCGAATCCGAGCGGAGACGGGTCGCCGTTCGCGACCGCGTGCCTCACATGGGACCACTTCATCAGGACGTTCATCATGTCGAGCGGTTCGACGCGGAACTCCTTCATCTCGCCGTCGTCCTTGTTGACGTAAAGCACGATTCCAAACGGCGCGTTCTTTTCCATGATATAGCATCCGACCTGCATCTTATGCTCGGGCAACGGCGCAGACAGGCTTTTGAACCGATAGCTGTTCATCGTCTTTATCTCTATGGGTATCTCGTCCTCCGAGCCGGGGAACTTGACCACGCTGTCGATGTACCCTCCGATGTTCCAGTCCTCGTCATGGATGCGCTGCTCGTTCTCGACGCACGTCGGAAATCCCTCCAGCCCGCTCATTTCGACGAACCATGCCTGAATCATCGCATGCAGCGCCGAGCCTATCTTGAAGATGGTTTGCAGCCTCGGTTCTATGACCTCGGATTCGAGCTTGTCCGGCTTCATCCTCTCGAAATAAAGGAGACGCGCGCATTTCATGCAGTCGCTGCTTGGATGGAAATGCCTTTTCTTCGGGTCGGCCACCTTCGACTGGTACGGCCTGTCGTCAACCTCGTACAGGCCCGCGTACGGGTGTATCGTCAAGAACCTCTTGATGTAGGGTAGTATCTCCTCCGAGCTGCCGTTAGCGCTCGTTAGAGCCGAGAATAGCGCACTCGTCTTGCTTATCTTCATATCGCCTCCGACTCATATCCAACCAAATCCTCGACGAACGCCTCGAACGAATACGCGACGAGCCGGAACGGCCCGACCGAGAACACGGTCGGCTCGTTCCCCGAATGCTTGTCCGAAACCGTTTTCTGCTTCTGGCGTTTCGGCTCCTTCGACCCGGTGTCAAAGCCGCTGGACGATATCTGATTGTAGAAAAGCTCGTTCACGACAGCGACCTCTGAACGACCGTCGCGACACCCGTCCATCCTCACGGCTATGACAGGCTCTCGCCCTTCGTTCACGGCCCATGACGACAGCTTCTTCCAAAAATCCGCCGTCACGGCATACCCGCCGGTCTCGGTATGCTTGCAATCGACCATGACGGCCCCGGTCTTGACGTCTCCCTTGAACATGGAAAACCGCCCCGAGGCCCTTACCTTGGAGCCGCCTATGGAGAGCGCAACGTCGTTCTCCCAAACACTCCAGGCCGGCTCGCTAAACCTTGACACGGCGCTCCTCCAAATCCCTCATTATCTCGTCGTTCTCCTCGGACACCCTCGCCATGGTCTCGGAGTACACTCTGTCGTAAAACTCCGGATTGTCCTTCATCAGCTCTGCCATGGCGGCCTTCCCGTTCGCTTTCACGAACCCTTCCTCGCCCTCGATTCCGTAATAGCACCACGCGCCTCTCGCATTCACCACCTCGTACTCTATCGCCAATTCGAGGCATGCAAGATGGCTGCCTATGCCGAAATCGTGCTCGGGGCATTCCTCATAGCAGAAATCGTATCCCGCCAGCCGTTTGGCCGGAGCGAACTTGTTCTTCTCTATGTTGCACGACACCCTGGTGCCGACCTGAACCTTCTTGCCGTTCGACGTCCCCATGAGCTTGTCGGCAGCAGCCCCCGATGCGGTTACCTTAACAATAACGCTCGCCATATGCTGCAAAGCATGCCCTCCCGGCATGGTATGGCCGCCGTACATCGAACTCAGATTGTCGCGCACCTGGTTTATGTGGATGATAACCGGCTTTATCACCTCGACGCCGGTGTTCTCCATCTTATCGAGCACGATAAGCTCGCTGTTGGCCTTGCTTACCCAACGCGTTATGACGCCGGACGAGCCGCCGACCTGAGCCTTCGTCGCATCTCCACCCTTGCCGTCCTTGCCATCGAAATCAACGGCCCTCACGACGGCACCCAGCGAGTCTATGACGATGAAGTCGAACGAGCACGACCTCATCACCTCTTGGAACGTGTTCACGGCCTGCTCTATAGTCGGCTCCTTTATGATTACCGTTCGGTCGGGGTCTATGCCGAATCGCACGAGCCAATCCATGTCGGCGGAGCGCTCTATGTCGAAAATGCACGCCATCGCGTCCTTATCCCTCTTCATAAGCTCGCCGATGGCCGTATAGCACAGCGCACTCTTGCCGCTTGACGGGGTTCCCCAGAAAATGTTCTGGCTACCCCTCACAAGACCTCCGACTCCCAGCGCGGCGTCGAGCGTCGCTATTCCGGTCGACACCACCTCTCTCGGCTTCTGCTCGCTCAGGAGCGACATCGCCCCGTCGTCCAATGTTTTCCTCAGGGCTGCAAGCCCCTTCTTCCTGTCGACTGCCATGCGGCCTCCTATACCTCAAGGTTCTGTATCTTGTTAATCTGCAACGACACCTTGCCGTTGTATTGACGCTTCAATATCTCAACCCTCAAAAAGCGCCCCTCCCTCAAAAACGTCTGGGATGCCTTGAACATGTCCGAAAAGCATACGGCCTCGATGGTTTCCTCCTTGTCGGTAACCATCGTGACGAACGCCATCATGCCGTTCTTAGCCATATGGAGCCTGACGCCCTGCACCTTCACCAAGAACACGTGGCCCGTGTCGAACGCGGCTTCGTCCATCCTCTCCTTGCTCTGGGTAGGGTCGTACACAGGCCCCAGCATTTCCTTGTACTTGTCGAACGGGTCGATGGTCAACGGCATACCGAACAGCTCGGTCTCTATCTCGACCACCCTCTCGTCCGGGAACGGCGCGTGCTCGTAATCGCAAGCGAACCTGTTCTCGCTGCTCAACGACTCGCCGAACAGATTCGTATGATAATCGTCGGTTTCGTACCTCATCATGAGGTCTCTGGTATTGGGGTAAATCTCTCTGAAAGCACCGCACAGAATCATCGACTTCACGACGCCGGAGTTCGCCTTGGAGCGGTTCACGAAGTCCTCGAAGCCCTCGTACGGAGCCGCCTCCAATATGTTCTCTATCGCCTTCGGCCCTATGCCCCTCACGTTCGTGAGTCCGAACGCTATCTCGTTGTCGCTTACCAGCGTGTAGTCCCTTCCGAGGTTCGATAGGATGGGCGGAACTATCTTTATCCCGCGTCGCCTAGCCTCCTGCATGTACAGAGGTGCCTTCTCAGGCCCGACGGTGGACATGGATGCGGCATAATACTCAAGCGGATAATGCGCCTTCATATACGCAGTCCAGAAGGATATCGTCGCATAGGCATAGCTATGGCTCTGGTTGAAGCTGTACCTTCCGGACGCCTCTATCTGCCTGAAAATCTCCTCGGCCTGCTCCTGCGTAACGCCGTTCTTCGCACACCCCTCGATGAACTTAGGCTTCTCGGCAAGAATCTTCTCCATCTTCTTCTTGCCGATTGCCGCCCTGATATGGTCGGCCTCCTCGGGGGTGAACCCGGCCAGCTGCGAGAAAATCGCCATGGCCTGTTCCTGAAATACGATTACGCCGTAGGTCTCCTCCAATATCGGCCTCAACAGCGGTGTAACGTATTCAACGGGCTTCTCGCCCTTGGCCCTGTCTATGTACTCGTCAAGCATACCGGCATCGATTACGCCTGGTCGATATAGCGCGATGATAATCGAAATCATCGCAACGCTTCTCGGCTTCAATTCCTTGGCGACTCCGGTGATTCCGGCCCCCTCCATCTGGAACACCCCGAGCGTCCTCCCCTTATCGAACTGCTCCCACAGCTCGATATCGTCCGGGTCATCGACGAGCTTGTAGAAATTCACGTCGATGCCTCGCTGCTGCTTCACGTACTTGGCGGCGAGCGTCAGCGTCGTGAGGTTCCTCAACCCGAGGATATCGGCTTTCAGGAAGCCCATCCTCTCGACGGCAACCTTGTCGAACTGGCTGATTATCTCATCGTTATCGGACTTCCGTATCGGCAGCAGCTTCGCCAGCGGCTGAGGGCTTATCACATACCCGGCTGCATGCTTCCCGGCCTGTCTCGGAAGACCGACCATGCGCTCCGCCTTCTCGAACAGGTCGGGGTAGGACTTCCTATAGCCCTCAAGGAAATCCCTGTCATCCTGCGGGAGGTTCTTCACCTCGTCATGCCAATCCCCGTCGGTGTCCTTCGCAATCTCTTCGAGGTCTCCGACTATCGCCGTCATCCTGTTCGCGTCGGGCACGGGGATTCTGTAGTACCGGCACACCTCTTTCAAGGCGAGCTTGATTCCAAAGTACGTTATGATTCCGACGGCGGTAACCTTCTCCTCGCCGTACCTTTCCTTTAGGTACTCGTGAATCATCCACTTGTCGACGTCTGGGAAATCGAGGTCGATATCCGGCAGGCTCGCCATGCGGCCCTCGTTCAGAAACCTCGAAAAGATAAGTCCCTTCCCCATAGGGTCGACCTCGGTAATGTCCAGCACATAGCACAGCACGCTCGAAACGCAGCTGCCTCTCCCCGGCCCGACGAGCATCTTCGTCTTGGCGTACTTGCAGTAGTCGCTCACGATTAGGAAATAATCCGACAGGCCGTGGTTCAGGATTATGGGCAGCTCCTCCTCCGTGAGCTGCTTCACGTACGGCCTCAAATCGCGCTTCGGCTTCCCCCTGTACCTTATGTGGTTGGGAGCGTCGCCAGGCTCGTTGGGAAGTATCTCCACCTCCCCGACCTTCTCCATAAGGCCCTTCACGACGAGGAACTTCAAATACTCGCCGGCATCGTCCCACCCCTCGGGCAAAGGGAACTTCGGGACCTTATGGCTGCTGTCCATCTCGAACTCCTCGACCCTCGACAGCAAATCGTCCACTCCGTCGAAGCATCTTTCGACGTCATCCTCGCCGAGATATTCGAGCCTCCCCCGCACGTCGTCCTCGGACTGGATGTAATACTCATGGTCCATCTTCCAGTGCTGCTCGTCGTAAAACGACTTAATCTGACAGCCGAGCCACATGTCGTGGAAATCGCCGTCCTCCATCAGCGCGTAATGGCTATCAACCGCGTACACGGTCTTGAACCCGTGCTTTTTGGCAAAGCTCATGAGCCAGAGGTTCACCTTGCGCTGCTCCGGCATGCTGTTGGTGTGTATCTCTATGTAGAACTCTTCGAATATCTCAGAGTACCTTTTCGCGAAATAAAGGGCCATCTCCTCGTTCTCTTCTTCGGCGGCCTTCGCTATGCCGCTCGCAAGACATGCGCTCGTGCATGCGACGCCTTTCCCCAGACCGTCGAAATGCTCCCACCGGGCATTCGGGGTCCTATGCCCCTGACCGGTTCCATAATAGGTGTTGGACGAAATCGCCCATAGATTATGAAGCCCCTCCTCGTTCAAAGCCCAGAGACAAAGGTGATAGCCCTTCGTCTTGCCGTTGTCGTACTTATCGTCCTTCTGGTACAGCTCGGTTCCCAAGACGGGGATTAACCCCTGCGCCCTCGCCTCGTCGTACATTTCGATATGCCCCGCGACGTTGCCGTGCTCGCTTTCGCACACGTAGCGCATGCCGAGTTCCTTGCACCGCTTGACTATATCGTGCGGCGTGGAGGCACCGTCCAAAAACGAGTAGCCCGAATGCTGATGGAAATTGGTGAACTCGTGTTTGCCGACCATATTACCTACTCACCTCGCTCCCGGCATTAGTTCCCAAAAACAAAAGCCCCGCCGTTCAAGGGAGGCGGGGCTTCGCCATGCAATACCATCCCTCATGGTTGATTATATGACATGGCTCGATGCGCTCAAAACTACTGCTGGATTTGCCCCGCGACCGCATCCCAGCCGTTCATGCCGCCAGCCGGCACGGTGATTGGCGCGGGAGACGGCGCACCCTGGGGAACGGGAGCGTAAGGCTGAGCGGGCTGAGGCGCAGGGGCGGGAGCGGCTGGCTGAGGGGCGTATGCGCCGGCAACAGCAGCAACAGCAGCCTGGGCGGCGCTGGCCGGAGTCGCCTCGTCCTTCGGTGCCACATAACCGGGGACGGCCCAACCCTTCTTCTCGTAGTATGCGGGCGATGCCAGTCCAGTGAGAAGACCGCGCACGTCCGGCATCCACTCCTCGTACTGCTTCATGTCGACGACGTTGGGCTGCTCGGTGTTCATCGGGACGACCTCGTACGTGGTGTCCAATCCGCTTCCCATTCGCGTCACGCGCCAATCGTAGTAGCAGATGCTATCGAAGCCGTACGTTGCGACTTTCGACCAGAAGCCCTTCCATCCCATCTCGACGATGACGACCTTGGGATGCGTCCTGCCTTCGTCATCGGTGTCGTACACGTCCTGCACGCCGACCGTCACAGGCGTCCTGATGCCGTTAATCATCTGGAACTCCTGCTTGACGTCCCGCTCCACGGCGATGCCGTAAAGGCGGTAGGACGGCTTCTTCGGCTGCCCCTGCTTATTCAGGTTGGACGGATGCGAGCAAATCGGGCAATGGTACCTCGGCGTCCCGTCCGCATTCGTGTCGATTATCCCGAACATGGCGTTCTCGGGGCTTTCGAGGCATGCGAAGTTGCTCTTCGCGTTCGGGTCGGAGGTCGCGACGAACCTGTGCATATGGACGCCCTCAATCATCGGGCGTTCGCATATGATATCGTCCTTGGTGAGCGGCTGCCCGCACTGCGGGCACGGCATCGCCTGTCCGGCGTTCTCTGCGGTCTCCCAGGCGTTAGCGCTCACGTCAATCATGTTGGCCCCGCATGCATGGCTTACGATGTAGGTCGGCTCCATAGCGGCGAGGAACCTGACCACCTTCGACTCTCCGTCCTGGAGCGAGAAGAAAGTGCTCCCTCCTCCGGAGAAGCCACCCTGCTTCGCCGCTATCTGCTTTGCGACTTCGATAGGACTCATGTTAATCATCTTAAACTCATTTCTCTCAATATGAATAATCTCGCACCCCAGCGCTCCGGTACTGTTCCAATTCCAATAAGCGCTATGTCTTCGTCTACACTGTAACCCGCTGGGTATTTGCATATGCCCGCTTTTATTTCGAGTGCGATGCCGAACTCGTAAGCCGTTTCGAGCAGCATGTCCTGCCACTCCCTGACGCGCTTCACGTCCTCCTCGGTCAAGACGGTATCGACGTCCTTGTAGAACGCAGGGCCTCCGGTCGCACTGGCGGCACTCTCCCCCGCCGAAGTCGCGACAGACCTAATCGACAGCGAAGACCTCTTCCGAGCGTCGTACGCCGCCCTTCTTGCCGGGTTCGCAAGAGTTTCGTACGCCTTATGCACCCTGATGAACTCGTCGGTGTCTCCGCCGACATCCGGATGCGATTCGAGCAGCCTTCTCTTCGCCGTCGCCCTGACCTCCTCGTCGGAGGCGCAAGGGTCGACGCCCAGCATTTCGTACAACCCGTCCACGTCCGCTTTCGCGGAATCGACCTTGACCATTGCAAGCGAGCTGTTGGGAAGCCAGTCCCCCGACACCGCCGCCTTAACGAGGAGCCTCTTCATCCTTATCTTCCTCAGACGCCTCGTCATCGCGAATCTCGGTGCGTCGTTCGTCCTGCTTCGCATCGACTTCGCGAACGTCCTCCTCGCTCAGAACCACTCTTACCCGTTCGGGCGAGCCGGTCTTATTGAACGGCATTTCAACCACCTCCTTTCAAGCCATGTTCCATGCCCATGATGCAATCACGGGCTTCCCGCTTATCGCCTCGCAACATTCCTCGCGGCTCATCGCCGCAGGGTCGTCGCGCGTTGGCTGTACGACGTACACGCTCATGAACTTCTCCAGCTTCGCTATAGCCCTGGCGGTTCCCTTCATGCCGGCCTCGTCAGGGTCGTAGAATATCAACACGTTGTTGTAGTTGTTCCGCAGCAAAACGGCCTGTTCGTCGGATAGGCTCGCCCCGAACGATGCAACAGCGCCCTTTATCCCGTACTGGTCCAGCATTATCGCCGATAACGGAGCCTCAACCAGTATGGCAGATTCCCCGACGAAATTGTCCATTCCGAACAATATCTGACTCTTCGGTATCCCCGGGGAGTGGCTCCATTTCGGCCTCGTAACATCGTCGACGGCCCTTTTCGTCCATCCGACCAACTGCTTCTTGAAGTATATGGGAACGACCACCCTGTTCTCCGACGGGTCGTATCCCAACTGCCACTTCCCTATAGTCTCCTCGTTGAAGCCTCTGGCACGCCAATACTCATGCCTGTTCCTGCTCCACTTCGATATGTCGAACTCCATAGGCGACACCCTCGACGGCACGTACCTCTCGCCGCCCATCATCCTCAGAGCCTCCTCGGTGGTGAGGTCGTGATACACGGCGTTCATGGCCTCAAGGCGCGTCATGCCGAGCACTTTCTGAGCAAGCGTCACAAGGCTTCCGGACTCGCCGCAAGAGAAGCAGTTATACGCGCCCTTGCTGACGCTTATCCCGAACGACGGCCTTTTATCGCCTCGCGTATGGTTCTCCGGGAACGGGCACGAGCATGTTATCTCGTCGCCTCGCATCTGGACGTTCTGCAACCCGAACAGCTCGATTATCTCCCTCGCGTCAAGCATGCCTACTCCATGAACCTCTCTATGCTCTCGAACATGAAACGCATCTTGTCCACGGCCTTCTCGCCGTGGAAATGGCCGCAATACCACCGCTCGTAGCCTATGGACTCCTCAATCTCGTCCAGCCAAAGCTCCATGGACGTGTCGACGAGGCTCTGGTCGATACAGTTCAGGAACCACTCTGTCGGCTGGTACTTGAACGGGCACGTATGGCTGAGCACCGCATCGACATGCCCAATCTCGACGGCCTTCCTGCTGATTGCTTCACGCTCTTCCATCGTCAACTGCTCGCTCGCGAACCACTTCTGCCCGCTTTGGAGCCTCCAATGCTTATCGACGGAATAAGCCCCTCCTATCGCAAGGCATTTGTTTCCGTCGATATCGTATACCTCGCCGCTCTTAGCGAACACGATTCTCGGATAGCTGCTATTGACCCATGCGGCACCGCCGTTCCAAACGGTCTCGCGATAGAATTTATGCGGAATGTCACCGTAGTAATCGACGACGTTCTCGGGCCTCTCCTCATGGTTGCCGTGGATGCAAAACAGCGTCGGCCTCATCTTCTTCAACGGCTTCATGGTCATGTGCCATCGCTCGCTGTAAGGTTCGAAGTAGTTTATGCCCGCGTCTCCGAGGATGATTATCGTGTCATCTTCGGTAAGCGCGGAATCCTTCGCCCACCTCGCAAGCTCTCGAAATTCTCCATGACGGTCGCCCGTTATGTATACGGCCATATCACCAACCCTCCAACCTTATCGAGTTTCCTGTCAACGGGTCGCGCAATATATCGAACTGATACGTCAACGTCGTATCCCACGATAGCCGCCACCCTACCGATTCTACGTTCCTCACCTTCAACGTGGCGAGATTCATAGTGTTGTTGTTCTTCTCTTCCTCGTTCCGGCCTATGCCCCACACAATATCCGATATCTGCTCGACCCATGCGGAACCGGCGATATCGGCCATGCTGCCCACTTTCCCGGTTCCTTCGTGCTGCGCCCTCGTGCCCTGTCTGTTCATCTGATGCAAAAGCAGCATCGGGAGCCTCACGTTGTCGACCGGCGTCATTATCTGCTGCTTGAACTCCTGCAAGGCGGCACCGTACGATTCCGGGAGGGAGTCCCGCTTCGGCCTCATAACGAATTGCAGCTGGTCGACTATGAGGAAGTTGCAGCCCCTCGCCTTGCAAGCCCTCACAAGCGCAGTTGGCGTCCTATCCTCGACTCTCGGCTGCTCGACGAACAGCTTCCCCGAGAACCCGGCCATCGTATCCTGCGCCTCCCTTATCACCTGCTCGTACTGAGGCGGCCTCGTACCTCTTCGATACTCCGCTATCGGAACTCTCAGGCCGTTCTCGTTCGCGACCATGTACTCTATTCTCTCGGTAACGTTCCCTATCGGCAGTTCGAGGGACGCGAAATAGACCCGATACCCGGCACGCCACGCCTCAAGAGCCATCTTGCATGCGAATACGGTCTTGCCCGTTCCAGGCGGTGCGACGAGCACGGCAAGCTCTCCGTCCCTTACGCCGCCGGTCCAGTCCTGCATCTCCTTGAACGGATACGGAACCCCGTCCCTGTCACGACGCTCGGCCATCATCTTCCGATACGCCTCCATGTCCTTCCCGTACTCAAGGCACTCGTCAGCCGGCGTGCAGTTGTCCACGATGGTCGAGAACGCATCCCTGAGCATGGTCACGGTCCCCATGGCGTCGCCCCCCATGCCGGGGAGGATGACCCTCATGGTGTCCTCAGCCTCTCTTTTGATGTACTTATCCTTCAACCTCGTCGACAGATACGACGGAGCAGCCCCCTTCGTCTCCGCGATAAGGTCCTCGTAATCCGGGAACTCGGTCAGCATGACCTCTTTGCTCGGAGCGTTTTCCAACCTGCCATGCGTCCCGAAATACTCCATCGCCCATCCGAACACGACTCTGCATCTCGGGTCGGCGAAGTGGGAGGTCATCAGTCCCTCCCGATAGTACGTGGCGCATGCGTCGGAGGACGTCAACGTCGCGGCTATCTCCCTCTCTTCATCCAAGGCGACGGCCATCAGTAAATCCTCCTCCGACCCTTCTCGAACTTCTGCATCGTCTTCCGATAATCGGAGCCGGTGACCTTCACGGCCATGCTCTGCTCGGTTATCAGCGAGAACACGGCCTCGCCGTACGCTTGCGATATCGCTTGCTCGTTGAAATTCGTTGTTATGAACGTCGGGAGCCTGTCCTGCACTCTCGTCCGCATCGTATCGTCGAACACTTGACGCGCGAAGTCGTTGTTGAACCCGGAGCCGGTCATAAGCTCCTTCCCCACGTCGTCGAGCAGAAGAATCTGAGCCGACTCGACGCGCCTCTTGTACCACTGGGCGTATTCGGGATTCTTCCAGCCGGCCTTCATGCTGCTGAGCATGTTGGCGAACGTCGTCATGTAGCACCTGTACCCGGCCATCACGCACGACTTGAGCACCAGCGCTGCAAGCATCGTCTTGCCGACGCCGTACTGCTCGCCTTGGAAGAACAGCCCTATGCCCGACTCCACCATCTGATGAAGCCCGACCACGTATTCCCACGCCCTGTCCTTGGCGTTCTGGTCTCCGACAAAATGATGCCAGTTGAGATACTGGTAGTTCGCGCCTATCCCCGCATTCAGGTAGTGCTTGTGCCTTTGCAGCTGGTCTTGGCAGTTGCAAATCATCTGCACGCCGTCAACGACAACCATGCCGTCGACGTACTGACCTAGATTCTTCCCGCACGACGGGCACCCGACCATATGGGTCTTCGGCAGGTCGGGATACATCCGGTACAGCTGCTCGACATCCTCCTGCGGGACTATCTTGTATATAAGCGGAGACGGCTCTAGCCTCGGCACCTCACCACTTTGACCATGACATATCGTTTCCATACTTATCCTGCTGCGCCTTCTCCATCAATAGGCTGTTCGCCAGCCACCTATAGCCTCGCGAGAATATCGACGGGCCTATCGTCTTTCCGTTGTAGGTGCCGTTGTACGGAAGCTCGAACAACCTCTCGATGATGCCCTTCGAATCCTCGACACCGAACTCATGAACAAACGACCTGACTTGGCGAAGTATCTGGACGCTCATGAACGTCTTCTTATCCCGGACGTCTATCTTGTAAACCTCCAGGCATTTATCGCCGAACAGGCTGAAAACCTCTCTCACGTCATCCTCGGCAAGAATCGCCGACGTGCCGCCGGCAATCTTTTTCCCTGAAATCTCGAAATCCATGTCATGCCCCCGCAATCAACCGAGCAAGGCCCTCCGGGTAGCCCTCGAAATCGACTACGGACTCCCAGTCCAGGCCGCATTGGTCCTTGAGCCACTCAAGATTCGGAACATGCTCGCTATCCTTATCGGCAGCGACGACGTAATCGAACTCGCCAAGGGCGGTGTACGGAGCGTACACGCTCTTGCATATGTCCATAACGGTTTCGCTGACCGTATCAGGGTCGAAGGCCGGATAGCTGCACAGCCAGTCGTGAACGACAATCACGTCTTGAGGCCCATCGGCCATCCTCTCGACGGTGGACAGCCTGTCGAAAAGCGCTCCGGTGTTCAGCATCGCAACGGCATCGGCGCTCAGCGGACCGCCGCCGAGCACGTCCCGCTCATGGTAATGCTTCGTGCGCTCCTCCCAGAACATAGAATCGTCCATGCCGACGAGATACGCGGTTCCGCGATACCCGTTAGCGTACGCGACTGCAACGGCTGCGCTCGACAACTCCCTCCTGGCCCGGTCGCTTGCCCCGAGCACGAGAATCTTCCTCACATAGGAACCCATGCCGTCACGACCTCTCTTTAAGGGCCACCTGCTCGACGATTTTACTGGCAATCGACCCTATCTGCTCTTCGCAAATCTTCACGGCGTCGTCCATCTGCATCTTCGCCACGTACGACATAAGCTCCGGTTCAGGATAGCCGGGACCGACATCCGACTTAATCGACACGTTTGACTTCTCCCAAGAGCCGTCCGGGCTTTGGATGCTGAACCCTATGCTGCACGACACCTCAGTCTTGTAAACGCCTTGCTGCTCGGCCATCTACTTCACCACCAGAACTTCGGTCAGCTCTCCTTTGTCGTGGGCGGACTGCTCGTCCTTGGAAACGGAGCTGCATCCGGCTGCGAACGTCGGAGCCTTGACGGTCGTGGCGCTCTGCACGATTTCCTCCGTAACGTAGGGAGTACCGTATTCTTCTCCGTTGCGAATCCGTGCAGCGCGGATGAGCTGCTCCGCAAGCTTGTCCTCGTTGATGACTCTCGGCGCTTCCACCGGGTCGGAAATCGCGCAATACGCTTCCCATGCCCGACCGCCACGGTCGCCCACCTGCTCGCCGAACGAATCGTAAATCGCCTTCAACAGCTTGCCTTCGTCGAGTTCGGCACCGCCGCCCTTGACGGTGAGGGTCATCTTCTTGCCGGCGTCCCACGAATAGCAGATGACGCCCTTCCCCTGCTCGATGTAGCGAGCGCACATGCGCTTGAACTCGTCCTTCACCTTCGTATCCTGAGCAGCGATATCCTTCTTCTGCTCGGCAATCGTGGTTGCGGTCTCGACGAGCGCGTCGACGCGCTCTTTGTTCATGAGGTCCGCCTCCTGCATTTCAGCGAGGGCTACTACTTCCTTCTTCACGGCTGCAAGCGTCTTGTCGGTCATTTTCGGTCTCCTAACCCTAAATAATTATTTCCGATATAACTATTCTATCTTAATTGTAGAGAAATTGGAATAGGTGAATCCAATTATTTCACGGACGAAAAAGAATAGCCTCCATCGTCGCTGACCAGGACATTCTCCGCAACGTTGAACTCGATTGCAGCGGCGGTCATGCCCGCCCTCTTGCCCTCGTCAGTCTCGTAGATGAACAACGTCCCGACATGCGCCCCGACATCATTCATAAGCGCTATGAAATCGCACCCGTTCATATCGCCGCATTTATCGCATATCGCAATAGCGTCCATATCCCGGTGCACGGCCAATATCGTGGCGTCTTTCACCCACTCGTAGCCCTCCAGCGTAGGCTCTTCCTCCCCGAGCCATATCTTCAAGTTTCCCATACAGTCCGCCTTCCGTTCATTCGATTATATACTCAAGCGTCAGAATCCGCAGAAGAAATCGGCATCCTCCTGAGTTATGGTGCCGTACTCCTCGTACTCGTCGCCGAAACCCATCTCCGTCGCCATCCTCCTACGCCCCTGCATCGTGTCCTCGACCCTCTCCTCCACGGTGCCGTCGGCCATCATCCTCATGACCGTCACGGAATCGTACTCGGTATCGATTCTGTGAACTCGGTCCGACCTCTGCTCGTAGGCGGCATGGCTCGTAGGCGTCTGGTAATGAAGAAGATACCTGCATTCCTGGAAGTTAAGCCCGACCTGGCCGGCATCGGACATGAGAAGCAGCTTCTTCGAGCCGTCCTCCTTGAAGCTCCTCTTCACCTCTTCCCTCTGGTCCGGCGTCATGCCCTCGCCGATGTAAACGAGAGGGTCGTACGCAGCCCAATGGCTCGCAAGCGGCAGGAGGCAGTTGTGGGTATGCTGGGCGAACACTATCACCTTCTCGCCGGAACCGATTATCTCGTCGACCTTCTCCGTCGCAAGCTCAAGCTTCGCAGAGTTCGCCGAGCCTTCCAAGACCCTGCGGTAGCTGTGGCATATCTCGTCTATCTTGGCGAGCTGGCGACCGTATTCCGAACCGTCGTAAACGTGCGGGTTCAGCAGAACCTCGGGCATGTTGCACAGCCTCATGAACGTCAACATGAACAGGGTGCCGCATCGTTCCTCGGGGTCGAGCGTCCTGCCGTACTCGTATATCGCATCGTAGACCTTCCGCTCCGCCTTCGACAGCTCGTACGGCAACAGAATCTCGTGCTTCTGCGGGAACTCCTTCGCTATCTCGGGTTGCGACTTATCGGCAGAGAACACCTGAGCGCCGGTCATAACATGCATGTATGCAAGGTTCTGATAGCCGACGTACGCCCCGAACATCGTCTTCTCGCCATTGTTGTAGGTGAACTCCCGCTCGAAGTCCCTCACGTTCCCGAAGATGCCCGGCTCTATTATCCGGAACTCGTTGTAGTAGTCCTCCGGCCCGCTGACTATCGGCGTTGCGGTCAGCGCTATCTTCGCCCTGGTGTTGACCCTCCTGGCCATTTTCGCAATCTCTTTGTGAACGGTGGAGGCTCTCCCCTTTATCTTCTGAATCTCGTCGAAGATGAACAACGGCTTCGACGTTTTCAGAACCCTCTCGATAGCCTCGCGGTCGACGGTCCTCACGCGCTCGTAATTGAGAACCCACACGTCGGCATCGCTTGTTTCGTAGAACTTCCTGCGCTTCTCGGCGCTCCAAGACCTGAGCGGTGTCGCGACCGTCAAGCCGGTGGAGCGCTGCACCTCCCTCACCCAATCGTATATGAGCGCGACCGGGCACCACACGACCACCTTGTTGCACTCGCCACGGTCGAATCTTTGACAAGCCATGAATATGCTCGTCAACGTCTTCCCGCAACCCGGACTGACCTGCAACATGAAGTTGCTCTCGCTCTCCATAACGTTTATGGCCCGCTTCTGGAACCCCTTGAACTCGAACCCGTCGAACGGCTCGACGAACGATGGGGTGGACACGTCGGAACCGTTCGTCAGCTCTCTGAGCCTTTCAAACGCCGCATCGGTGACCTGCAAGTCGTACATGAGCGCGACCTTCGAGCACGCCTCGTACGCCCTATCCTGGTTCACGATATGGCCGTCATCGGTCAGCATCCTCTCGCACCCGCTGTTCATAAGAAAATAGGGGTCCTCCGACAGAAAACGGAGCTGACCCCTAAACCTTTCGGAAACGTCCAATATCGCCCGCACCGACACTCTCCTAACCTTTGCTGTCCATAAGAATAATTATATGTCAATTATCCAATCAAGTACAGCTTCTATACGGTGGAAGTCGATATCTCTCCTCCGGCAGCATCGACGGCCTTAACGTAGTAATGCTTCGTCGAATCGTAATCATCGAGCTGCCAATGCAAGTCCCTCGTCCTGCCCAGCTCGTACCCGTCAGACTGGTATATGTGGTATATGGCGCTGCCGTATCCGCCGACCGCCCTGCTCCATGTCATATAGCCGAAGCCGTCTATCTCAAGACCGCCGCCAGAAGTGCCCCACGCGAAATCGCGATACGTGGAGTTCTGGTAATCGACCTTCGGGGAGACGGCGAACGCCTGCACCCACTCCTGAGGGTTGTTCGAGAGGGCGCGAACCCTCAGCCTGTTGGTCGGGTCGGGCAACGTCACCCTCGTGTACGCCCTGTTCGGCAGGTCGTACAGCTGATACCATTTGTTCTTCCCTCCGTCCGGGGAAAACTCCCATAGGATGTTCGACACCTGCACGCGCGAATTGTCGAAGTACGCGACGTTGCCGAGCGTCGAAGCGGCACCGTCCCGATACACCCTGAAATTAAGCCCTATGGTTTCATCCTTGTCGGTGTTCGTGCCCCAAGAACGAAGGTCGGTGAACTCCCTTATGTAGTTGTCCCCGGACGGCCTGATGTAATACTGGTCGGGCGTTTCGTCGTCCCTGTCCATCACGGCGAACATCGTCGCTCCGGTGGTCATCCTCGGGTCGGTTGTCTTCGGCGGCACCGACTCGCCCTTGCCGGCCCGGTCGAAGAACCTCTTAACCTCGTCGACCACTATATGGCGGGACGCGGGGAACGACGAGTTGAGCGCTTGAAGGTTCCAGGTGTTGTACTCGTACGACGACAGCATCCTATCGCCGGAGCGAACCATCCTTATATTGCCTTGGGCGGGTATGCCCATCTGCATGTTGTTGCCTATCCTCAGCTTAACGGCCATATCTCATCCTTAGCTACAGCGTTTCCCATACTCCGTTACGGTATACGAAAACAGCGTCCGACTCATGCCATGTGCCGTTCTCCCATACCCAGCATATCCCCTCGTGCCATCCTTCGTCGTGCACGTACACGACGCCTCCGTAGTAATCGACGGATATTCGGAGCCACTCGTTGTTATCGTCCATATAGACGGCGCGGTTCTTGACGTTGAACGCCCTAAGCTCCCACACCCTCGTCTGCCTCGGTCTGTCCACGCCGGGTATGCTCAGCGCTATGAGCTTCTCCATGGCCGTTGAGGACGACTTCGCGTCGCCCCTCTGCCATGTCAGGGTCACCCCGTCCGACAGCCTTACCAGCTGATACGTCTGTATGGCATAGCTCCCGTTGTACTCGCCAGAATAATGCAGGACCGCGCTCTCGCCCTTGTAGATAATCTGGTTAGGCTCGCCTTTCCGCCCTATGAGGTACCCGGCGTTGGGGGAGCGGGACGGTATCTCATAATACGTCACGGGGCCGCCCCATCTCGTCTGGGTCGACGTCACGCCGGAGCCGTCGAACGAGTACACGCCGATGTAAACCTGGTCTCCGTCGAACAGCTCGGATACGTTCAGGTTCTTCCTGGGGTGCAGCGTTATGCCGTTCCTGTTCACGGAGCCTAGCGACACGGGGTTCCTGCCCGGCCCGCCCTTCGATATCTGGACGTTGTACCCGACCGCCCTCTGCGACGCGCTCCAAGAACCCGTCACGGCCTGAGTGTCCTGATTCGCAACATCGACCTTCGCGGGCGTAAGGCTTATGTTCTCGACGTTGGCCGGCCTCGGGTACTTCCCGACATACAGGCCGTCACCAAGCTCCTCAAGCCACCTGTTGTTGAGGAAGCAGCCGTCCTCGGTAAGCGGACGCCATGCCCACGAACCTATATGCTGGTCGGTACCGAACGGACTCCATACTCCGGAACGTCCCTGCCAGTTCGTCTTGTCCAAGTCGTTGGCGGCGTATATCCCTCCGCCTCCGAGTCCGGTTATCGGGGGTCTCGTTATGCACGGAACGATATGCACGGTATCGTCATCGACGTCCATCGGAACATCTCCGTCGAACACCGTATACCACCCGTGCCATACGGTGCCGTCATAGTCGTACTCGCCGGAACTCCAATAGAAGTCGCCGCCACCATAGTACGACCCCTCCCACTGATGGCCCCAGAATTTCCTCGTGTCCTTGATGCTCGCCGATTGATAGACGCCGTTCACTTTGCATTCATGGGCTATAGCGAACGAGAAGTAGGACGAATACCACTTCATCCTGACCCTTAGCTTCAAGCGCACGTGTATAGAGGAGGCGGTTCTCCCCCACGTCTCGACCGCATATTCGTAATATGTTTGCGGCTGGCCGTTAGATTGACAAGCGCCGCCCCAAGCTATTCCCATTGAATGTACCTCCACCTATGGCTTCTGGCAAAGCCATGCCGACTATCGAGTGTATTTCACATATATGTCCCCGTTGCGAAGCTTCGTCGGGAACCCGCCGTAATCAGCCGGGTCCTGCGTCCCGTAGAACGTCCTGGTAGCGTCCGGTATATCGTCCGTCATGACCATGACGTTCTCGACGCCGGTGAACCTGTGCGTGTTTATCGTCCCGCCCGGCGAGAGGGACGATGCAACGTCCGCATGGTCAGCCTCCTTCGCATGGTCCGCCTCGTCGGCGTGGTCCGCCTGGGGCACGCTTTTCGGTGTCGGGTGTTCATGTAGGGATGTGACCCATTTCTCCTTATACGCATCGTACACGAAGGTTGGGTCGTAGAACTCGCTCGACTTGTCCGTGACTATGGAGACCTCGGCCCCGACAGACGTGAGCTGGCCCTTCTTGCCGGGGTCGAGCAACGCAGCGTCTATCTCGGTCAGCATCTCGGTGACGCTCTCCGCGCTGTCCACTTCGCCCTGCTGAGGCGCGGTGAACTTCCATGCGGTCGATTCTATCTTGTAGGCCATACTGAAAACCTCCTAGTAGGTTCCGTTGTTGTACCGCACCTCGTCGTACACGTTCGGTATGCATTCCAGCGGGGTGGCGGAGTCAACGTACATCTCTATCTTCCTGCGCGACTTGTCGTTCGGGTCCACGGCACCGTTCTTGTAGACGGGCTGCGACCCTCTCTCGCCCCATTGAACGAGTATGTACGACTTCTGCTCGCTTCTGAACAGCGGCTTATCGGGGTCGTACTTGCTGACGAACGCGTTCTCGAACCCGTCGCTCTCCACTATGACGAACGTCAACTGCTCTTCGTACGTATAAAGCTGGACTTTCTTCTCGTCGTCCTCGTAGTCGAGCAGGAACCTCACCTCGGCGGTGCCGACGGTCCCCGCAGGGACGGCCTTCGGAGCGGTCACGGGCGTGTACTCCATGGTCACGAACCCGGCCCCCGACGACAGCCTGTAATCCTCGGTTATGTCCACGAACTGCTGCGACTCGGTGAAATCGACCCCGCTGTCCTTCTGCTCTGCGGTAGACAGGTACGTCCTTCCCTGGAACACGTTGCGGTAGTCTCGCTTGGGGTCGGTCGTTTCGTTCTTGTTGCCGAAGTAGAAGTAATACGAGCCGATAAACGTCTTCAAGTCGAAATGGTACGCGCCGTCCGCGCTGACGCCCGACGGCAGGTCTTGCTGCACCTTGAACCATATCTCCATGTTGTCGGTCACATCGCAGTCTATCTCCTGAGCCTCGACGCCGTTGAAATACACGAGCCTGACGTCCTTGAATGCGTCGGTCGTTATTCCGGCCTGCTGCAAGGCGTCGAAGTCGATGTTCGGCACGAATATGTCCATACCCTCGGCCAGCATGCCGGTAAGGGGCACCTTTGCCCGATAGCTGTAATCGGAGTTCCACCATGCGCCGCCCGGCTGGGGCATGAACACCGCTCCGAGCGTATTCCATTTTCCCCTTTTCACGGTGTACTTCATCGAGAACAGGTTCTCTCCGTACAGGTCCTGGCACTCGAATATCCATTCGCCGTCGTACAAGGTGAACACGTCGACCTGCGCAGTGGCAACGGCCTTCGAACGCACCAGCTTGTTCTCCGATACGATGCCGGTCTTCCCGCTTTGCGCGAGATTCGCCTGCAACACGTTGCCCGACACGCCGAACTCGGTTCTCTCGACGGTCGAGTTAAGCCCGCTCCACTCTTCGAGCATGTCGGAGGGATGGCTGAACACCTCCCTGGGAGGGTTCTGGTTGACGGCGAAATCGAACGTCTTGAACTGCGTAAGCGTCTGCACGTCCACGCTCTCGAACGAGCACAGCTTCTCGTCGGTCGATACCTGGAACCTCTCGTCGTTGACAAGCTCCCAGCCGTTGTTCGCGGAAACGAACCTTCCGTCCGCCATCGTCAGAACGAACGTCTCGTTCGAATCTATCGACATGACGTGCCCGGTGAATCCCGGCCTCAACGACTTCACGCCGACCACGTACGCAAGGTTGAACGAGCGCTCGTACTCCTTCACCTCGTACTCATGCTCGCCCTCCTCGTAGAAGCGGTACTTCACGTACGGCTCGTCGACGGAGGTCGCCTTCTTCATGCTGGCGACGAGGCTCTGCTCTTTCGCCATCTCGTCACCGTACACGGCCCTAATCTGAGACTGCTGCGACTGGCGGTATGCGTCGCCGGTGAACAGCATTCCGAGGTACATAGTGTTCGTCGGCTCTTCCGACGGTGCCTTCTTCTCGGTCTCTATCGCTTGATATACGTCGGCTATGCCGAGTTCGCTGTACACGTTCTCGACCTTGTAGTCAGAATCGCTCGGACTCGCCAAAAGCTGCTGAGCGCTCGTTATCTTATACGTGCTGACGGCCTGCTTCTTGAAGTAGTTCTGTATCGCCCATGGATAAAGCCGCGTCCTGACCTTTATCTCGTCCATCGTCACCTGGTACGGCATCGCGCACAATCTGGTGAACTCCAGCTTCAAGAAAGAAGCCCTTCTCGTCGGAAGCTCGATTCTCCCGCTCCTCAATTCGTACACCTGAGGGTACGGCCTCCAATAGCCCGGCTCGTCTCTCTCGGTGGAATACACGTTAAGCTGGCAGCCGTCGTAAACCGATTCGACGTCGATGAAGTTGATTCTCGAAGGCTCCCCGTTCGACCTGACGTCGAGGACGACGTACTCGACGGAATCCTCGCCTATGTTCGGCTGGGACACCCAATACGTATTCTCCTCGCCGTCGACGGCGTTCTCGACGCCCATGACCCTCATCTCGGTATCGACCCTGTTGCCGAACGGGTCCTCGTAGGAGGCGTTGCGATAGTCGCCCATCTGCCTTATCTCGTACATAAGCGACACGTTCGCAAGCTCGACAGAGAACGGAAACATCACCTCTTCGAGCGCGTTGTCCCTCACCTTCTGGTAGAAGGGGACATCAAGCCGCTCGACCTCGATTCTCACGGCATCGGCCTGAGCGGTCTGGAACGAGAAGTCGACCGTGTTCATCTCTCCCGCGAGAGACGTTCCGCCCCATGTCCTCGACGTGTACGAAAGCTCAAGGCCGTCCCTGTTCACGACCCTGACCCACACCCTGTTGCCATCGGCGTCTTTAGCCGACGACAGGTACGGCGTTATCTTGACCGGCTTCCTGGACGCGTTCATCTGTATCCTGTTGATTGGCACGAGCTTCTTCAATTCGAACTCGACCCATTCAGGCTCTCCGTCCGGCATCTTCTCGTCGGACGACCAGAATCTCGACGAGCGCGACGCCTCGGTGAAGAACGCTTGCAGCGCAGGCGTGTACGCGGTCGGATACGACCAATCTATCACGGACTCCCCTCCGTAATAGCTCGCGGTATACCTTCTGCTCGATGCGGTCGACAGAGCGTTCTTGGCCTCCATGAGCGCGGTGGCGTCCTTCTCTCCGAGCGTCTCGAAAAGCGATGCGTGCTTAGCGCCGTAATATCCGATATGCTCGCTCGAAGCCTTCGCGGACTTCGCAAGAAACGTGAAGTCGTTCTGCTCCTCCTGCGAATTGACGAGCACCTGCCTCGGCGCTTCTCTCCTCACGTTAGGCTCTACCCACTGGTTGCCGTACTTCTCGTAGTCCCAATCGGGGCGGCCCGTCACGTACCTTACGACGTTCCACCACTCGGAACTCGCCTCAACGGCCTTGGCCTCGACGTAGGCGTCCTGCTCATCGGCGAGCACGAGCTTCTCGGCTATATCGGCCCTCGTCCTCACCGTCAGGACGGAATCCACCGGCCTGAGCCTTTTGGTCGTCAGGTACACGGCGTACCTTTGCTCGGTCGTAAGCTCCTCGTCGGTCATCACGACGACGGTGTACTCGTTGTAATCGGCCTCGTTCGTCGCGCCGACGCTCTGGTTGGTGTCAGACCCGTTCGGCACGCCCATCGACTGATAGTATTCGCGCCCCTCTATCACCTGGCACTCGATACCGAGGGCGGCCTCTGCGGCGAGTTCTATCCCTCGCTTCGTCCCGCCGTACTGGAACGCCAGCATGTACTTCGATATCCTGCCCCTGTAATGGGCGTCCTTTATCTGTATCTCCTGCTGCTGCTCCCAGGTGAGAAGCCGGCTCACGTCGTAGTCGTACTCCTCGTCCTTGAGTCGCGGCAGGTTGAACAGCTGGCTGTACACGGTATCGAGGTCCTTGAACCTCGTTTCCGACAGAGCGGTCTGCATCCTCTTCAACATGAGCGATTTTCTCGCAGCGCCGACTCCGCTGTCGCCGCACAGGGCGTCGAGAAGCCTGACCATGTGCGACGTGTCGCTGAGGTCGTACACTTCCTCCGGCAGAGACGAGAGCCAGCTCTTGCTCTCCGTCGGCCTTATCTTCCTGTAATCACCCATTTCGCCTTACCAATCCTGCTGCGTCCTGCTGTATATTTCAACGAACTGCACCTCGAAGACCTCGTTCTGCGCAAGCTGGAAGTCGGTCGTGTACTGATGAACGAAGGTCTCCCCGTCCCTTGCGCATTCCACGACGCCGAACGCGCCGACGTCGGTCGACGTGACGAACGGCACCTTCTTCGTGCCGGCGTCGGCCTGGGTCGATATCCTTACGTTGTCCACGCCCGCCACGTTGGCCGCGACGGTCTCTATGTCCGACATCTGTATCGGGGAGCCGAACGGCAGCAGCTTCGCCCAATTCATGACCGCCGACACGACCGACGACTTTATATCGTCCCTCGGGAACGTCGAGAACATGAGCGTCAGGTAAATGCCGAAATAGCGCCTCTTCGCCTCATGGACGAGCGTGTCCATGGTCACGACGGACTGCGCGTCTATGAGCTTCTGCACCGTCTCGACAACATCGTTGTAGTAGTACGGGATGTTCATGGGCGTCTCGTCCGAAAGATTGGGCTGCTTGGCGTCCTCGAACACGAATTTCTGCGCTCCGGATACGGTCTTCACGGTGCCGAGCAGCTCTATGGAGTCGATGCCCCTAGCGCTCCCCTGCTTCTTCGTCTGGTCGTAAAGCATCCGGAAATGAGTGCCCTCCTCAAGTATGGTCGAGGTGCCGACGTTCACCATCCCGGTCGATGCGTAGGCGGGCTGATAGCTGAGAGGAACGTACAGATGCCCTATTACGGGCACGGTATTGTCCTCCCTCAACCACGTGGACTGATTGGACGACGTTATGGACTTCGAGAAATCGAGGTACTGTATGTCTGACACCTTCTGCACGTCGAGTCCGTCTATGTAAAGCTCGACCGATTTAAGCTCGCCGCGATTCAGCTTGCTCAGATAATCGAACTCTATGGTCACGAAATCGCCGTCCGACACGGCGTAATACTTGTACGAGCATCGCAACGATTCACCTGCGGTCAGCGTCGTCGTATTCGGTATCGTTATCACGCCGTTCGTCAGGTCTGCGGTGTAGTCGGTATTCAGCTTCGCGGTCGACCCGTCAGACGACTTGACGACGACAAGGCTCGACACGTACTTGTGCGAAAGCGACAGGCTCTCCCCGATTACGACGGGGCCGACAAGCTCGGTCATGTCCTGGCGGTAGAACTGAATCTGGTTCCCCTGCCCCATCACCTCGTACTCGCCCCTCGACAACAGGGTGTCGGTATCCGTGTTCCTGACCCAGTAGCGGTACATGGGGTCAAGGAGCCTCAGCACCTCGACGTCCCACCTGTTCGCCGAAACGGTTGCGACGAAATTCTGACCGCTCGCCTTGACCTGGACGACTTCCGAGTAGCGAGATTCCTGCCCTATAAGATTCGCCCTGCTGACTTGCGCATGGGCCAAAGACAGGCCGAGATACTGGTCTTTCGTCCCGGATTCGTTGCGGAATACAGTATTGAGGAACCGGTTCCTAAGCTCGTCGTCGGTCTCCACGTCCCGCCCGCCGGTGGTCGGGTTCTCGTTGGTCGCCGTTATGTACCCGGTATACGCGTTGCTGTAGGTTATCGTGTTCGCCGGAACGTTCCCCGACGAACCCGCCGTTATGGCGGTGACGGCTATCTCTGCGGTAAGAACGCCCTCCGCAAGCTCCTGATAGGCGGTTGTCTGAAACACTATGGCAGGCGAGACGGCGGACGCGGGCTTGTAGAATTGAGAGCCATAGCTGACCTGCAACAGGGAATCGCCGTTGTCGCGGCTTATCTTCACCGTGCCTCTTGCAGCCCTCGCCTCCTGCCTCGTGAAGCCGAACTGCCCGACCAGGTAATCAAGCTCCTGGCCCGACACGGCGTTGAGGGCGTAAAGCGTCTGCGTAGTCGTCGCATCTACGGCATAGTTCGCTATCTCGGTCGCTACCGCCGAGATAAGCTTCCTTATCGGTGTCCCGAGACCGGTATCCATCTGCGGGTCTGTGATTGCAAGCGAATTGACAATCGACTGTTCGTAATCTTGCGCGCTGGGCATCTTCATAACCTCGCTATGCTATGTGTTGTTTAGAGCACCTGAGCGATGTTCACGCCCTGCCCTGCCACCGTAGTCAATGTTACCGTAACGGACACCGTATCCGCTACCGTCTTAACGTCGATTGAGTTAACCGTCCTTATGATATCGTCATCGTTCCAAGCGTTGACGAAATCGCCTATCGTGCCTGAGCGATATCGCTCAATCTGCTTCTTCTGGTATTCGATGTAGTTGTTGACCACCCTCACGACCTCGGCCCGTATCTCTATAAGATAGTCGTTCAATGCGGGCGAGCCTACATAGTCCCCGAGCTTTGAGCCGAAGCCGGGGTACATCTTATCGGTGCCGAGCGGTTCGAGTATCCAGCACGCTAGCTCCTGCTCTATCCTCTGCGGCCCGCTCAGCTGAGTTATGTTGCCATCGCCCCTCATCGCAAGGTCACCATTCGCTATCTTGAACGTATACATTTCCCATCTCCTAAATAATTATTTACGAGTCCCTCCCGAGAGCGTACAGCGCCAATTCGCTGGCCACCTCAAGGAGCAAATCGTCACGGATAACGTCTATTCCGAGCATGGACGACCGGTCATGGAAAAACAGCGGCGCAAGCACCTTCTCAAGCACGTTGACACCGCCGCTGACGGTCTGGATGTACGATTCGGTATCTCCGTAATCCAGCACGGCCTTGATACCGATGTTGTTCTTCTGCAAGATGAACGAGTTCTTGGCGACATCTATCTGGCCGGCACCGACGATTATCTCGTGCAGATACTCCTGCGTCCTGTATTCCGACTGCTTGAAATAGCTCATCAGCGGGTAATGCTCACGCTCAACATCGGTCGCGCCTATCAAATACCCGGTTCTCCCCACCAGGACGACGTTCCTATCGTCTCCCGCTATGAGGGTTTCGAGCGTATCTATCGCGTTGTCGGTCAGGTTGCTCGCCATAAACGACACAAGGGCGGCGGTCTTCTTTATCTCAAGGACGTCCTCCATATCGGAATCAAAGAACACCTTCAACTTATGCGGCAGCTTGTCGAGCAGAGACGCGCACATGTTCTCTATCGACCTTGAGAACTTGCTGTTCGTCTCGTAATCGTACGCGTATATATCACGGCTGTTCGAGGACAGGAGGACCCCGACGCAATCCAACGTGCTCTTCTCGGACACGCGATACGAGTTCATGGCATCGCCAAGCTCTATCACCTGTTGGTCGGACAGAAGCCTCCAATGGTCGTAATCGTCGAGTATAACCGTGCTCGCGTCGTACTTTGAAAGCAGCTCGAACACCCCGTCGTACTGCGTCAACGACTGCACGTCGAGAAGGTAGAACGGGCTGCAACCCTTCGCGAACCTCTGCTCGCACGCTATCAGGTACTCAAGCGAACGAAGCTCGGCAGCCGGGTCGGACTGTTTGGTGTACGCCATAGGGAACCCGACCATCTCCCAGCCGTACGTTCCGAAATCGTCCTGTATGCCGGTCGACAGCCTCCCCACCTTAACGCCGCTCTCCGTAGGGCACATGACCCTCGACGCGGTTATGGCCGACACGGGCCAGTTCCCTATGTTCCTCTTCACCGTCGCCAGGAAATCCTTCTGCAAGTCCGCCTGGAAGGACATCCACTCGAAATGCTTCCTCCACCAATCCTTCACCTGCGGGTCGTACTCCGTCAGGGAATAGGTAGGCTCGACGCCGAAGCGCTTGACGTACTCGCCCCTTGCTGCGAACGAGAAGTCGGCATGCTCTCCGGCCAGAACGAAGTCGGAGAAGCATACGCCCCTCACATACGACTGGTACTTCGCATAAAGCTCTTCGACCATCACCCTCATAGGCTCGGCAGCGGCCTTCGGGGACATCAGCGACGTGTACGACCCGTTCCCTTCGGCGTCGTACACCACCTGCTGATACTTGTGATGCGCAGATTCAGACCTTACGTTAGACCACACCCGGCAGCTTATCATCAACGTAACGGCTATATCGTACTCCCACAGCCTCTTAATCAACTGGGTCGTGTGGTCGCCGAAGCATCCGAGGCCGAAGTCCTCCGCGCTGTCGGAATCCCACAGCACAAGACCGTCGTCCGCGACGTTGAGGAACACCTCGTCTACGCCCGACTTCTTTATGTCGTCGATAATCGCGCGCTCCTTGCCTATGCACGAACGAGCGTCGAGCGTCATCGCATAATGCATGACGCTGTACTGCCCGCTCCTGACGCGTGACATGAACTTCCACCTGTTCGTGGCGAACTTCTGAACCATCCACGTCTCGCCGACCTGCGGTATCGGCGACGGGAGATTATTCCCCCACGGTATCGTCAGCTCGCTCTTGTACGACGTGAGGCATGTCGCGCCCCTTGGCGATATGGCGGTAACGCGCACGACCTCATGCTGCATCTGAGAAAAGTAATCGGCTCTACCCATTGTCCGCCCCCTTGTTCGGATTCACCATTCCGGACACGAGGGAGCCTACAGGACAGGTGCATCTCGCCGTCGTCGTGAACCCCGCCCCGTCCTCGTAGCTCATGTTGTGCGTCACCTCTTCGACGTAGAAGCTTATGTCGAGGCTCTTCACCTTGACGCGGCACCCGGGGAACAGGCCGGGCTGGAACGTCATGCTCAAGGTGGCCTGGTACTGGTTCGCCCAGTGGTACATGAACTCGTAAAGCGCATATAGGAACGGCAGGATATACTGCGGCTTCGTGGTTCCCTCTTCTTCGTCGGTGCCGGTCTCTATCAGACTGGCCGCAGAGCTTAGCGACGGAGTAGTGTTCGGCCTGGCTCCATACCTTCGATAAAGCTCCTTCGGCGTGTACTTCCACTCCTCGCCCTCCGGAATATAGATAAGCTCCTTCAAGATGGACGAAACCTCGTCAGACACGTAATAGGCATCGTCTCCGGACGCGGCAGCCGAGACCTTCGCAGCGGTATCGCTCTCTATGGATACGACGCCTTGGGTGTAGATGTAGCTTATCGAACTCCCCATCTGGTCGACTCCGGGCACGAACACGTGCGAATAATACTCGTCGTCCGACTGCGTTATCGTGAGGTCCTTCAACTCTATGTCCTCAAGTATGAGGTAGGGCGTCTTGTTGCCGTACATCCCCCAATAGTCCGGGTACCATGCTATGAACTCGCCGTCAGGTCCCGATGCGCACGACCTCAACGACGCGTTCACCGCCTTCTTCACGGAGTTCCACAAAGGCTCGTCGTTCGCAAGCGCCCGTTCGCCTTGCAGCATGAACGCCTCTCCGACGTCCTGTATCGACTGGAACTGGTTCGCGAAGAAGTACGCAACGGACGATACCGACGCATCGGTTGACGATTGGGTGTCCTGAGTCGTGTTGTCCCCCTCGTACACAACCTTGGTGACGTCCCCGGACTGCTGGAAATACGCCGGCCTTATATACTCCATCTTCTTGTTGACGCCTCTGCCGCTCGAATACGTGAGGCCGTACTTAGCTATGTTCGACGTTATCCACTCAACGACGTCCTTATCGGGAGACTGCCCAGGCGTGGTGTACACGGACTCTATCTCGCGACCAAGGCCCCACCCGAAGTAGACGATGTTGTCCAAAAAGCCGTTGTTGCCGCCCTTCGCCCACTCCTCGGCGCTCGCCCTGCTCACGTAACCGCTGTATCCGAGGTCTATCGTATACCCGGCGTCCTTCGCATCGGATACGAACGCATCGACGGCATCGCTGAAATTCTGCTGGCATCCGTTCGTGCCGGTTCCTCGGCACGCATCGTTTGCCCCGGCGTACTTGTTTTCGCTCGTGTCTCTCGGAACGGTGTATTTCCCTAGCTTGTTAGGCATCTAACCCTCATTTCGCATATTCAGCATACGCCTCTTGGGCCAACTGTATCCTTCGCGGCCTGTTCGGCACCGACGGCCTCATGTAGACCCTTTCGAGGCATTCGGTCGCCTTCGGTATATCGGTCCACGACTTCCACTCGCTATAGCTCACCTTAGACGGCCACCATGTTACCGTGCCGTTCGGATACGTGTACGTCTTCCCGGTATAGGCTTGGAAGCAGCCCTCCGCCTCCTCCTGGAACAAAGTCAGCTGAGCCTCGATGTCGCTCCACTCCTTGCCCATGGAGTTCGCTATCTCCACGAGCCTGTCGAACCTTCCGCTCCCTATCTCCCATTGGAATATGCCTCGTCCGGGGCCTCCTCCGCTTTGCATGCATGCGGGGTCGCACGAGCTTTCCTGCATGGCGTTCCCTATGGTCGCGGCAGCGGCCTCTTGCGAGAACCCCTGGGATATGCAGAAGTTCCAGACCTGCTCGGTCGCCGTGGAGCCTGTGAAGTCGGCAGAGCCGTTCGAACCTCCGGCTGCTCCGCCCGTCGCGAACTTCGGGCCGCTCGTTCTGAGAATCTCGTAGAACTCGTTGACCATATCTCGGGCTTGCTCGATATCGGTCTGCTTTGCGGCGTAAAGCCCCTGCGCCCACTCGATGACCTCGGACGGCACGGTTCCTATCTTGACGGCGGTCGGGTCGTACCCGGCAACATTCACCAGAAGGTTCATTATCACGCCCTCCCAGCCTATGGTCGTCGAATAGCCTAACTGCTGCTGCGACGCTATGAGCTGGGGGTCCCAGAAAAGCTCCTGGAGCCTGTATATCGTATCGTACCCGGTCACAGAAAGCTCGCTCCTGTATAGGTTGAACTTCGGAGCGCTCTTGATGTATCCCGCAAGCACGGCATGCCTCTCGTTCTTCGTGAGGTATATCTTCACGCGGTCCATCGGCGTGAACACGTCGTTGTACTTGCCGTTCTTGTTGAGCAGATGCAACGTGAAAGAGGACGCGGTGTTCGACTTTCTCGAAACCGTCGCCCTCGTTATGTCCTGCGACAGGTCGAAGTACCTCACGTCGCCATCGCCCGTGACTGCGGCGTATGCCTCTATGCTTGGACTGTAGGTTAGAATCTTCATACCCGTATTATAGCCTCATGGCGAATGAGCGCATACATGCGCTCTACGGTTTATGCGTCGCGCAGCGTGTAGAAGTACACCCAATTCACTCTTCGCAGCTCCTCCATGGAGAACGGCCTCGACGAGTTCCCGGCGTGGGCTGGGTCCATTACCCACACCCCGCTATCGTCGACCTTCCATATGAGGACTATATGGCCGCCGTACCAGTTATCGCCGAACGTGCCGCTGACAGATGCGAATGCAACGGAGTCCTCGCTCACCGACGCCACGGCATCGTCTATGCTCCAATAGATATCGGACGCCTCGAACCCGTACTTCCCGACGGCGTAGTCGCAGAACTTCCCAGGGTCGTTCACGCCTCCGGTCAGGCACGTCTCGCCGACCTCGGCGAGGAGGGCGGGAGGGTCGATAGGCTCCCTCGACAGATACTCGAACGCCATAGACGCAGCAACGAGTCCGCAGCCGGCGTTCTCAAGATTCGACGAGGCGTACGGGATACCGCCCCACGCAGCATCGGCTTGCAGGTACATTGGCATGGAGCGCGGCCTGTTCTCCCACTCGTATCGGGCCTGAGCCTCCTCAAGCTCGTCCTGCATAACGTCCATCGTCTCATCGGCCTGCTCGATAAGCTGCATGGTGTCGATTTCTATAGGCTCGACGACCTCAGGCCCTGCGTCGACGGACGTGCTTTGCACAACCAAAGAAGTGGCGGCGATTAAAACCGCCGCCACCGTTATCGCTATTCTGTCGGTGCATTTTCCCATAAGCGGTATTATGAGCAATAACGCCTCGCCAGGTCAACGCTGCCTACGCGGTGCGACGCCACATGCTGACGGCGTACGAAAGCGGCCTGTTCTCATGGGCCTGCCCTCCGCCTGTCGGCGTGACCATCGCACTGCCGTCATCTCCGTAGTTCCCGCCGCTCGCCGTGTCCTTGACACCTGCGGAGCCAGATAGCTTGTAGTAGTAATGCTGGTGCGCCGGTATCTGCGCGACCGTGAGCGTGACGGTGTTCGCTCCATACGACGAGCCGACCGTATAACCGCTGCCGGACGCGACGAGGTACCTGCCCGCGCTTATCTGCGTCCACGTCGTACCCGGCCACACAGCGCTCGGATTACTGCTGTCCAATGAAAGATATACCCCATGAACAGGTATGGGACAGTACGTCTTGTACGCCCCTTCTACCTTGTATTTAAGCTGCATGGGGAATCACCTCCCCATGCTTCTCGCTATTTAGTCCTGACCCAAAGCGGGACTGCGATTGACTGCGGCATGTTGTTATGGGGCATGCCCCCGCCCGTCGCATCGTAGTAATCGGCATCATATCCGTACCCCGGAGAACAGAAGCCATCAACGTCGTTCCCGGTAGGTGCAGATACCGTCCTGTATTGGACGTTTGGCCTGTGCCTATGGCTCGGCATCTCTCCGACCGTGAGCGTGTGCGTATTGCTCCCGTACGAGCTGCCGGAGACGTAGGTGCCCCCTGCGGAGACGAGGTAGTTGCCCTGGACCTGCTTGACCCAAGTCGTGCCGACCCACTCGGCGTTCGGGTCGAAGATGCAATGGAGGTACGTGCCGACCGGATGCGGGCAGTAATTCGAGAACGCAGCCCCGTTCCTGACCTTAATGCGCATGGCGCACCGCCTCTACGCGGTGCGTCTCCAAGCGAATACCGTCGCATACGACGGGTAGAACGCAGCCCCCCCCCCGTATTGCCGACAATATCAAGACCGGCGGATCCGGCATTCGCCCCGTTCGCCACGCAGTAGCGGTTCGCAACGCCCTGGTCTGTGGACGCCCAGTTCTGCCAGTTCCTCGACTGCATGAGGTGGCTATGCTGCGGCATCTGGTTCACGCTGATGGTATCGCTGCCTCCCGTGCCGCCGACCGCTGCATTCGACGCTCCTCCGCGAAGATATCTGTCGGACGAGTACAGCACCCAAGAGCCTCCGAGGAACTTCGACGGGTTCGTATTAGAGTACGTGAGGTAAAGGCTCCCGACGGGGAAAAAGACATCGAGCAGCGAGACGAATCCGCCGCCGCTCCTTACCTTCACGCTAGCGGCGGTCGCCATGCTGCTACCTCCTTATTTAGTTCTTTTCCACATATCGACGGCGAGGTACGGCGGCCTGTTCTCATGAGATTGTCCGCCACCAACGTCACCAGAGAACGTATTAGACCAAAACACGTTAGTCCCGCTGATGAAATAGAGACACTGTTTCGTACCGCCTCCCGAATCGTAGCCGTTAAGAATGGGGTGTTGATGGTTGGGGATTTGGTCAACGGAAAGCACGACGCTCGCCGCCCCTCCCGTCTTGCCGACAGAGTAATCGCCTGACGTCGAGCCTCCGCTTGCGGCAAGGAACGTCCCGGATGCGATGCGCTCCCATGTCGTACCGGGCCATAGACTCGACGGCGTGCAGTTGACGGCGCTGATGTAGACCCCTCCGACAGGGAACGGGCAATACGCTTGGTACGAGCTTCCGCTCTTGACCTTAATGAGCATAGGGAATCACCCCTATGCTGTGCGCTCCCACATGTACACGACGAGGTAGGGCGGCATATTGTTGTGCGCAGCCCCCCCCCCGTTGATGTTATGGAGATGGCGCTCCCGGTCCCGAGAGCCAAGCCGTCAACGAAGCTGCCGGCGCTTCCGCTTATGCCATAGGCGATTCGCTCCTTGCCGCCGACAAGCCACTTATGCGTGTGACTTGGCATCTCGCTCACGGTCAGCGTGTGGCTCTCCTCGCCTCCGGTCGCCCCAGCCGCCTTTGCTCCGGCACCGATGAGGAACCGGTCGCTGAGACTGCGCCATGTTCCCCCGAGGAACGTTCCGGGGTTGGTCGCCTTCGTCGATTGGTAGATGCTCCCCACCGGGTAGCAGATATCGAGCAACGACTGGAACGTCGAGCCGTTCTTGACCTTTATCTTCGAGGCGGTGGTCATGCAATCACCGCCTCTCCTGAAATACGGGGCCTTCTATTCGGTTCTCTGGTACAGGTACATGGCGATTGAGAGCGGCATGTTATTGTGCGCAGCGCCTCCGCCGGCAGCCTCGATTCCTCCGTCCTGCCACCTGCTCGTAGGCGTCGACGGAGTATGCCATTCCCACCCCCACGTCGCAACGCTTCCGCCGTCTTCGACAGCAAGAAGCCGATGGTTATGACTCGGCATCTCGTCGATTGTGAGGATATGCTTGTTGCTGCCGTACACGTTCCCCTGCTTGTACGTGTCTCCGGCAGACACAAGATAGTGCCCCTCGCCATGCTGATGCCACTTCGTCCCGGGCCACACATCGTTCGGGTCGTATGTACAGAAAAGGCACGTTCCAACAGGGAACGGGCAGTACGGACGGAAACCGGAACCTTCCCGAAGCATGATTTCAGCCATTGCGCGCCTCCGAAAAGGCTACGCGGTGCGCCTCCATAAATTGACGGATACGTGGAGCGGATAATAGTCCGCCCCCCCCCCCGTTGCTCTACAGGCATCCATATCCCAGTTGTACCTGTAATCTGCGGCCACCCATGGCGGATAGGAACCTTTGAGCGTGGTCGAACCCGCCCCGCTGTTGTACCCGTAGTATTCGTGGGTATGCGACGGCATCTGCGCAACGCTTATCTTCTTGGAGCCGCCAGCCGCCCCTGCGGCTGCATAGCCGGACGTCCCGGCAAGCGCTAAGACGCCTCCCGTCACCTTCGACCACGTGCCGCCGAACAAGGTGTCGGGGCTTGCGGAACCCATCGACATATACGTGCTGCCTATCGGGAACACGAGGTCGAGCAGCGACGTGAACTTCGAACCGTCCTTGAACTTCAAATCGGCAAGTTGCATAGCTAGGCCACCGCCCCTCTATGCAGTGCGCCTCCAAATGTTGACGGCAATGTACGGAGGGCGGTTCTCATGCGAGCCGCCGCCTCCTGTAGCGCGTGCGATTTGGCCGCCAGCTGGGTCGTTGATGTACTCGTTCGAGATGCAAGGCATCGTAGCCCATCCCTCGCGCTGCTGCACGACGTTGTGATAGCCCTGTATGACGTGGGTATGGCTTGGCATCTGCGCGACCGACAGAGTGACCGAAGCAGCTCCGCCCGTGTTTCCAAGCGCATACGACGAACCTGCGCCGACGGGGAACCTGTCCTGCGCGTAGAGCGCCCAAGTAGTCCCGGGCCATTCGACGTTCGGGTTCGTGGCGGTCGTTGAGAACAAGAGGTCTCCAACGCGCCATGGGCAGAAGGCTTTCCAGTCGTCCCCGCTCTTGAACTTGAGCTTAGGCACAGCGCCTCACCGCCCTCGGCATCGCTACATGGCGATACCCCCCCCCCAGTCCGTCTCCACATATAGCACGCTATGTAAGGGGGCATGTTGTTATGCGCGGCGTTGCCGCCGGCACTGTACGTGAATTCGTTCGTATTGGACGGCTTGTTCCAATCGGTCGTATGCGTTTCGGGGTTTGCGCTCCCGTAGTCTGCAAAACGGAAGCCGATGTTATGGGTATGGCTCGGCATTTCGTCGATGGTCAGCTTATGCGTAGCCTCGCCGCCGGTATTGCCGACCTTGTACGTTCCGCTCGACGCTCCTGCCACGAGGAACGTCCCGGCGGTCACAAGCGTCCAGGTCGTTCCGGGCCATCTCGTTGCAGGGTTGACGGAGCTGAACGTGACGTACACGTCATCGACGCCGTACGGGCATACGGCAGAATACGCATCGCCATTCTTGTATTTGATTCCCACGTCGCTCTCCTTTCGATTCAACGATTATATCATCGCAACCGCTCGGTTTGAACTTCGTCCAGCTATCCGGTATATCTGAGATAGCGCTGCCAGTTGGTTGCCATCGTCACGACCGACACCTCGTTGCCGCTGCCGTCCCCAGTCCTTCCATCGTAGTCGGAATGAGCGCCGACGGTCTGGTTGCCGCCTATGTACATCTCGACGTGCGTCTCAGGATTCAGCATTATGTCGCCGCGCTTGAGCTTGGAAGGGTCGCCGTCGTATGCGTAGCCGGTCCATCCGCACTTCGACAGTATCTCCTCCATGTTCCACGTTACGAACGGATACGTCCCGCCGAGCTGGTCTACGGTCCATCCGTTGTTAAGCAAGGCGTAGTAGATGAACGACGAACAGTCTATGTCGGGGTTGTAGAACCTGTTCGGCTGGCTGTAGCCGTGGGAGTCGTCGTTCGCGACTTCGAGCATCCACTTGACCGCAGCCTCGACGGCTTCTGACGATGCCGTTCCGTTGTACCCCGGCGTCGTACCGCCGTTAGCCCCTCCGACGAACTGCGGGCCGCTCGTCCTCAACACATCGTAGAACTCGTTGACCATATCCCTTGCTTGCTCGATATCGGTCTGCTTGGCCTGGTACATGCGATAGGCCCAGTCTATGACCTCCTGCGGTATCTCCCCTATCTTGACCCTATCGACGTCCCATCCTCCCACCGCTTTGAGCAGCTTCCATATGACGTTCCCATAGCCGCTCCAATCGGCGCTCTCGCTTCTCTCGTTAGCGAGAAGCTGCCACGAGCCGCTGAGCGCCGGGTCCCAATACAGCTGCATGAGCTGGTAGAACGTGCATTTTCCAGACAGTTTGAAGTCAGACGGGTACAACGTGAACTTGTCCACGCTCGTTATGTAGCCGGTAAGAAGACGGTGCCTCTCGCTCTTCGTGGAGTATATGGTCACCTTGTCCATCGGCGTGAATATGCCGTTGTACTTCCGGTTCTTGTTTTGCAGCGTTATGTCGAACGAGGAATACGTGTCGGAGTTCCTCGTCACTCTGGCCGACGTTATATCGGGCGACAGGTCGTAGTACGTCTTCACGCCGTCTTTCCCCGACACCTCGACATACGCCTCGACGCTCGGACTGTAGGTTAGAATCTTCATGCTACAACCTGCTCAAATCCTCGCCGTTGCCCCAGCACCACCCAATCCATCCGCGATGCCCCTGGCATGTGGCGGTCTGCCAGCTCGTCCACTGCTCCAGCGTCTCTATGGAAAGACGGCCCGTGTTGTTGGCGACCTTCCCCCCGCCTATGTATATGCCGACATGACCGTATATAGCGCCCATCTCGCCCGAACCCGAGCCGCACACTATCGCACCGACCGGAATGCCCTCCATGCTCGTCGAGCCTGACGCGCTCCAGCTGTTCCACATGTCGATTGCATTGCCTCCGGGGTAGGGTCTCCCGGCCTTCTGGTACACCATCGAGACGAACATGGCGCAGTAGTCGGGCGTCGTCGGTATCCCGTACTGGTCGGCATGCTCGGCTATTTCCGCTATCTTCTTCTGCACCTCATTGGCGTCGCCCTCGTCGTACTGCCCGTTCGACGACGAGCCTCCCTGGACTCCGCCTCCGCCTATCTTGATGCTAGTCTCATGCAGAATCTCGTAGAACTCGTTGACCATGCTCCTCGCTTGCTCGATATCCGTCTGCTTTGCAGCGTAAAGGTTTCTCGCCCATTCGACGACTTCTGACGGGAGCGACTGCTCTATTCGTATCCTGTCCTCCGGCCACCCGGCCACCTGCATGAGCAGGTTGCTCACGACCACCCAGTACCCGCCGTCGAAATACCCCGACCCGCTATTCGGGTTTAGATACACGAGCTGCTGCGACGGTATGAGCTTCGGGTCCCAGAAAAGCTCTTGGAGCTGGTAGAACGTGCACGACCCCGATATCTTGAAGTCGGACGGGTACAGCGTGAACTTGTCGGACTTCGTTATGTAGCCGGTAAGGAGCTTATGGCGCTTCTCCTTCGTAGCGTATATGACGATTTTATCCATCGGAGAGAAAACGTCGTTGTACTTCCTGTTCTTGTTTTGCAGCGTTATCGTGAACGTTGACGCTGCATCGACCTTTCTCGACACGACGGCACTCGTCACGTCGGGCGACAGGTCGTAATACGTTCCGTTAGCCTCGGCGTATACCTCGACAGATGGGCTGTAGGTCAGAATCCTCATTGCTTGTATCTGTCCGCACCGGTCTTGTAGGCGTCTTCGCCATGGTTCTTAATGTCGGTCGCATTGACCAGGCTGTCCCCGGCGAGGTCGGATTCATCGCCGGTAACATCCGAGCCGGACACGTCGCCGGTGTCCATCTCGTCCTTCAATATCCTCATGACAAGGCGCATCCTGGGCGCTACCATCTTGTAGTCGAACGCCATCGGGACGTCGGTCAGCGCAACGCTGTATTTCACTCCGCCCCTTATCGCCCCGCTGACGAACGTGAGGTTCGCCGGCGTGCTCACGGCTGTGACGTACCTCTGGTACTCCATGCACCAGTTCCCGAACCTGCGGTACTCGTCGGGGTCGCGGAAAACGAGGGTCACGGACAACGGAGACTGCTCCACCCTGTTCGGATATATCGTATACGCCTGTCGAGCCTGGCTGCTCCCCTTGCTCACAAGGCTCCACGAATAGCTGAACTCCTCCATGTTCACGTCGAAACGGTCGCCGTTAAGCTCGAAATATGCGTTGTATCTGAACGGCTTCGCCATCTGTCTCCCTCGATTAAATCCCTGCCGCCCCGGCATACCCGCCGGACGGCTTCTGCGTCTCCGACTCCAGCCCGTCGTTGCCGGTGTAGCTGTTCTCGGTTGCCTGTATCTCCTCTATGTACTGGTAGATGCTCGGCGGATTGTCGGCATTGAACGTGCCGGCGCGTTCGAGCACCTTTTTCAGCGCTTCCTTCACGGTGGTCCAATCCTCGGAGGTCGGGGTGTTGTACTCGTTCCTGACCCAGTTGACGCCATCGGGTATAACGTCCAGCCCTTCGGTAGACGCATGCTCCCTTATCGTCTCGAACCCCGAATCGACGTTCATCATCAGCGTATAGGACACGGCTGAGGTCTTGACGTCGTACTTAACGTTGGAGTATCCGGTCAAGTACACGTCGCCGACCCAATCAAGAGCGGGGAAGTAAAACTTGAGCGGCCTCTTGTTGGCGGCGTGCCATTCCATTATGTCGCGGATTTTCTTCTCGAACTCCTCCATCCGCGCCCACTGGTTCTCGGCGGTTCCGCGCTGGGTAAGATACCCTCCGACCTGCATCTTCTCAATCCTGCAACTGAGCAGCTGTACGACCCTGCCCCCGTACGTATCCTGTGATGCTATGTTCAGCTTGTACGTCCACGTCGCCTCGCTGGGGTTTATGTCGAAGACGTACGTCCCTATCTGCGCGTTGGCCATTACGACTCCGTTCCCATCGTCCTGCCGACCTCGTTGTTGGCATTCTCAACCTTCGCCCTGAGCACTTGGTCGGCACCGTCGGCCCAGCCTATAACGACATCGACCTTCTGCTGCTCCTCGCCCTTGACGGCGTACTTGTCGTAATCCTTGAGGTAATCCTGCACCTCGCCCTTCGCCTCGTCGGATGTGAGCCACTCGGTAAAGTCCCTGCTGTCTCCCGACTCCTCGTACATGCCGAGCAGGTCGGACGACATCTGCCGCCCGAGCGCATCGTCGAGGCCGCGCCCGACTTCATCCGACACAAGCCCTTCCTGGCTCAGCACGGAGAGAACGCGGTTCCTCGCCCTCTCGTCCACGTTCTCGCTGGTAATCTTGTCCTGGGATATCGCCCTGTTCAGGTCATAGTACCCGCCTCCGAATGCGGAATCGGTGGGGGAGCTTCCGCCGAACACCGACTTAACGCCATCGGCATCGTTCTTTATATCGCTCCACTCGTCTCCCCACGCCTGCTCTCTGTCGCCGGACTCAAGGTTCTCCATCCCTTCGGAATAGCCCATCATGTATTCGACTATCTTCTCGGGCGTCGATATCTCCTTGCTGTTGGCTCCGTATGTGGTGAGCGCCTTCCTTATCGTCGCGATTCCGCCCTTGTTCTCCCATTCTGTGCTGAGGCTGTTCAGAGCGTTCAGCAGCCCTTCCGAATCGCCCTCGTTGACGTATTCCCAGAATGTCTTGCCGCCGTCGGTGAGAGGCTGCATGGCGAGCCATCGCTCAGGCGATTGAGCCTGGGTTCCGTAGCCTCTCGACGCCACCTCTTGAGCCGCCCTTACCATAGCCTCAGGCTCTTCCATGCCCTGCGCCATGTACTGCTGCCGCAAGTTGTTCGCGGTCACGTTGTTCGTCCAGTCTATGTTGCCGACAAGACCGGTCGCAAGCTCCCTCTGCGAGCCTTCCTGGAAGTATCCCGCTATCTGGTTGGCGTACGACGTCCCGACGGCGCTGTTGCCGGTCACCTTCTCCCACGTGGCGGACGTCTTGAGGAACTGCTGCGTCACCTCGTCCATCGACATGTCGGTGTTCTTCACCGTCTCGGAAAGACCTTCCATCACATCGTTAAGCTCGTTCATGGACATGCCGCCCTTCACGACGGCATCGGTGTACAGCTGCGTCGCATTCTCGACGCTCATGCCGTAATCCTGATTGGCCCCTATGGCGAACTGATACCCGACGTCGTACTCCTCGGTGCCGTATTTCGCCCTGCCGCTGATAAGCCCCTGCTGGACGGCTTTGGCCTGGTCGGTGTCCAGCCCGGTCGAAAGACCAGTGTACATCGCCTGACTTTGCATCGACGCGCCGAGACCGAGGTCGTTCCCCTCACCAGTCTGCTGTATCGACGCCGCCCTTGCGGACTGGGCAAGGTCGATGCCTCCGCTGACCGCTCCGACGATGGCAGCGCCGGCCCCAATCGTTGCGGCCACGCCGCCGAGAGCGGGCAGGACGCGACCAAGCACGGAGCCTATCTTGCCGAGGTTCCCCCCTTGAACGGCACCGAACAGGTCACCTATGCCGCCGGCGGTTTGCGCTATGTCCTCCATGCCCCCTTGAAGCTGCTTGGAGAACGACTCGTCTATGGCCTTCCCCAGCTTCTCGGACGTTTCGGCCTGCGTCTTACGCGTTTTCTCGCCCTCTTCCTTGGCTGTCCTGCTCAGCTCCTCGGTCTGCTTCTTCTGCTCGGCGATGACCTGCTCTATGACGTCGCGTATGCCGCTCGTGAGGCTTTCGACGGATTCCTCCGACAACTGAGTGAACGCGACTGCGCCGCCGTTCGTCCCGTCTTCGTTGACGACTCCGCCATCCCCTTCGAACGCTTCGAGGATGGGGTTCATCGCCTCGACCATCCGGGCGAGTTCCCGACTCGTCATGACGACCTCCGAGAAGCCGGCCTGCATGCTCTCCATAGCCTCCGCAGACCTCTCGTTGCCCTCAACCACCGTATCGAGAAGAGTCTTCGACGGTGACACTTTGCTTGTTACCTCGTTCGTAGCTATCGTTATCGCCTGCCTTCACCGCGACCGTTTACGTCAATTCTACTCGGTAGCGCCCCCGCCTTCCATGTTCGTAAGGCGCTTGACCTTCTCAAGCATCGCGGTCATGTCGGGCGCGGTGAGGTCGACGTAGGTCTCCTCGTCCTGCTCGCGAGCCTTCTCCGCCATCTTCTTCCGCTCCCACATCTCATGATGCTCTATCGCGAACCAGAACTCGACCATATCGTCCATCTTATCGTAGAGGCGCGACCTCACCCTGCGCTCGACGACTATGGAGTTCATCTTCGCTATGTCCTTGCATATCGCCTGAACCGTATTGAGGTCGCCCTGCAATACGCCTCGCTCTTCGGCTTGCCGACACCACTCGAACAGCATAGCGACTCTCGGTGGCCTATCCTCATCATCGACAAACCTAATTATTTTTTTATCGCGTTCGCAACCTCTATGGCGGTCATCTCCATCTCGACATACGCCTTGTGCAAGTAGGCTATGACGGACGGATACCATTGCTTGACCTCCTCGGCCTTGTCCGGGATAACGTCGTACCCCTTCTTGTAGGCAACGCTCAGGGGCATCCCGTCGACGGACTCGACAGCCGCCGCGACGGTGTAAACCTTCCTCGCCTCTATCTCGGTAAGCGTTTCACGGTAATCTCGGATAAGCTGCCCTATCCTCAATATCTCCCCCTCGCGAAGCGTTCTGATGACGAAGCAGTGGCCGCCGTACCATACCTCCCTCGTCATATCCCCGAGGAACAGCAATCCTCGGAACGGTTCGAGATGCTCTTCGGGGAATATCTCCTCGACCTCATCCTCTGCGGGAGCGCCGCGCAGAGCGCCCACCGTCCCCTCATCGCCTTTAGACCCGCGCGATTCCGTATCAACGGGAATCGATGCGTCGGACTTCGTACCGCCGCCCTCCGGTTGACCCTTGAACTTACGCATAGCTCCTCCTTATCGCCGAAATTACCCGACCATTGTACCAATAAAACGAAAACAGGGCTTCTCAGCCCTGTCTCCGAACGCCATATGCGCGATTCGCTACGCTTGAACAGCCGTGACGTTGGTGTACATCATGGTTATGCGCACTTCCTGCGTCATGGTGTTGTTCCGAATGCTCTCAGGCGCTTCGATGTTGGTTATCACGCATCCCTGATACTTCTTGATGCGATAATCCTCTCCATTAGCGCCCTTCTCTATCTTCGACACCTGGATGTACCCGTCGTTCATCCTCTGCGCCTTGAGAACCTCGTAGAGGTCCACGGGATAGCCGTCGAGCTGGTTGCCCTTGTTGTCGGCGTTCTCGGACTTGAACTTGTCCCAAATCCCGGTGGTGTCCTGAGCGACGCCGCTCGCGTCGGTGGTCATGAACGCCGAGACCCATCCGTCCCTTCCCCACGTCGACCAGACGCTGAGGACTATCGTGCCGGCCTGCTGGCCGTACGCGGTCGCTATCTCGACCGGATACGGCGAGCCGATGGGATGTATCTGCTCGGGCTGCGCGAGAGCGCCGCCCGGCGTATCCTGAATCTGCGCCAGGAACTCGACCTTGACGGTCTTGCTCAAGCCTATCTCGACGTAGGTGTTACCGCCGCCGAGTACCCTTGTATGAGTGGTAGCCATGTATTCTCACCCCTTCCTTACGCTGCCGTGGTGTTCGAATCGACCGAGAAGCTTATCTCGATGTAATTCATTCCGTACACCGGGGTATACGAGAACGATATGTTCACCTGGGTCGGGTTTATCTCGTCAGCCGCCACGGTCAGCCCGGAGAACCCGTTGATGAAGTTGTTGTCCCTCAGCGAGCACAGGATGCTGTGCGCCGACGACTTGATGTTGAGCAAGGTGCTGCTCGTGATTATGGAGCCGATGTAGCCGTTGGAGAACGCCCTGCGCATGGTCTTGATGATGTAATACTTCGTCAAGATGATGTTCGTCTCCTGCTCGATGACGGATGCGGTCGACGTGGTGCGGCCATGGAGGATTCTAAGCGCGCTGGAAACCTCGTCGATGTACATAAGGCCGTTCGCGCACTCATTCCTCTTCACAATCTTGGTGTTGTACTCGTTAGCCGAGAAAAGCCCCGAGATAACCTTCTGCGTGAGGGGCACGTACTGGGCGACGGAGCTGTTGTAGCCTGCAACGGCTGCGGCGGCGTAATACCCCGGAATAACCTCGACGACGTTCGTCATCGGATTGCGGAACCTGAACGTCGACGGCGATACCAGCCACATATCGTCGGTGTTGAGCGACTGGGCGAGCGCAATCATGCCGTCGGCACCGATAACGCTCGACGTTCCGTCGGCACCGAGAACCGCGACGCGCTCGTCCTGGTTCTCCTTCATCTTGTTGATATGCTCGCGGCAAAGCGCCCACACCGCGTTGTCGCCGGACACGGGCACGATTATGTCTATCCCATCCACTATGGTCAGCGCCTCGAACGCGGAATCCCAGGAGGTGAGCGGGTACGTCATCGCCGAACCGTCGAGCGACACGCCTGGAACGGCCACGCCGTAGCACGACGACATGCCGTTCTTGCTCGCTATGTACGCAGCGAGGGATACGGGAGACTGCACCTGGCCCGTCGTGCTGTCCCACGGGGTTCCGAACATCGCAGCAAGCTCGTTGTAGTTCGAGAAGAACGTCGCCTGGTTGTACGACTCGTCGGTGTAATTGTAGGACACGGTTACGCCCTCGCCGGACTTTATCGCGCAGTACCCGTACTCAATGTACATGATATTGCCCTTCGCCTCGTCGAAGCTGGGGATGCGCGAAGACGCGGTTCTCGCGATTTTGCCGGTATCGTAATCGACGACGTAATCGACGTCCTCTATGTAGCCGTCGGGAGCGCCGGGCGTGTCGCCGTACTCGTTATCGCTGTCTTTGCAGGATACGATTTTGCAGGTGTACGGCTTGTCCGAATTTCCCATCGCATTCTTGGAGATGTACTTGTGGCTCAAGCCGTACGAAGCCTCGCCCATAAGCTCGATAGGCTCTGCGGTGGTCCACTTGTAGCCGATGCTCAACTGGGTGCCGTTCGTGATGCTGCCGCCGGTCTTCGCCATGAAGGTGTTCGTGTGGTAGTCGATTTCGTAATCGGTTCCCTCGACGTAGGAACCGACCGTCACGGTGCCCTTGATGACGTAGCCGGAAATCGGATTGCCTTCGTCGTCTACGAGGATGTTGAAGCTGGGCTGCGCCACGTAGAACGTGAACTGCTTGTTCGTCACGGTCGTGCTCGCGGTCGATAGCTTCGAGATAAGCCTCGCTATGGACGTCGCTCCCTCGGCGTCTTGCGTTGCGCTGTAGTCAACGTTGAGGGAGTACGTGGTGCCGTTGTTCCGGCCAACGACGGTGTAGCTGTCGGGCAGCACCCCCTTGTTGTTGAGCTTCGCCTGTTCAGTTCCCGTCAAGGTAAGCTGTTGGGATGCGCTTCTGTATCCTATCGCAGGACCTACGAACGCCACAACTGCGTTTCCGCCGGTCGTCGTGTTAAGACGCGGACCGGCAATCTCTCGGGAATAGACGCCGGGCAACCTATAATCAGTTGAAATTGCCATGGTCTTTCCTTTCCGAATTGCTAGATAACAATGCCTCAGACCATTTTACGTCCTGGCGGCTCCGAGATGAAGCCTAGCGAGCATCGCCCTCCAGCGACGGTATGGTCTCGATTCTGCTGATATACTCGGGCACCTCGCTCACCCTGTAGTAGAACTCTCCCACTACGTCGAACGTGAACTGGCGAAACGCGGTCATTACGTCCTTGTCCCAGGGCGTGCCCCACGACTCGTTGGCAGTCGGCGTTGCAAGCGTGTGCATATTGGGCGAGATGTTGATGTACGGATTTTCGTACATCAGCTTCAAGTAGGCGGGGTCGACCCCGAACGCCCCTATGCAGCAGTCGGCTATCGTCTCGCGTTCGAGAATCGTAGTCGCGTATATGTTGATTAGGTACGTACCCTCGAACCGGTACGTGCTGAACTCGTCGGTTACCGTCTCGCCCTTGTCGTTCTTGTATTCGGCGTACCTCGTCTCCTCTATGGAGAGCGGCTCGAACGACCTGTTCCGATACATCAAATGGATATACGGATAGCGCTGCCCCTCCATCGGGGCTTCCATGTTGACGGGTATCTCGTCGTAACCGTGGACCGCCTTGTACTGCTCGGAGTTTATATGGCTCCTCGTGCAGTCGACGCCGGCCCTGAGACATGCCGTAAGATAGCCAACCGCCCTGTTCTGATGCAGGACGGCATCGCCGGGGTACTTCAATATGTCAGCCATCACCAATACCTTCTATCAATCGACTCTTCCAAATCCTCGTAGGCATCGTAGAGCATGGCCTCGTCTATCAGCCCCTGGTCTCTCTCTATCGCCTCGTCAACGGCGTCCCTCATGAAGTTCTTCGGCCCCATGCCCGGATGCACCCACGCCCTCCTCTGCTTGTAGGCGGGTATAAGCTCGCCGCTCGAATCCCTTTGCCAGTAGTTGCGATGACCGGACCTGAATTGGTTTATGCCGGTCACTTTCCTGAATATCAGCTGTCCGTTTATGACCATCGGCACGGTCTTGCCGAGACTCGCCGTCATCGGGAACGAGGCGAAGCCGTTCTCTTGGTAAATCAGGTAATGGTATTCGGGGTTCACCCCGACGCCGACCTCATCATCCTTCACGACGGGGTAGAAGCAATTCCTCCCGCCCTTCAACGTCCTGAGCATGCCGCCGGCCTTCGATACGGCCAAATCGCACGCGTCGTTTGCCACGAGCCTCAACGCATTCTCGTAATGGGTGCTGTAAGCCACCTTACGCCTCCTACGGCCACCAGTTTAGTTTGATATGCCGGCAGTCTATCTCCCTCGCATACTCGTCGTATGCGGCGTCGGGAGGGCACGAGCTGCGCTCCCCGTCGATGTACGGGTCCGATGGCAGCGTCCAGAAATCCTCGCTCCACAGATACGTAGGGTCGGTCGGCAGCAACAGCCGGCAGGTTCCCTCCTGGGAGATAATCATATCCTCAACGCGGGTGTCGCGGTCGTTCGTGTTGTTGCTTACCCACCCTTGGACGGTCTGCCTCTTCACAGGCCCGTCCAGCTTGAAGATTCTGCCAAGCTCGGTCGGCTCGCCTTGCAGCGAGCGCCTCACCTCGACGAAAACGTCCCCGTTCCTGAAAATCGGGTCGCACGGCAGCTTGAGCGTCATGTTCTGCTCTATGCGGTTGCCGGCATTCTCGTACTTCTCGTCCAGAGGGGAGTTTTCCATGATGCTGCCCGTCGTGACGAACATCGGCTTATAGCCTCCGTTCGCGTACCCGGTTCCGTAGCATGCCTTGCATCTTGTGTTCGATACCTGCTTTAGCACCTCGTCCCAGCATTCCGGGCAGTGGCCCACCTTGCCCTCGTCGACGTCCTGTTGCTGGTATGCCTGACGGCACAGCAGTATCGTACCGGCCCATTTGAACCCGTCCCGGACGGAACGCCGCAAGAACTCCGTCTCCCTCGACAGCCTGGTATCCCAGCGCCAGACGCGACCGCTCATATACCCCACCAGCCCCACATCGGCCTTTCGGCGCTGTTCCACGGTATGTACGTGCCGGCTATCGACGGATAGTCGATAAGCGTCTTGAAGTAGAGTCCGGCGGCAGCATCGCTGTTGTACATGTCCGCCGTCATCTTCTTGGCGGCGTCGTCCAGCTGCTTCTTGTAGTCATCGAGCACGCTCTGCCATCGCGTAAGGTAATCTCGCCTGACGATATCGGGCGCTCCCACCCTCGACGTGTCGGGTATCTCGACGTACGTCCTGATGTAATGGCGTATCATCTCGACGGTAAGCGACAGGACGAGAGCGGCCTTCGACGTCGGAAGGCTGTACGGGTAGTTCTCGACCGTAAGCCCGACCGACGGCATCTTCACGAGCATGAGCAGCTTCCCGACCGCTATCTCAAGAAGCGTCGCCAACCTGTCGTTGCTGTACGGAGTGAACTCCTCGATGAACGGCCCGAACATGTTGTTGTCGAACAAGTCCCCGAACTCGGCCTTGCACAGCTCTATTACCTCCTGCGCTGCCGGAGACAGGTCTTCGTACTTTTTCAGTTCCATTGCCGCTCCTTTCTTCTCCGACAAGTCTACCAAACGCAAGAAGCCCCCGCCATATCGGCAAGGGGCTTCCCGGGCTTTCGCCTATGACTAGCGGAGCAGCGCGGCGGCAGCCTCGGACGTCTTGTCGCCTTCGGCCTTCTCCTCTGCCTTCGCTTCGTCCTCGACGGCCTTCGGCTCGCTCTCCTCGGCCTTCGGCTCATCTTCCTTCTTCGCCGGCTTCGACTTCTTGACCCAAGCCCCGCCGACTTTCTCGTACTCCTCCGGGTCCTCGCCCTTATGGCGACCGCAGAAATACGGCTTATCGGAATCGTACTCGGATACCGGCACGCTCACGTTCGCGCCGCAAGGCTCGCCGTTCTTGAACTTGGCGCAGCACTGAGCCATCATGACGCTGTTCTTGTTGGTCTCCTCGTGCACGGCGACCTCAAGACGCTTCTCCTCGGCCTTCTCCTCTGCCTTCGCAGCCTCCTCGTCGAACTGCTTCTGCGCTGCGGACTTGCTGACCTTCTCGACGACGCCGCGAGCGAGCAGGAGCTGCAAGGTGTCGTCGCTCGCCTGCAAATCGGAGATTGCGGTGACGCCGTACGGGTCGAGCTTCACGGGCTTGTCGTTCAGCCTGAACCCCTGATACGAGCCGGTCTTGTTTTTGATGAACATAAAGCCTCCTAAATAATTCTTTACGATATGACAATTATACACTTATCTTGCGCCGGGGTAAACGAAAAGAGGGCACGCACCATGCATGCCCTCTTCCATACCGAACGCTTCTCGACTAGGCGGTCTTCTTCACACGAACAAGGCTGCCGGTGTTGAGAATCATCACGTTGATGAACTCGTCGAGCACCCAACCGAGCGAGAAGTCCTCAATCTTGTCGTTCTGGCGGATTTCGAGCGACTTGCGGGTCGGGAAGCGACCAACGTAGTCGGAATCAGCCGCCATGTACGCGGTGCCCTTGTCGACCATAACCGACTTGAACACGTTGAACCCTGCGAAGCTCGTGACGGGGGTTCCTGCGAACGTCTTGTCCTTGAAGTTCACGGACGTCGCGGTGAGGTCCCACTTGAGCATGTCGAAGTAGTCCGCAGGATGCATGATGATGTTCACGGCATCCAGTCGGTTGTTCGCGGCGATTGCGGCTGCATCGTAGAAGTTCTCGGGCTGGAACGCGCCGGTAACGCTGACCTCATGGGAGGTCTGGCCCGACCAGTCGGGATTGGAGGACGTCACGTCGTCGATGGCCAAATCGAACATCGCGAACATGTAGCCGTCTTCCTTCTCCTGAATACGCTGCTTCGCCTCGCTGATGGCGTAATCGGCCATGTCGATGGTCAGCTCAAGGAAGTCCTGCTCCTGCACCGTTGCGAACTCTGCAAGGTGACGGAAGGTGTACTGGACGCGCTTGCCCTCGTACTGGGCGATAACGGCCTCGGCCTGGTACGGCTCAAGGAAGTACGCCTTGCCCATCTCGTCCGCAACGTCGTACACGGGCACAGCACCGGGCGCGATGATATCCTCGGTGAGGATGTTTCGCACGATGCCCTCGTACTTGAGTCGCATCATGACCGGGCCGATGAAGCCCTGGCCGATTTTGTTCATGGCGACGGCCTGTTCGCCAGCAGTGGCCTTAATCTGGTTGAACGTTGCAACTCGCTGGGAGCGGGTAGGCGTGGCGTTCTTCTGGTTGATGGCCTGGATGTAATCCATGCTGCTCTTGGCAATCTTCATTCCCATTACTCACTCCTTCCCTTCTACAGCAATCCGCCGACGAGGATGATTTTGGTTCCTTCAAGGTCGATGAGACGCGCCACGGTGTTGGCGGTAGCGGTCTGGGGGTCGGCCTCGGGCGTCAGAAGCCCCTTGGTGTTGGACTTGAGGTAAACGACCTTGCCGGCCTCAAGCGAGGTCTTCTGGGCGTTCCAGTCCGCAGTGGTATCGAATGCCGGAGCCTCGATAGCGAAGATTGCGTCCCCTCCGAGCACCCACAGCGCCATGTCCATATCGCCGCTGCCCTTGCGAATCTCATCGATTCCGAACACGGGGGCGCACCAGTTGCCGCACAGGCCAGCCGGGGCGGTCGTTCCGTCGCACATCGTCACCTTACCGTCCGCCAGCCTCGTCATAACGGAGCCGGGGAAGATATCGCCCTTCGAAGCATCCCACGCCGGGTCGAGGCGCACCGCTTGCGGGGTGGCCTGAGTACGTGCGTAACGGGGCTTCAAAGTACGAGACTGATGCACGTGCTGCATATCAGTGTAGATAGCCATACTTTGTCTCTCCTCTCGATTTCTTGTCTAAATGAACAGGCACTGAGAATCAATGCCGCCCATGTCGCTTGCGTTGCTTGCAGTCCTCGTCGCGGGAATGCCGCTACGGCGCGAAACACGAACCCCGCTCGCGCTCTTGCCGGCGGTTCCCACCTTGCGGAGGTTCTCGGCGGCCAGCTTCATCTCACCGGTCGAATACTGCTTGACGTAACTCGAAGCCAACGACGCCTTGCGCACGTTGGGCTGAATCACCTGATGCGCAATCTGCGCCTCGATGAGGTCGTACGCGGTGACGACCTTATCCTCGGCCTCGTCCACCGACGGAGGCGGGGTCTGCTGCACGCCGCCATCGCCCTCGTCGGGCGTAGCCAAATCGTCGGACAGGTCCTCGTTGCCGGAATGAAGCTGCTCGATGTTCGAGGAGTCGCCGTCGGGACCCTTGAGGTCGTCGGACAGGTCATCGGGCTTGTCCGCCTTCTTCCTTGCGGCAGAGCGGGCGCGAGCGCGCTTCTTGGCACGGCGCTTCTTGGCGACGTGCTTCTCGATAGCGTCCTCGACCGCATCCTGGATTTCGTCTTGAAGCTCTTCCTCGTCCACGGTGGGGTCGACGCTCTCGACGACATCCTGTGCGGCGTCCTCGGCCACCTCGGCGGCAATGTCTCCCGCATCCTCGCCCTCGAACTCGTCGGGAGCCTCCTCGACGATATCCTGTGCGACCTTTCGGCACGCCCTCTTCACTCGACGGGCAAAGCGACGGGCCTCTCGGTCGCGCTTCTTCTCGTCTTCGATTTCGTCCAACGCGTCGTAAGCGTCTTCAAGCTCTTCGCGCTCGTCCTCAGCATGCCTGTCATTACGATGGTCGCGCTTCTTCTCGTCCTCAATCTCGTCAAGGGCGTCGTAAGCGTCTTCCAAGTCCTCGCGCTCGTCGGCACCGTGCTTTTCCTCATCGCGCTTCTTCTCGTCTTCGATTTCATCGAGGGCGTCGTAGGCATCCTCAAGCTCTTCGCGCTCGGACTCTGCGGCCTTTTTCGCGGCGATTCGAGCCTGGATACGAGCAAAGCGCTTCTGGTCTTCGCGACTCAAAGCCTTGCTGGTTCTAGCCATACCGTAAACCTCCTTCGGTTCACTCTCGTTGTTCCCATTCACACCGTCAAATCCTAACGGAAATAACCGTACAGTCATTATCGCCTAAATAATTATTCAGGCGCAAGTCTGGCTATCAGCCATACCATTTCTCGTTGTACACCTCGTCGACTTTCGAAGACGAGGAGCCGAACATCCTCCTGAGGGCATTCAGGCTGCGCTCCAACTCGTCCATCGCCTCGTCCTTGGAACCGAATCCGTCTCCGTAATACCCGTACGTATCGTCGAACTTATCCCACTTCGGCTCGTACAGCCTCCACGACCACGAACCGCCGTCATCGAACACAACGCCGTCGCAAAGGTCGCCCTTAGCAACGTATTGGCCGCCTCCCATGTCCTGCCAATCGAGAAGGAGCGATGCCGTCTTACGGCTGCGCCTTGCGACTTTACCCGTAACGTACCTGCCGAGGTCGAGGTTATTCACGACGTAATCCGTCTTGTACGTCCACTCGTCGTTATCGAACCCGTCCTCGAACGCCTCCTGCTGGAATATGTCCTGGATGAAATACTTAACCTCGTCTTCGCTAGTGAACCGACCGCCATGCTCAATCTCGTCTTCGAGCATATCGCGCATCTCGTCGAGGTCGCTGTCGTAAGAATCAGCCGACTTGCGCCTACGCTTCGCGACGCGCCCCTCCTTCTCTGCGATGAACGAGTGCCCTATGGCGTCCTCCGCGCAATCTTCGGCGCATATCTGCGCCTCCGGCATCGAATCGGCAAGGCCGGTGTCGAACAGCTCGCCGTCGACGTTGACGTCCCATCGCCATTTATCCAGCTCCGGCTCGACGAACAGCTTTACATTGTCCTCTTCCAGCGTGCAGGTGATTCCGTCGGTGCTCCACCCGTTAGCGACCTTCCGAGATGCGCCCACCCTGTCGTACTCGGTATCTTCGAAATAATCCTCGATAGCGTCGTTAGCACCGCTCTGAGCGCTCTTCTGCCACCCCTCGGCGGCCTTCTTCGCCTCGTCTGCGGTATTGAACGTATCCGGAGAGAGCAGGTCTCCCCCCACGGCATCATCGAGTGCATAGCCGTCAGACGACCAGTACACGACATACCCGTCGAAACCGGTCTCCTCGGGCGGCAGAACGATATATTCGCCGTCGCTGACCTTGGCGCTCCATGCTCCCGGAATCGCATTCTCCTTCTGCCAATCGAAAGAGGCCGCCTTCCTCCCCGCGCCCTTCTTGCGACCGGCGTCCTTGATTCCCTGCTCTCGCTTGACCTCGCCGATACCCTCGTTGAAGTCGTACAGCTCCTCGGGGTCGAGCGTCACGAGCAGCTGGTGAAGCTCGCCGGCGTGCTCCTTCTCCTCGTCGCGAATGTCCTCAAGCCCCTTGCGTACAGGGTCGCCAGCCGGCAGCAGGTCGATGTACTTGCTGTACATCATTATCGCGTCGTTCTCGGCCTTCATGTTGTCGCGGATGGCCATCTTCTTCAACTCCATCTCGGACAGGTCTTTCAGGTCCACGTTCTGAGCGACTTTCCTTCCGGCATGAGCGAAGACGCCGCTCACCTTGGGCAGCCCTTCGATATCGCGCTCGTCGACCGAATTGATGATGCTGGACACGCCGTCGAGCACGTACCTTTTGGCGTCCTCGAACCCCTGCCCGGTATCGTCCATCTGACCGCCAATCAAATCAGCCATCTCGGTCTTGATATAGTCCAACGCTATGTTGGCGATAAGCATTCTCGTCATTCTACTCTCCAAACTCGCATGCGCTGAAATCGAGCGCCCAGACATTCTTGTTCGTGCCGTCGTTTGCATCCTTCTCCGTAGGATACACCTCAACGCTTATAACAGGCTCGTCCTTCTTGAGCGAGAGCACGAGCCTTATCTTCCCGGCACCGTCGCCGGTCTGACCGAACACAAGCTTCTTCTCGCCGCTCCCGTACGTCTGGCGCACCAGGACGGCACCGTCCTTTGCCTCAAGGTCGAAGGGTGCGTAATACCCGGTCCGGTCCGCCTCCGCAGCGGAGAAGTCCGTCCAATCCGCAATATGGTTAATCTTACCCGTGAACGATACGGTCTGCCCGGATACGGACGCCGCAAGGTTCTCGGTCAAGGTTCCGAGGTCCTTATTGGCGAACGTGACGCCGTTCATATCGGGGGTTTCGACCGACAGCGCGACCTTGACGACGGGGACTTCGCCCTTGTCGACAAGCCTGTTCGCATTCGTGATGACGATTTTGCTCTTGCCGACCTGCACAAGCTTGGCAACGGGAGTGTCGGCGACTATGGTCAGAAGACCGTCCGCATTCGAGCCTACGAGAACGTCCTTGCCCTGGTCGAGCAAATCGTTAGCGCCGTCCCATTCTGCGGACGGGTCTATGGCGGAGCGCTCAATCTCGAACATAGCGCCGGCGCTGAGCACCCATACCGTCGCATCGACATGAGAATCGGTCATGCGCTTATCGCCGTAACTGCCGAAGATGCCGGTCTGGTACATCTCGCCGTCATTGGCCTCGACGTCGCCGACGTTTTTCGCAGCGACCATGCCCGGCTTCACGCCGACGTTCTTGCCCTTTCCGAAAACCATCGCCTGCGGCGTCGCCTGCGTTCTTGCGTACAGCGGCTTTATCGCCCTGTCCTCGATTTTCACGCCGACGCCGTTGAATCCTTCAAGCCAAATCATGACAATCTCCTAAATCTCGATAGCGCCTTCGGCTTCGAGTATCTCCTGCAAGACGCCGTTCGACGTCTCAAGGATATCGAAGCCGAGCAGCTCGTACTCATCGTCGAAGCCCTCGTCCTCGCAAATGCTGATAAAGAGGGCGGGGTCGTCGCCTATATCGTACATTTTCTTCTCTGCGGACATGCGTATCTCCTCATCTTCGCGGTCGCGACGGTCACGGCTTCCCTGTTCTTCTTCGTCCTGCTCCTTGCGACCACGCTCGAACCTATCGTAATCGTCGTCGTCTTCGAGCAATATGTCCCCGAAGTCCTCAGGCGGCTCCTGGTATCCGCACACATCGCAATAGTCTCCGTCGAAACTCATGCTGCCGCACAGCGGGCATGAACGCGAATCCTCGTTGGTGCTTACGTCCTCGGGGGTTCTTGGCGCATTGGCGAAGCTGCTTTCGTCGCTGTCGCTCGATGCTATCTTGGTGGCGCTCCCGCCAACCTCGTCTTCGAGGTATTCGACAATCTCATCCTCGACGGATTCGTAACCGTAAACGTCCGCTTCGTCTTCGATATCTCCGAGATACGGCACGACATCATCCATCAGCGAACGCACGACCTGCTCGACGACGTAATCGTCGATGCTGTCGTTCCTCTGCACCGAATCGCTGACAAGCTCGACGAACCTGTCATCGTCAAGCTCGACTCGCACGACCGCGATGCCATTCCTCGTTATCACGACCTCTGCCCACGCCTCCACGACGCCCGGCACGTTCGGCGGCTCGGCATTCCCCGACCATGGGTCAAAGTATCCCGGCTGGTCGTAATCGTCGTACTCCAAGCCCACATTAACTATGTCGTACGACCACGACGACTCGGACGCCCTCTTCGCTGAACCCGACACGGTAAGCTCCTTGCTCGAAACCAAATCCTCGTAAGCTTCCTCGGCGCTATCGAAAACATAATCCGGACCCTCCGACATTATCGTCTCGGTAGAACCGTAATCGCTTATGAACCACGTCCACTTGCCCGCATCGGAATCTATGATGCAGGCGCGACCCTCGGCATGGAGCGAATACGTGTCTCCATTATCAGTCTTGCTCCACATGCTGAGCGGCGGCACTTCCCCGCCGGCCTGCATTCTCCGTGCAGCCTTCGCCATCCTCGCCTCCTTTTCAAGCGCCTGAACCGTGGCGCTTGGGTCAGCCGGCTCGTAAACCCAGCTCTCCTCGAAGAACTCTATGCCGTTGCATATCTCGAACGCGAGCTTGCCCTGGAATTCGCGCCCCTTCTGCTGGATATGCTCGCAATATTCGAACGGGTACTCGGCGACGTTGCCGCATACCGAGCAGGTAGTGTTCTCGACAGAGCATCCCATGCTAACCGTGTCTATCTCGCCGGAACGTATGAGCGAGCACAGCCTCGGGCAGCGCTCCTCGTCCATCTCCATGAGTATCTCGACCCACTTGTCCTCGGGGTCCTCGGTATGGTAAACGGCGTCTATGACGGCACCCCTCGCCTTGGCGGGGTCTTGGTTGTCGTGGTTCAGATACACGCACGCGCCGACGAACGTCTTATAGGCGTTCTCGACCTCATCGTGCGGCAGCATATCGTAGTTTTTGTTCGGAACGTCGGACGTGCATGCCCTCACGGAAACGTAAAGGTACTTATGCCCGTCCTTTCGAGGCTCGTACTCGAAAGACCCGAGCCTCCTCTTGCCTCCAGCCGTCTTGATTCCAGCAGTCGCCCTTGCGGAATACGCGTGGAAATCCATGACGGAGGCGCTTGCAAATTTGATGAACATTACGCTCCTCCCTTTATCTTGGCTATGTCGATTCGCATATCGCTGACGGTGCCGTCGAGGTCCTTTATGGAATCCTTCATCTCGCCAAGCGACTCGTCTATGCTCTTATCTCTTTCCGACAGGCGGTTAATCTCCTCCGTCATCTGACGAAAAGCCTGGGAATTGCGTTCTATCACCCTGTTGCTGTCGCTAAGAAGCTGAATCATCTGCCCGTCGCGCTCGGCACGCTCCAGCATCTCGTCCCGCTTCCGCTTCTCCCTCTGCTCCATGGTGTCCTGCTCACGCTCCTTCAACGACGTGCGCTTCTTCAACGTCTCCTTAATCGTAGGAACGAGCGCTATCACGATTATTACAGCCGCGCAGATGCACAATGCAATTATTATCCAAACAGGCCCGTACGGGCTGAGGGCATCTATGCCCTTCCCGACGACTTCATCGCTCATTACATGGCACCCCCGACCCCATCCCTGAGCCTGTCGTCATTATGAAGCGGCTTCCCCTCTATCTCGCCCTCCAACTCAAGCATCTCGGCATAGGTGAACTGCCTTGTGGCCGTCTTCGCGAACGCGACCTTGGACGTCTCCCTCGCCATGCGATAGACGTTATGCTTTCTCTCAAAGCCATTCATGGCATCGTCAAGCGACCGGTAGCCCCTATCGCTATCGATATATCGACCATCAGCAGAATATAGCTCCCAGACATACTCTAAGTCTGCGTTCTGAAACACCTCGCAGGACGAGCCGTCAGGAAGCTCGCAAGCAGCCTCGTCCTCGTCCACGTCCCATGCAACGGCATCTTGCTGCGCCCTCTTCGATAGCGGACGGCTCGACCCGAGCCTGACCCTATCCAGGTCGATGCCCCAATCTTCGAGAATCTCCAACCCGATGATTTTCGCCTCATCGATATTCGGAGCGGTGAACTCCTCCATAGGGCCGCCGGTATCGGGGTCGGGGTCCATGCCGTACCCCTCGGCGAACTCCTCGTCGGGATACATTGCGTAGTCGTATCCGCCCTTGCCGTCGAAGCCAAGCTCGACAAGCTCGACGCTGCCGTACGGCGTGACGAACTTCGCGCTCATCGCCACCTTCTTGCTGCGGCTCACAATCGCCCTGTAGCCGTTCCAGCACGCAAGGGACGTGTTCTCGTCGATATCCCTCATCTCAATCTGCCCGCATATGGAGCTTATCTCGGAGTTATCGACGGACTCGACCAGGAAAGCCTCGGCCTTCGCGGCCTCCTTCTTGTTCGTCGCCCATGCAGCCGACACAATAGACTCGAAAACGGCCTTGTCGTGGCAGCCTTCGCACATGCCGGTTCTCACATCGACCTCGGTGTATTCCCCGCACGTCTCGCATATGCCATAAGTCTTCACTCTGGCCGTCCTTTCTCCCATGAACTCGCTTCTCGCCCTCGCGTTAGCCTCAAGCAACGTCGCATATGCGTGAGCGCAGAACCTTCCCTGCCAGCCCGGACCGGGTTGGCCGCTGTTGTATTTCCCCCACTCGCAGCTGCAAAGATAGCCTTGGACCCATCCTCCGACGTTCCTGCTGTTCTCCCAGGACCTCTTCGATAGGATGACGTCGTACGGACCTCCCATATACACAGGAAAAGCGCCCGCCACCTGATACGAGGTGACGACCGCCTCTATCTGCTCAGAGTTCTCTTCGACTATATGAACGCCTCCGGTCGCGACTATATCGCGCCCCTTCGCGGCAACATCGGCCCACGACGCCCTCTTCTCGAACGCAGACGTCCTGACATCGGGTTCATCGTCGGGCACGAACATATCGCAATACGAAATCTGACCGCTCAGAGCGTCGGCGAACGGACATCGCCCGACATGCACGGTCTTCCCGGAATCGTTGCAGAGCTGCTGATAGCAACCCCCGTCGTTATGTAGCCAATAGCATCTATCCATGGGTTACATGATACTTCACAACGGGGGTTTTGTTGAAGCCTGGCTATCCGCGACCTACGGCTTCGGCATATCCTTCCTCGCGCTGTCGCTTATCTCCGGCCTGCTTCGCACGTCGGACGTCTCCATGGAGGGGTCGATATCGAACTTGTTCTCCTCGGAATCGACGGATACCTGCTCCATGACCTCCCTGCCGAGCTGCTCATCGTCGCTCCTCGCCGTCGACATGTCGACGGACTCGTCTTCGCCCGTTGAGAACTCGTCGATAAGCTTCTTGTACTGCAACGGCGGGATGCCGAGTTCAAGGTACTTCTTCGTATCGGGAGGTATCGTGACGCCCTGCTCAAGCGTCGCCTTGAATATGGCGGTCTCGCGCTCGGACTCCATGACCTTCTTGCGAATCTGCTCGCTCTGGTATTTCTGAGCGGACGCGGCGAGGTCGATATCGACGCCGATTGCGATATCGTCGTCGGCTATCGGCATGCCGGCGTTCCTAAGCTCCATGCGGAACTTGCGCTCCTGCTGCTCGTCCTTGAAATTTATCACGTCGAACGTCATCTTGGGATAGGATAGCTTCGGAACGTCTTTTACCACCCATGCCCCCTCGCCGTCATGGGCATCCGGGTCCCACATCTCCTTGCGCTCGTAAACGAGCTTCCTCTGCTCGCCCTTCTTCTCGTATTCGTAGTGCCCATGAGCCTCCGCGACGAACGCCGCCTGCTTGTTGTAAATCGACACCAGCGTCTTCTGATAGCTTGCGAGCAGCTGGCTTGCAAGCTGGAACTCAAGAGCGGACGTCGCGTAGGGGCCGCTGGCCGGCTTCAATATCGACGACGTAAGCCCCCAGGCCATGAATATCCTCTCGTCGTACATGTCGACGTCCGACTTGAAGTTGTTCATCTTGTCCCCTCGGATGACCTCCTGCGCCTTAACGCCGTCGTGCGTCACGATGGCGCGGAAGTCGGACGCCAATGCAGCGTCGAGGTTCCCACGGAATGCGTCGAGCATCGCGGCGGACGGGATGAACGTATCGCCGTTGGGGAGCTGGCCGCCGACCGTGAACATGACGAGCGGGGCGTAGAGCCTGTCGGCGGTGGCCTGCATGGCAGACTGCATCCTGTCCTCAAGCCTGAGCGTGTTCCACGCCCTGAGCATGACCGGCGTGCCCCAGTATTCCGTCGGCCTGTCCTTGTTGGCTATCATCGTGAGCCTGTCGCTCGACATGAGGATATCGTCGCCCTTCGCTATGGCCTGGGCCATCTCCGGGAACTGCTCCCTGAACAAACGGCCCTCGACGGTCGTGCCCCTGGCGAACTCCTTCAAATCATCGCTTGGGTGCATGTACACGAGGTCCTCGCCCATGAACGGAACCCTCTTTATCCTCATGTTAATCGGGTCCATGATATCCTCGCCGACCCATAGCTTGAGCGAGTCCGACCAGTTCCCGTACACGAACGCCGTGCCGTCGACCCAAAACACCTTGCCGACGTCGGTTAGGAAGTTCTCGAAATCGAGGTCTTCGAGGAACAGCTCGGTATAGAAGCGCTCGTACTCCGGGTCGTCATGCTGCAACTTCAACCCGACGAGCGGATAGCGCGAATACACCTCGACGCATGCGCGCATGACGGGGTGCGTCTTCGCGATGTTCCGGCACCCGAGAAGCACCTTCTCGCGCACGTTGTCGTCCTCGTCGAACTTCAATATGTTCAATCCGCCGCCGTATTGCCCGTACGTCGACCCCATCATGCCACGCCTCGACGGGTCGAACATCTTCGGCAGCGCGAACGCTATGTCGCCCCCGAAGTACGCGCCCGTCCTCTCGGCCTTCGAATGCGTGGTCCCGTAAGTAGCGGCTGTATAGAGCATCTTCGCGTCCTTAGCGTCCATGCCCCTGTTGTTCTCCGGCAGGTTGAGCCTCATGCCTTCTCCTATTCGTATTCGCCGTTCAGTTCAAAAATCGACGAACCTGCATCCATATCGTAATAGTCTACAGCCCCGTTCTTCAATTTAACAGTGCAATTCATCATGGACACAGACGAGTCGCCCATCGCCCTCACGCCGCTTCGAACGTTCTCTATCAAGCAGTCCTCGATTGTCACGCTCGGGCATTGATACAGGAACAGGCCGACGCCTCCCGCCTGGTACTGCACCGACAAGGAGTTCGACAGGCCCGATTCGCGCTGCTCGTCCGTTGCGGTAAGCCTCACGTACACGGGACGCGGCGAGATTATCTTCATCGTTATCGTCGGGGACACGTTCGACACGGGTATGACGACGGACGACGACGGGTCCTGATAGTCGGCCCTCACGCCGTCTATATAGAGGTTGTACTTGTATCCGGCGTTGGCGGCACCGCTGTTGTACATGATTCCGCCGGTGGCATGCCTGAAATGCAGGATATAGTAATACCCCTCGTCGGACGCCTTCCCGCCGGCCTTATGCTCGATGCTGACAAGCTGCGGAGGCTCAAGGTACTGAGGGTTGTACTGGTACTCGACGTCGCACGGCAGCGAATACCACCCGTTCTTTATCGCATACACTCGCACGAGTATCTTCTGCGCGGCCATCCACAGGAAGTCGTACGTATACGTTGCGGACCCGTTCGCCGCGACGGTAGCTATCTTATGCTCGACGCCGTTCAGGACGTAATAAAGCTCGTACTTGTCGGGAACCTCGGTCGACCCGCTCTTCACGGAAGTCCATGTCGCGACGCAATGCGACCCGTCCGGATAATCGTTATCCTGCGTGGCGCTTATCGACGCGACGGCATCCGTTCCCGGCGAGCACGTCGTAGTCACATAGTTCGACGCATGGCTTTCCTTGTCGATTGATATCGCGGGGATAGCCCTCGCCCTGAAATAGAATTGAGCGTTGCTGTACGCATCTCCGTTTATCACGAAGCTGGAGCCTGCGACGGTCGTCCACGTCGAATTGTTGAGCGAGTACCCTATCTCGACCGAGCTTGCGTACTCGCCGACGACGCTCTGCGAGGTCGTTACGGTGACCTCCCTGCCGCGCCTCGTAGCGGTTATCTTCGTCAACGCCGGGAGCTGGCCGTATATCACGGGCGTCGCTGTGGCGGATGCGGTGCCGGCTATGCCGTACGCCTCGACGACGAACGTCGCAGACTTGCCGCTTATCGACACGTTGACGGTTCTCGTCTTCTGTCCGGACGAGGTGTCGGCGAACTCGTCGACCTGGACGCCGTTGCATCTTATCCTCCACCCGGTCCTGGGCCTCGAAGCGCTCGATGCGGCAGCAGACCATTTTACGACGGCCTGAGAGTTGCTGACCTTGCCTCCGACCATGACGTTCGCCGCAGACACGTTCGTAGGGGCCTCCGGTGCCATGGCACCGTTGGTCATCGTCACCGTCTTTGGCTGGCATGCGAACCCGTCGAGCATATAGCCGGACGTCTTGAACGACGCCTTGTCGCTCCTCTTCCAGTCCGCATACGACGACACCTGGACGATTGAGAATATCTTCGTCGACTGGCCTCCCCCAGAAGGCCATATCGACGCGTTGCTGTATGTCGAGACCCCAGGGCCGAGCTTCGCGAGGAGAGACGCGAACGCGGCGTTCAGCCTTCCGTTGACGACCTCGACCGGCCCGTCGAATATGTACGTGTAATAGTCGGTCTTGTTATGGGTGTTGCTCCATGTGAACGTCGCGCCGAACGTCGTGTTCGCCTTGACGGAGAACGACGTCGGCGCGGTCGGCGCTTGAAGTATGAGGGCGGTCCCGGACGTCTGCCACCCGCCGTTGTACGCATTGGTCGCTATCCTCGACGTTATGGCAGCGCCGTTGTTCGTCCCGTTCGTCCGATACGGGCTTGTCACAGCCACGCCGCTCCACGTAGGGGTGTTCGTCTCGGTCAAGGTGAACCGGTCGATATTGCATGCGTATATCGCCGCTTGCGACGAATCGTTCCTGTTGAACGTCATCGTCTCCTGATAGCCGTTCGACGAGCTGTACCCGGTTATCGTCGGTGGCGAAGGCTTCGTGTACGTCGACCCGTAATCGACGTAGAACGACGACATCCCGACGGTTCCGGTGACGTTGCCGCCGTTGTTGACGCCGGCGTTGCAGCTTATCCCGACGCTACCGCTGCCATAGCCGACGTTGAGCGTTATATCCCAGCTCTGCGTTCCGTACCCGGCGTCGGTGTTGGACCAGCTGAACAGATGGAAATTGCCGGATACCCACGAGTTGACGTAGCGCTCGGCAGAGTAAAGCCATGCGTTGTAGGTGTCGTAATACGCAGTCAGGCCGATGTTGACCTGGTTCCCGGAGCGCCAGTTGACCCATGCGTCGAGAGCAAAGCGAACGCCCCAGCTGCCTTTGTTGTATGAAGACCAGCCGCTACTTGCCATTCCCCACCAACCTAACCTTGTTCATGCCGGCCTCAGAGTTCGCGAACGACACTATCGCGTTGTTCGCGTCTGCTTTCAGCTTTAGCACGGAATCTCGCTTCGACTCGCCTTGCAGCACGACGTTGCCGTCGAGCAGTATGCCGCTTACGATGTACACGCCGATAGGGAGGTCGACGACGCCTCCTCCGTAAAACGAAACGTAGTCTATCGCAGACTGTATCGTCTCGGTATCGTCGGTTATGCCGTCCCCGACAGCGCCGAAGTCCTTCACCGACACCCTTTTCAGCTCGATGTTCGGCATGAGTATCTTCACGTCGAACGACGACATGTCGTATTTAATCGCCTTCTGTATGTACTCGGCATGCGTGAGGGTGAGGGAGCCGAGCGGCGGTATCTCGCGATAATCGTCGTCTCCGGGCGAGCCTATCCTCACGACCTCCGGAGATATGTTCTGCATCTTGATTACTCGGAGCATGGCGTCACCCTAACGCAATCCCCCTCGAACCTGACGACGCTTCCCGCCTCGATGGGTTCGAGCGACTCTATGACGATGCTTGCAATGCCGTTTGAGATAACGGGCGTCTCGTCGTACGCGGCTATCGTGGCTGTTTCGACGACCATGCCGCAGTACACGAACGAAAGACTGAGGTCCTGGGGCGTGTTCTTCCCCCAGAACCTCAGCATATGAGGCGTATCGTACACGAACACGCAGCATTCGCCGGGCGCAAGCTCCTCGAATTGAAGCCCCTTCGCCCGCTCTTCCGGCGTGCAGCATATTTTCTTTATCCTAATAGTAGCTCCCATAACCGGCCTGTTCGTAGTAGCTCTGGCTCTGCGCCCTCAGCTGTGCCTCTATGTCGACGTTGGTTCCGTACGTGAAACCGTCTCCGCCTATATTGTATCCGCCTTGAGCCGCACCCACCACCTTCGTCAGGCTTCCGGCCTCAAGGGCGCTGAGCTGGTCGGCGAGAAGGTCGGCAACGACGGTCGACACGCAGTCCGCCATGTCGTTGTGCTGCCACGGCCCGACGTCGGGGTGGTCGACCTTGTTGCCGTTCTTGACCACTAGGAATTTCAGCTCGGTGTCTATGAGGGACACGTTCCCCATACCGGTTATCTCCTGCTCGATGTAGGGGATATGCACCCAGTTCTGATAGCACGCGGTCTTGAACCTCTCCCATCTTATGAAGTTGCTCGCCGTCGTGTGGGTGTCGCATGCGACGGACATGCTCTTGTTCACGAAGTTGCCCCTTATCGTATCGGCCCTAAGCTCGTCCAGGAACATGCCGGAGTTCCATTGGTCCATCGTGAACCTGTTGACGTAGAACCTCTTGAACGTGTCCTTGAACCACTTCATCGGCACGGTGTAGTCGATTCTCCTGACGCCCTCCTCGTCTATGGGGAAGTCCGACGGCTGCCATACCTTCATCACGTCTATGTACACATGCCAGTACCCGTCATCGCCAAGCTCCTTATGCCCCATCGCGAAGCAGAAGTTGTCCTGAGAGCGTCCGGCGTCGGCATGCGCCCTGTACTGCATCGTGATATCGCCGCTCGATTTCGGGCAGTTCCTATTGTTCTCCTCGGACGGATACGGCAGGAACAGCTCGTCGACTATCTTCTGCTGCATGTACGCGTTCTCCGTCTTCGCGAAGTTGGCGCGGAACTCGACGTTGAACGTCTCGGGGTTCCTAAGCTCCTTCTGCCTCATCTCCTGGCTCTTGCTCGGCGGCAGAATCATGGCCCTGCTCTTGCGATGGTCGTACTGCCAGTCCTCGTACGGACCCCAGCTCGGTATCTTTATCGCGAACATGTACGGGTTCGCCGACTTGCCGTTCTCCATGGCGAACGCAGCCTGGTACAGCTCGTAGAACTTGCCCGTCTCAGACCACGGCGACGACGGTATGTAGATAAGCCCGTCCTTATCGAACTGATAGAGCGACGGCGTTGCCGCCTCGTATATCGCCTCCGACGAAACGACGGAGCCGGTGTCCAGGCCGTGCGCGAACTCATCGAAGCACTGCATGAACGACGCCCTGCCTCGGATAGCGGACGACGATGCTGCTGACGGCTTTATGATTATCGACGCGATGCTCGCCCTCATCGAGTTCTTCCTCGTCTGCTGCGACAGCAGACGCTCCTCCCTCGCCCTGTCGTTCGGCGTTTGGAGCTTCTGCATGTCGTTCGAGGTCGAATAGATGTACGGCGCAAGCCAGTCGTTGTTGAGTATCGCGTCCTTTATGTCGTTGTACAGCATCCCCTGCGCCTGGGAGAATTGCGTAGCGAGGATATCGAGGTAGATATCCTTTGACTCGTCTATCTCGTAGAACCTCTGAGGATTGCCGAGCGCTATCATCTGCGCCGTCTTGTACTCGCCTATCTTGCCGCCTATGAAGCCCTTACCCCCGCGTCGGCCTCCGCAGTATATTATCTCCTTGAAATGCCGGTACCCATGAGCCTTGCACCACCGTATGCGGTCGTACAAATCAAGCGGGATTACGACCTCTCCGCCGTTCCTCGTCGACTCCATCCATTGCTCTATGACGAGCCTGTCGTAATCGGTGAAGTTCTCCTCTTCGAGGAATATAATCTTGAGCAGCGTCTTCTGCCTCGGGTACAACGACGCCCCCCTGCTGTACTTCTCGATGAACTCGACGACGGGCGGAAGCTCCTCCCTAACCTCGGCAGGCACGGCGAACGAGTTCATCGTCCGCATAAGCTCGTGGTTTAGAAGCAGCCCCATCCCGCTACCCCAGCAGACTCGTGTCGACGCCCTGCTTCTCAAGCTGGTCGGATGTGACCCTCTGGGCGTCGTATGCCTTGCGCTCGATATCGGGACCTTCCTCGGCGAGTATCCTCTCAAGCTTCTCGTCGGTCCGTCCGACTATGTTGCAGATAGGGAGCCAGTTCCCTCCCGCATCGGTCTCAAGACTCAGCTCGACCTTGAAGCCAAGCTCTGCGGCGCGATACGTCAGCTCGTCCCTCAGCCTCGCCCACACGAGCACGTCCTTCGGGGAGCCGGCGAACTTCTCGCTCACCTCACGTTGCAGGATGGCGAGCCTCTTCGCCTCGTCGACCTGGACGTCTATTACCTTCACATCGCTGAAACCCATTTCGCAACCTCTCTTGTGCCCTCCGCAAAAAGTGATACAATATATTGCGTTCCTAATCCAAAGGTCTCCTAACTTTTTGATATGTGGAACACGAAGGCCGCTTACGAGCGGCCTTCCCTTTTCTCAAAGCTCGTCGGACTCGCTCTGCTCAAGCCACCTGTCCTCTTCGACCTTCTTGTCGTAGAAGCTGGGGCACGCCCCGCCGTACGGCTCCTCTATGAACTCGGGCTTGACGTTCTTCGATACGTTCACGACGCATACGCAACAGCTGGACAGGCCCTCAACGCGCCGGCAATGCCAACATCGAAAGCAGTTCTGGGGCCTCTTGCGCCCCTCTCTTGTGTCTGGTGGCATCGCCAACGGCTCGTTCCTAACGGTCCTAATCGCCTATCAACATCGAATCGCAGTGCGAACAGCGCTTTTCACCTTTGGCCTTAACTATTATGTAGCCGGCGAGCTGCTGCATCTTCTTCTCGCTCGCCTGCTTGACCTCGTCCACATAACCGAGCACGCTGAACAGGCAGATGATATCCTCAAAAGTCGCCCTTTGCAAACCCGACTCGTCGAACTCCTTCAACGCGTACGCCTTCACGCGCTCCGGGACGTTGTGCTCGCGACAGTAAAGGGCTATTCGCCGATGCGGCTCCACGACTTCCTCGGCAGCGATGCCCAGATAAGTCGAGAATAGCGACGGCAGCGCATCGGCGCAGTTCTCGACCCTTTCGCGTATCACTCGCAGAATATCGACGTAGCTGAGATTCTTGATGCACAGCGGTTCGAGGTACGTGCTGCATTCGATTATCGCGCACGAGTTGACGTTCAGGAACATCGGGCTTATGTCGGGGGCCGCAAGCCCGCTCTTCACGACCAGCCTTATGCCTCCGAGATACGTGTCGTACTCGGTATGGAACTGCAAATCGTCCCTGTACACGTCCAGGATTGTCGAATTGGTCTGCTGCGTCACCTTGAAGATGCACGCATCGGGGAACACGACGTTCACGATTTCCAGCACGTCGACCATCTCGATTTTTATGCCCTCGCGCATGTCGATTAGCTCGTTGTCGCGATAGACTATCTCGACCTCCTTGTCGGAATAGTAGTCTATCCAAAAATCAACGTTGGCCTTCCGCGTCTCGCGATTCAGCTTCATCATGTACGGAACGGGTATCCCGAAGAACTTCGCGATTATCTCGAACCCCTTATCGTCGAGGTTCGCGACCTTCGTGTTCCCGACCCACAGGCCGCTCATATCGACCTCGACGCGGTTCAGCCTCGTCCTCTCGACCTTAGCCCCCTCGATGCTCTTCTTAACCTGGGCGTAAACGTCGCCCAGGGTGGTCTCTCCGTTCATCATCTGGTATTCGTCGAGCGTCTGCCCCAGTCCCGTGACCCTATCTGCCATCTTCTCCGCCCTTCCGTCCGTACAGGACCGTTTTGATATTGCTGTCTCCCATGCTGTCCGGCGTCAGCGTTCCGGCGTAGCGTATGATTCCCTTCGGAACGAGGCACGCGCACACTCCGAGCGACCTCATCGCCTCTTGAAGGTACTCCACGTCGTCCTTGCTGACGTCCCTGTCGACCTCGAACACGTACGCCGGCCTTCCGACGTCGTTCTGCAACAGGAACGCATTGTCGACGAATCGCATAATCCGCCCGATATCAGCCGGCTCCTCAAGCCTCTGCGCAAGATAGGCCGCAAACTCCTCGCGACTCATAACGACCTCGTTAACGCTCATAATTGACCCCGACCTTCCTGCCCACTTCGGTAAGAAGCTCTATCGAAACCTCCGACGCGATGTTCTGCGGACTCATATGCTTCCTCGGGTCGAACTCCTCGGTATCGTCGAATGGCGGAGGGTCGTACGGGTCGTACTCTATGGCGTCGACGTCCTTCTTGGCCTGATGCCAGCGCTCCCCTATCCTGAGCGCGAACGAGAACGTCCACCTCCCGTCCGTTTCGCTCCTCGTGAACAGCACCGAATTGACCGACTCTATTATCTCGACGTTATCCCTGCCGATAACCGACCTCCATGCGTTGAAGCAGTTTCGCTCCAGCATTTCGGAGAACTCGTCAAGCGTTATCTTCATACCATCACCTGCGTAAGAAGTATATCCCCCATGCCGTCCTTTAGAAGCCCCTCGACCTGCGCCCTGTTCTCGGGCGTCTCCTCGACCTCGGACAGCAGCCCTTGAATCTCCGCGACCGCCCTCTCCTTGACGGAGAACTCGTTCTCCGCCTTCTCTTCGAGCACGGCTCGCTGCGCATCAAGCTCGGCAATCGACTTGTTTATGGCGTCTATGTTCCGGAAAGCGGCAGCCCATACCCCGAGCTGTCTTGACAGCTCCCCTATCAACGCATCTTCTATCATAAGACCTCCTAACGCTTCTCCCGAATTATTATATCCTAATTATTTTTTTAGGCTATGCAAATCTGATACAATATCAAGGAATCGATAACCGGGAGGTAGTCATGTCACTCGCCAACACATGCGACAGGTGCAAGAAGGTCATCACCGGGCCGGCCATGACCGACAAAGAGGACTTCGACGTTGCGGTCGTAATCGACGGCAGGCCGTACTACGAATGCGAGGACATGTGCCCCGAATGCAGGGCCGAGTTCGTTTCTATGGTTGATGTGTTCAAGAGGAACGAATCGCCCGCTATGCCGGACGTGCGTCCGCAACCGCCTGAGCAGCCAGTCGAAGAAGATGCGGAAAAGCACGACGACGCCCACGAGGACGTCGCCGCAAACGAAAAGGAGCCGGACGAGCCGGCTCCGAAGGTCAATCAAAGCGCAACGAAGGAAGCGTATCGCTCAATACCGGATGAAGAGCTTCCGAACGCGGTCACGAAACGCTTCCCGCTTCCGAAGCCAATCAGCCCCACCCAGGGAACCTCTCGATAAGGGCGCGTTTCACATCGCTGGTATCCCTCGAATAGCAGCCGATTCCAATACGGTTCGTATAGCCTCCCCTCATTATGCAGCTATCGCAATCCGATTCCGAGCAGACCTCAGACAAGAGATTCGATAGCAGGGCCGCGACGTCCTCGACGCTCGGCGCTCCCTCGTCGTTCTCGTCGATTATCTTAGTCGAGAACGTACGCGCCGCCATCTCGCACGCGAGCGGCAAATCGTCCTTGCACGACACTTTTATCTTCGCGCCCTGCTCACCGCACTTCACGCACTTCGCCCTCGCCGACAGATGGCCCTCGTCAACCCTCACCTCTGTCTGGATGCTGTCGCACACCGGGCATCTTCCGACCTTAATCGTCTGCATCGCCATTTTTCTCAAGCTCCTCCTCGACCATGTAAATTACTTCCTCGATTATCTCCCACCCGCGCTCTATGGACAGGTCCTCGATAGTCCTCGATAGCCTCGACGCCGTGAGCACCTCGATATTGTCGTCGCTGGGAGCGAATCCGTTACTACTCAACGCGCACCTTAAATCTTCGGGGAGCCACACTATCTTCGCGATAGGCTCCTCGCCGCACGCATCATCGAGGCTCCTTCTCAAAACCTCGGCGTTCCAGTCGAGCAAGGCTCTCGACACCCCGGATTCCCCTTCCTCTGACGGATAGCTCAGAGTTCGATGCCCGCACGAATCGCAACCGACATAGCAACCGTCGTCGTCGACCTTCGACGCCACGAACTCCTCGCAGCCGCACTTAGGGCACTTCGGGTAGATAAGCCCGTACTCGTTGCACGCATCGAGCATCGCCTTATCGACCCTGAATCCTTCTTCCTTAATCATCGTCATCACCGCTCCGATAAACGACCTGCTTGTTTCCGCACTGCTCGTTTTCTATGTCGATAATCGCCTGCCTAATCCACGCTTTCTCGCAGCATCGTCTGAACCACTCCACAACATCCTCGATGCTATCGTGGTCACGCAGGTCGCCGAACACGCTCACCGTGAGCGCGGCGAGGCAATGGCTGTCGGGGTTCTCCCATACGCTCATCTGCAACGACCCCTCGCTCCCGGTCGGAACGAACAGCTCCGGATGCTCTTCGTACTCGTCCCACGCGTCCTGATTGGCTTTCTCTGCGGCCTTGTACTCCTCGGTCTCCCGCACGCCTTCGTCGAGCGACCATTCGTAATCGGGAATCACCTTGCCGAAAACCTCTTCGACGTCGAGCTTCTCCATCCCGGGCAGAATCAGCTGGTCGACCCGGAATATGGCCGCGACGTGCGTCCAGTTACTCACTGTCCTCACCCTCTTTCCCGTACTGCTCCGCCAGACGGCTTACGGCCCCGATGTACTTCTCGTCGTACCTGTTGAACACGATTCCATAGGCGACGTCGAGCCAGTCCTTTGCGCTGCCGTGCTTGGGCATGTACCACTCCCGTTCCGCATCGGGCGGGAATCCGAGGAACTCGACCGTATCGCCCCGAAGGAACAGCTCGAACCTGCGGAGGATGAACCTCGCCTCATCGCAAGAGCAGACATGCGTGCCGTTCAACGCCTCGCACATCCCGGCCAAAGCGTGCTCCGCGCGTTGATACCTAGCCCATAGCATCTTCACCCGACGCTGCTGAGTCTCGTTCAGCTCCCGATACCCCTTGATGTTCTCGGCTGCTGCCTCCTCGATAAGGCCGTTCATCGGGTCGATAAGGCCGAGCGTGACATGCAGCGAAAAGTTCTCCGCGCTGTTTATCGGATACTCCGCAGAATCGTTCAGCGCACGCACGACGTCCTTGGCTCCGACGAGCCTCTTCTCCTCCTCGATTGAATCGACGAGCGAGCTGATGATGGACTCAAGCTCTTCGTTAAGCGGCATATTCTCCTCCTAGCTCCACGTTAAGTTGACGCGGCGCTTCCAGCAATACCGCATCATGTTCATGAACTGCTCGTGCATGTTGTAGGTTCTGAACTCCGGCTTCTCGAACGTTCCGCCGACCTCGCAGTAGTTATGCCCGACGCAATCGACCTTAACATCCTTCATGTCCTTGTACATGTCCCGGCATTCCTTCCAAGGCCACTTCCCGTCGTAATCCGGCGCGAACAGGAAGTTTATCTGCTCCTCGGTGAAGTGGTCGTTTATCACGGATTCGAACACGTCCGCGCTCATAGAAACTCGCCAATAATCCTCGAACTTTCCTGCGCCGTCCAATTTCCTAACGTCGAAGAACCCGATTTTCACCAACTCGCACTCGTCTATCTTCCGACCGTCTATCTCGAACGGCACCGTCCCGGATATGACTCTCTCCCCGTCGTCATCGTAGCCGTTGCCACCGTACCATACCCAGTACGCCAGCCCGTAATCCGGCTGCAACGCGAGCGCGAGCTTCTTGCGGTACAACCCGAACGTGATGTACCCGCAGTCGTACTGCTCCTCGTACGGAAGCCCCTTCGCTGTGAAATTAACGCCCATACTGCTTCACCTCGCCCTTCTCCAAAAGCTCGGCGAGTTTCTCATCGCTCAGCTTGCCCTCGATGCGAGCGTCGAACTCGACGTCGCACTCATGGCAGTAGATAAGGTTGACGCAAACGCAGTCCCCGCCGTTATCGGGCTTCACGAACACGTTGCCCATATCGTCGGTGTTGCGATGCCCGCAAATCGGGCATTCGTGCTTCTCGCTCGACTCATGAACGCGCGCTTCGACTTCATCGGTCATTTCGGTCTCCTAACTCCTGAATAATTATTTCCGATATAACTATTCTATATGAATTGGATAGAGTTGTCCAGAGTTAATTGCCGTTAAAATAAAAAAGACCGCCCGTAAGGGCGGCCTTTCTCTTATCTTTCCGCTACTGCTGCTGAGACTCGTCAGCAGACGGCAACAGCATGTCGAGCGACCCATCGCCTCCCATGTAGAGGGGCATCTTCCCATCCCACTTCTCGATGAAAAGCTTCTGGAAGTTTCGCTCGTCCAGCGACTCGGCGATGATTCGGTTCGTATCGGCCTCGGTCTTCGCCGTCTCGTTCTTCACACCTGCGGTAATCTGGTCGCGCTCTGCGACCTTCTGGCGCTCAACGGCGTCCTTGTACTCGTCCGGCAGGTTGACGTTATTGATTTCGACGCTGACGACGTTGATGCCGTACGGTTCAAGGCGGTCTTGCACGGCCTTGAGCATGTCGGCGCTCAACTGGTCGCGCTTCTCAATGGTCTCCTCCAAGCTGTACTTGGCGTTCGCCGATTTGAACCCGTCGGACAGCACGGGCTTGACGATGCCGTCCATATGATTCCCCAGGAACTTGACGTACAGCTCCTCGGCCCGTTCCGGGTCCACGACGATTTGAGCGGTAACCTCTTGGCTGATGCTCTGGTTGTCCTTCGTCGCGGTCGAATACTCCGCCGACACCTGCTGCTGGGTCACGTCTATCTCGTTGTACTGGTACCATGGCGGCTTCATATAGAAGCCGGCACCCTGCACCCCCGTGACGTTGCCGAACTGCGTCACGACGGCGACCTTGCCCGTTCCGACCGTTGCCGTGCAGAACAGCCCGACGAACAGCAGGACGAGCAGCGCGAACACCCCTACGCCGATTTTAAGCCCCGTGCTCTTGAAGAAGCGCATCAAGACGCTTTTCTTCTTGCCGCTGCCTTCGCTCGAATCGTACCCGTCCCCATAGAAATTGCTTCGATACATCAGGTCTCCTAACTATCCTTCCATTCTCAACCGCTTTTGCGGATGACTACGATGGTGCCCCCGGCAGGACTCGAACCCGCAGCATAGCGGGTAGAAGCCGCTTGCGCTATCCATTTGCGCTACGGGGGCGCTTTTTCCAGCTTATTCAACTGTCAATGTTCGATGGTGCCCCCGACGCGATTCGAACGCGTGACACTCGGTTTAGGAAACCGATGCTCTATCCTACTGAGCTACGGGGGCGTTTGCTATATGCACCCTCCGCAGGAGCCGTAACGCCAATCGTTCGCGGCGAAAGCGAGGTAGATATCGCCCCACTCCTGCTCCGGCGCAATGCCTTGGAGCCAGCTTCGGTGCTTGTCGCACCATTCGCATCGCTCCCTCCCGTTACGGTACTCGTCATCGAACTCGACCCACTCGTCGCCTTCGTGATAGATGCCGACGCTGTGCCAGCATCCACTCGTATAGGCGGGCTTGGAATCGAACTGCGACTCCCCGTTGAACGGGATATCGACATCCAGCAGAACGCCGTCGCGATAGAGGCTCCATTTCCCCGAGCACAGGTTCGGATATCGTCCCGACCATTCGGTCGCCCATTTGCTCATACGGACCTGCACCTCCTCGCATCGTCTCTTGCCTTTGTCGATATACTTATTCTATATGAATTGGATAGGGTTGTCCAGAGTTAATTGCAAAAAAAAAGCCGGGTTTTTTACGCCCGGCAGGTTTCTCATGGCGGTTGGCGGAGGATTCGAACCTCCGGGTCCCGTAGGGCCACCCGCTTAGCAGGCGGGCACGATAGACCTCTCCGTCAGCCAACCGTAATGGCTCCCCTAACAGCGTACAACGGTTTCCCGCTTGGGTGTTGCCCGAAGGCGCAGGGTTTCTGGTTTGGGAGCCGCCTACTTCAAACCCTTTTTCGGCTATTCCATCTGGTGCGTCCCCCGGGATTCGAACCCGAATCTCGCCGATTAAAAGTCGGCAGCTCTACCGTTGAGCTAAGGGCGCGTCATGCCGGGGCGTTAAGCTCGGCAAGTCTTTCGCTGTAGTTAATCCAATACGATGCGGGTATGTCCGGCATGACGCCATGCACCCTCTCGGCCATCTCCTCGTCGAACTCGCCGCTCAAATCGCACTCGACGCCGTTAGCTTCAAGATATTCGGCGATAACGACCTTAACGTCGGGCATGAGCCAGTCGAAGCCGCTTTTATACTTTGCCATGACCATTGGCCTTTCTTTAATGGCAGGTGCGCGAGGAGTCGAACCTCGGACACGCGGATTTTCAATCCGCTGCTCTACCTCCTGAGCTACGCACCCGTTCCTGTTGCGACGGCGGCCCCCTCCTGCCCCGTCGACCGGTCGGCTCCTCGCACGTCGCTCATGAGCATGTCGACCAAATCCCTTATCCTATGGCTAAGGCGCTGGGATTCGAACCCAGGTAGACGGCTTCAAGGGCCGCAGTCCTCGTCCGCTGGACGACGCCTTAACAACACATGCGCGAGTTGTTGGCTGGTTTGTAGCGAACGCCCCAGCCGCCGCCTCCGCGACCGCCTTTCATCCCATGACTACTCGGCTAACAGAGCTATTTATAAGGGGCGGATATGCCACGCCGCGCTAGCGCGGGTCCTCCCCTGTCTGCTCGATGGCTTAGGGAGAAGGATTCGAACCTCCGTCCTCGGTTCCAGAGACCGATGTTCTACCGCTGAACTATCCCTAAACAAGTGGTGCGGGCGACAGGATTCGAACCTGTAGAAACATGATTCTTAGTCATGCACGTATGCCAGTTCCATCACGCCCGCATGGTACGGTCGGCAGGAGTCGAACCTGCAAACACCGGCTTCTGAGGCCGGCACCTATGCCGATTAGGTCACGACCGCGCTTTATCTGGTAGGGGCACCGGGATTCGAACCCGGAAAACACCGCTTTTGAGGCGGCTGCATATGCCGTTCTGCTATGCCCCTCTCAGGCTATGGTTGGGATGACGGGATTCGAACCCATGATTGCCCGATTATCGGTCGGGTGCCTTAGCCGCTAGGCCACATCCCAGTTTGGTTGAGGCGGCGGGGTTCGAACCCGCAGCCCTCCGGTTAAGAGCCGGACACTCTACCAGTTGAGTTACGCCTCAATATACAACCAGGGAGTGTCTGCGCTATCCCAGAATCCCCATCCTGATCAGCACAAACACTCCCTAAGTTATCATGGTGGCAGAGGGTGTGGGATTCGAACCCACGGAGGTGTTGCCCTCTACGGTTTTCGGGACCGTCGCCTTCGACCTCTCGGCCAACCCTCTACGATGGTGCCGTTCCAGGGAATCGAACCCCGCGACGCGTAAACTACGGATTTACAGTCCGGGCTGCCTCCATAACAGCGTAGAACGGCATGGTTTGGAGCGAGCGACGGGAGTCGAACCCGCGTCAGAAGCTTGGAAGGCTCCTGTTCTTCCGTTGAACCACGCTCGCATGGACGCGGAGCGCCGGAGTTGCACCGGCTTAGCACGGCTTATGAGACCGCGTTGGATACTGACCCACCGCCCGCAACCTTTAAGCAATGTCGGCGCAACCCTAATCGACCGACTCTCCGAGCACCCCATTCTAGTAACCGTTGCGACATATTCGCGCCTTCGCGTTTCAGCCGTTGTGGGCACTATGCCCGTTCTCGGCGTCTCACCGTCTCTTTTCACGGAGTTTCGGCTTTATCGCAAACTCGGATTCCCTATTTTTTTTCGCCTCTTGACACGGTACCGGTTGCACGTCCCATGCCCGCCTGGCGGGCTTGCCGAGGATGGCCATTATCAGTGGGTCCTCAAGCCTAACCTTCTGCGTCCTGCAACGGACGTAGGAGGCTGCGCAACGGAACTCAAAGCCGGCTTATCTGCGAGTTAGGAGACCTATCGCCCTCATCGCTTCATGTTAGCTCTGGTTCCGTTGTGCGGCACCCTACGTCGCTGGAGAGCACCGCATAGAACGCTCCTTCACCGGCCTTCGCCGTACTCTATTGCGCCCTCCCCTTATTGCGCTATGCCGACGACCAGTCTGAGCGCAAGGTAGCTATCCCTGCGCTTCTGGCCGCAACACCAGGCCGTATAGCAGCCCCGAGTGGAGCCGCCACAGCCGAAGTGATACAAACGCGTCAGCGGGATTGGTTACCCGCACGCCCACCCGACTTTCAGAATAAAATGCGTTTTCAAGTCGCACCGGCTTATCAGGCCAGATTTTCGCCTTGGGCAGACGACCGGACTTCCTTCTTATACACCCCTTTCAGGGCTTCGCGGCGAAGCATCTTGCTTGACCTTCCTGCCAGAACCCGTACCTGTCACAGTCCGGGGCAAACAGGTCGAAGAGGGCTTTTCAACCCACCACGTATTGTGATGCCGAAGGCGTCCGTGCGTTAGGGGGAACGCATTCGAGCGCCTACCCGTTCGAGCCTCGCTTTAGGCGAGGTGCCGGATTGGTTGCCTTCCTCCGGCCCGACTGCCCTTCAAGGTATCCCTATCAGACGCCGGTTCATTCAGGTAGCCCGTGCAGGATGTTACCCATCTTCACACGGTTGTTCAGAACGCTCTATGCGATGTTCTCCATGTTGGTGCGCCCGGCAAGATTCGAACTTGCAGCCAAGGGATTATGAGTCCCCTGCTCCACCGTTGAGCTACAGGCGCACTTATCAAGCTCCCCTTGCCACGTATCAGGGTTCGGGGAGCGCTTCTGTTGTCCTATGCGGTTTTCAAGGTGCGCACTTGATATGCGGATTCACCCGGCAAACCGTTGTTCTTCGTTTGCCATGACCACAGTATAGGACAAAATACTTTTTTGTGCAATGGTAATTTTAGAATTATTTTAGATGAATTGGATGCAGCTATCTACGCCCCCGCTATCGGAGGGCGTATCCGCCTTCGTCGACCTGCTTGAGGAAGCTTTGCAACGGTAGGCTCATAGGCTGTACGGTGATGGCGGCTGAGCGGTTCGCGATATCCGTGTCGTAATACCACACGCTCCCGCCGGATACGTCGTACACCTCCATCGAGTTCCCTCTGGCATCCCGATACAGGTCTCCGACCTTCACGCTGTCGCAGTACAGATGGCTCGAACCGAACCTCATCGTCCCCCGCATGGCGCTCGCCGCTATCCTCGCCCTCGACGCCTTCATGCCGTCGAAGAACACGCTTGAGCCGTCGAACGACGATACTTTAAGCTCCCTGCCGGATTCAGACGAGTAAATCGACATGCCCTCGCTTATCTCGTGCCATTTTCGCGAGAAATCGTCGAAATCGTCCATGACGTCCTCGAAGCTGGAATGCCATCCCATGAGCACGGACTCGCCGTCTTGGAATATCTCGTACGGATACCCAGGCTCGCGGTAATCATGGTCGCCGCCGTCGTCGTACCAGACGCTTCCGAAGATATCGGCCTCGGGGACGATATCGTAGTCCTCGATGGTGCGCTCCTTCAAGGATAGCTTGTCGGTGCCCCTCATGGACGCCTCGAAATCGGCATCGCACGAATTGCAGTGGACGGTCATGCGTCCGGCATCGTACCAGACCGGCGTCGTGTCAGCCGACCCGCAATGAGGGCATCCCGTGTCGGCGTCCGGCTGCTCCCTGTGCAGGCTGTCGAAATCCAAGTCGATTCCGCTGTACGACTTGACCTGGAAGAACGCCGTCCTTATCTCGCCGGCTATCTTGGAGGCGAGGACGCGGGCGTTCATGTCGGGCCTTATCCTCGCGGTATACACCTTCGACCTGACGACGACCTTCTTCTCGCCGTCGGAAGCGCCCTCGACCTTCGACTCGTCGGGGAGGTTCTCGTACTCGACGTCGGTAACGTCGACGTAATCCCCCTCGATGCGCTCCTCGGGGTCGACTATCGTCTCCCTGCGCACGACCGGCTCGATAATTCTCTGAATCTCGTCCTCGGTTATAAGCCGCGCCCGTTCGAGAACCTCGTCGACTACCACCTCTCGGCAGATTTCCTCGACGTCGGACACGCTTATCTCGTCCTCTATGACGTCCATTATCTGTGCTATGGCCTCGTGCATGGCTATCCTTCCGGGCGATTCTCTGTCATCCGTATATTCTAGCGGCTCTCGGACGATACGAAAAGTCCCGCTAATCGCGCCCCTCCTCCCGCTCCGACATCTGCAAATGCCTCGTAGCCTCGGTGTAGCCCGCGACATAGCCCTTGAAGTACGCCTTATCTTCCGGCCCCATCGTTTTCAACATCGCCATGAGGGCGTCCTTGTCGTCGTTCGTGGCCATGTCCATCAGCTCGGCCAGCGTCCTATCGTCTACCATTTCGACCATCCCATCTCCTCGCCGTTCTCGGCCATGGAATCCATGGACGCCTTGAACGATTCCACATTGTCGGAGAACCAGTAGCTCATGTACTTGTCGGCTATGCACTTCCCCCTGACCCCGCATCCGATGACGTCGTACACGATATCCCCGTCATAGTCCCGGTGCCTCTTCGCGGCGTATCCGTACAGCTCGTCCACGGTCTTGCGGCACAGCGCTATCTGCGACTTGAAGTCCTGCCTCCTCTTCGTGTTCACGAAAGCCGGCAGGATAGCCTCCATGAGCGCTTCGCACTGTTCCTCGGTGCAGTTCTCAAGCCGGTACGATTCGGCTTCCCTCACCATCTCCACGAACTCGTCGTACCCGACCTTCTTCCTCTTGGCCGGTCTTTGGGGACTCGATTTCTTGCGCGCGCTGTTTGTTTGTTTGTTCTCCACCTTAGAACAAGATTCAGATACGGATAAGGTGGTATCTACTGTTTGTTGGTTATAGTTATATTGTGGCCGGTTCTCTGTATATAGATTATCTAGGTATAGGTTTTCTGTACCTTGTTTTTTGCCCTCTTGATGCTCTCTTTCGACGGGCGTTTCGTATAGGTCGTATTCGTATTTTATCGTCGACCGGCCCGCCCTCTTATCCGGCATGAGCTTGGTGACGACGACGTATCCGGCCTCCTGCAACTCCTTGAGCGCGGAGCGTATCGCCGTCTTGTTCTCCTTCGATATCGCCACAAGGCCGTTGATTGAATAGTCCCACTCGTCGGGCAGGGACAGCATGAGGGACATAAGCCCCTTGCCCTTCAAGGACAGGTTCGCGTTATGCAGGTGATGGGTCGCCATGACCACGTGGTCGCGGTCGCGATGAACTCTAATCTCGCTCATTTGAATCAATTCTCCCTAAACGCAGAAATGCCACCGCTTCCCAGCAAGAGAAGATTGCGGTGGCACTTCTGCATTCAGTATCAAAACTCGTTATCTCTTGCTGGGAGATGACGTGATTATATCACGTTGCGCCTCAGGTTCCGAGAGAGAAATGCCCCAGAAGTTGTCCGGGGCATTTCTCCGAGTTTGATACTGCGTGACCTCATTATAGCATATGCGATGCGTTTGTAAGCTTAAATTCCGCTATATTTGATATCGCCTAAATAATTATTCAGGCTCGTACAGCTCGACCACGGTCCTCCAGTTGGTATCGTCGACCACCTCGGGGTATCTCCGGACGAGCTTCAACGCGCACAGGCTGTCCACGGCCCTCGTCATCCCGTATCGGCTTATGTACTTGAAATGCCTCGATAGCTCGACGGTATCCGTCTTCTTCATATGCTGGACATGGCGGAACACGACGGCGGCCTCGACTCCCGCCCTCTTCGCAAGCTCGGTGTCGAAGCTATGCTGGGACATGACCCGCTACCTCGTCTCTTGCCACGGCCAGAACAGGATTTTCTGGTCCGGACTTCCCCACGATTCGGTGTCCTCCCTCTGCCTGAACACGTAGGTGTCGTCTACCGCAAGCTCCACGTTCGTCTTGCGCTCCACGCTCCCGTCCGGCTTGAGCAAGTCGATGAACGCGAACGTAACGGGCGACAGCTTGTACTCGAAACGGTACGCGACGCCGTACGGGACCTCCGCTATGAACTGCTTGAGAACGTCGCCGTAGTTGAAATACGTCGGACTGTTAAGAAAGCTCTGCCTCATGAGCCTCACGGACCCGCCGGTGCTATCTACCCGGTACAGCTCGGACGTGCCGGTAAGCTTCGCCCCCCTGTCGAAGTCCTTCACGACGTATCCAGAGCCGAAATGGGACGCTATCGGCGTCGGCGTGCTCCATGCGGCGAGCGCGTTCTTCGTCCATCCGTACGTCTCGACGCTCAAATCGCATGTGCAGGCTCCGTTATCGGTTTTTTGGATGTACGCCATCGCCGCCCTCTATCGGTAAATCGCCGAAGAACCACTCCCCCGGCTCGTGCTCTCTCAGATATTCTACCTTCTCGCAGAACGGGAATCTATCGCAGCATTCGCATAGGTCGCGTATTATCAGCTCGTCCTCCTGATGGCATATCGGCCTTCTGTCGGCGCATCCGTACACGACCTCTTGGCAATCGGAGCACAACCGGAACCTTTCCCGCTGGTAATCTATCCATACCTGCCAGATAAGCACCCACGAGCCTTTCGGAAGCCGTCTCCCGCATCCTTTGCACGTCTGGTGGGCGAGGAGCCTCGATAGCTTCTTACCGTGCTTCGACGTATGCTCGCACGTATTCCTCGTACCCATGCTCCGTCACCGTCCCGTTCTCGTCTATTTCGGCGACCGGCTCGTGCCTTATGGCGAACCTCGCGCTGTCCGGCGTCCCCATAACTGCGACATAGCATGGCTTCTCATCGCTTTTAAGCCATCTGAGGTCCTCTGAGAGGGTCGTTTTCTCCTCATCCGGTATAAGTATTGAGTAAGCCGGCAATCCGATGAAATACAGCATCAGGCACCAGTTCCCGATACCGTCCTTGTATATCTTGACCTCTTCTCGGCCGACGCTCTTAACCATGTTTCGACCTCTTATCCGCGAGCGTTTTACGTTATCTGGATTATACGACGAAACCGTCGGTCGCTGGGCTGGGAACCGACGGTCTCGCTGTGAGTTAGGAGTGCTATCTACAGCCCCCCCCCCGACTAGACCCAACGGGGGCGAGAAGCCTTCTTACATATCCTCCAAGCACTTGAACACGTAGTCGAACACTTTGCTTACGTCGAGGTCCAAGTCCTTAATCATAATCGGATTCGACAGGTAAATCGCCTTCTTCCGCTTCGCGTACTCTTTCGCTTCCCTCTTCTTCTGGCTATCGTAATCGACGCTTATGCCCTCTCCTCCGCCGAAGTTTCTGACCCCCTCCGGAGTTCGGTGCATCCACCAGCATCCGAGCTGGAACAACACGGACTCCGCAGCGACGGGGAACTGAATCTTCTTCGGGTTGAACCTCGTCTTGTAGTCCTTAATCTGCACTTCCGCGAGAAGCGTCTCCTCGTCCGAATCGCTATATGAGAAATACGGGGTGTAGGTTATCGCGGTCTGGTAGCCCATCTTCTCCATGGCCTCCGCGACGGCCATCAGGATGCATCCCGACTTCAATCGGTCTTCGGTGCTCGTATACCATGCGCACGTGATGTTGAACATGAAATGCACGGCCTTCTGCTTGCGTCGCTCGACGACTCGATGGTTGAAAGCCTTCGGGTGGCCAATCATCGCACGCTCCACGCACACCGACTGCCCGATGACGTCCTTCTTCGTGCCGGACTTGCTGAACTCCTTCATGTAGTCCTTTACGTCCTTGTCGATTCCCTTCTTGATGCGCTCGAAATCGTCGGTGAAAACATCGGAGCCGAACATGATGTCGTGCTTCGTCTGCTCCCACGTGTACCTGATTCCCTTGTCGCCGTGTATCTCGCGGGTCTCTTTCGCGCTGTAGTCGCTCGAATAATACGGGCGCAGCTCGCGCGATTCGCATACCTTGTACATCTCGTCGAACGTTGCGAATCTCTCCCCTCTGATATTCAGGTCGGGGCAGTTTATGCGCTCCATCTTCCGCACGCTCCTTAAATCATGATGCTCTCGACGCTCTTGAAGGCACGGGCGTACTTGTTCCCGCTCTTGAAGAAGTCGCGGCCAATCATGGTGTTGATATCGTCCTTGTTCATTTCCTTCGTCAGGCAATAGCACAGAGCGCGTTCGAGCGGCATGACAGGCTCAAGCGCCTTGATTTGCGCGATGTTTCGGTACGATGCAACTCCGGCAAGGCCGCACGCCCGCAGCGCTTTGCGGTAGTCTGCGATGAAGTCGCAAAGCTCATCGTCGTTTTCGGCGTTGAGCATGTCGATTCGCCGGTCGTAGTCTATCGGAACGATAACGAAGCGGTTCAAGGACGCGGCGTCCAGTTGGAGGCGTCCCGTGTACGATGCGTCGCTGCCGGTTCCGAGCGTGTTGCCGGCGGCTACCACTCGGAAATCCTTATGCGCCGTGACCGCGCCGGTCGGGAACGCGAAATAGCGGTTCGCGATTGCGGCGTTGAGGCATACGAGAACCTCTGGGGCCGATGCGTCAACCTCGTCCAGGAAGAACACGCCTCCGTTCGTGAACGCCTTGTAGAACTCGGTTTCGTGGTAGATGCCGTTGGCGTCGATGAACCCTGCAATCTTGTACTCGTCGGTCACGGAGTTCATGAAGTAGTAGTCGAGACCGAGCGCTTTCGCGCATTGCTCGGTGAGCACGTTCTTGCCGGAGCCGGCAGGGCCGTACAGGTACACGGGCAAATCGTTCGCGATGCAGTGCAGAACCTCGTCGAAGCGTTCGTGCGTGACCCCTTCGAATCCCTTCTTATCGTCCTTGCCGAGAATCTTGACCTCGTGCTTCACAGGCTCGAAGCCGAACTCCTCGACTATCTTCTCCTTGATTTTCGGAACCATGTCGTCGACCGCCACCTCGGCGAGCGATTTCATCATGAACTCGCGCAGCATCGTTTCCAGAACGGGAGGCTTTTCCCGCTCGACGACGCGCTCTCGAATAACCTGCTGCGTGATGGGCGATGCCGGCTGCGCGAACCCTTCCGCGCCTCCCTCGAAGCCCTTCCCCTCGTAGAGCGTCGCGTCGGAATGCACTCGCGACTCGGCGATTGCGATTTGGTACAGGTTCTCGAACGTCGACATGTTCTCGTCCGCTGCGATATGCTGCTTGATTTCCTTCGCGATTACCATTCTGGCCTCTTCGCGAAGCGAACGCGTCGCGCCGCTTACCGGCTGATAGTACGCATCGTCCCCGCCAGGCTCTTTCGTGATTCGGAAGGTTCGGTCGCCGCTCACGAAGTATATGTTCAGGACCTTGCTCTTCGCGATATCGTCGTACGCCTGCTCTGACGTGACGTCGAACTGCTTCTCGAAAAGCGCGGCAAGCTGCTCGAACTCTCCGTCGACGACCATTTCGATAAGGCCGTGCTCGCTTACCTCGCCTCTTTCGACGATTGACGCAAGCGTCTTCATGGCGGACATGTTGGCGTGAATCTCGCCCGACCCGACCTTGAAGAACATCGCCTTCCCCTCAAGAACATTCTCATCCATTTTCGCGTGTCTCCTAACTCACTCGAATTTCGATTTACAAGATTTTTTATCTTGCAATACCTATTATATAGTAATTGGATAAGTGTGTCTAGGGTTTGGATAAGTTTTTACTTATTATTTTACCTGGGGAAATGCAAAGGAGATAAGCTTTCGCTTATCTCCTTAAATCCTATCTTATGTCCTTCGACGCTGCAAACCCTATGCGGACGTGTCTATCCATATCTGCACATGCGAATCGGTCGGCGTGGCCGTTCCGACTTGGACGGTGCCTACGTCGGTGCCCAGCTTCGCGAGCGTCACGGCGTTCGCTGCGAGTTTCGCCGTTGTTACGTTAAGGTCGGTTATATGCGTCGTCTTCACGGCATTGGCGGCTATCGCCGTCGATAGCGCGACGTTCCCGGTTCCGTTGAAAGCAACACCCGACGCGGTAACGGCTCCGGAGAGCGAGAACGTCCTTGAGGTCGCCAGTTGCGACGGGAACGCGTGAACATGGTCTGCGTTGGCAACGACTCCGTTGGCGGTTCCGGCGGTCGCCGTTGCGGCGGCAGCGGCGGCAGCGGTCGCGCTCAGCTTAACGTGCCCGTAGTTCGCCGTCGTTCCGATTCCGTACGTGGTAGCCGTGGATGCGTGGTTCGTCGGCGCTTTCGTCGTGTTCGCGGTGTTGGCAAGGTCGTATGCGGCTTTCACGGCGTTCGGCGTCGCGGCGATGCCAGCGCTTGCGCCGGACGTGCTGCTCGTCGAATCGCTCAGCTGCACATGCCCGTAATTGGCTGAGGTTCCAGCGCCGTACGTCGTCGCAGTCGACGCATGGTTCGTCGGAGACGCTCCGACGTCTCCGTACGTCGATTTCTCGTACCCCAGCACGACCCAGTTCGTCCCGTTGAACAGGAACGCGTAAGGCAGCCCCGATTGAAGGAACCCGGCGCTTTGCAGCGCAGCCGTCCCGCCGGTCACGGTCGCCCTCACGACGGCTTTGGCTCCGAGCGAGCCTATGGCTATCGTGGGAGCGGTAGACGTCGAGTCGATATTCGGCACGCCGATGAACATCGTCCCGTTCCTCGGAGACGTTATGCCTCCCCATGTTCCAGTATATGCGGAGCCGTTCGTGGATGTGAGCGTTATAAGGGGAACGACGTCCTTCTCTACGTCCGACACTATCTCGTTCTTATCGGCTGTCGTCCAGTAGTCGGTTCCCTTGACCGGCTTGTCGCCCTTATCGCCCCTCGGTATCCCGAAGTTGAACTTCGCAGCGTTCGACGTCCCGACGTTCGTCACGGTCGCGTTCGCTCCGGGGGCGAGCGTCGTTACCGTTCCGACGACTATCGTAGCTGCGGCACCGTCCTTGCCCGCCGTTCCCTGAGGACCCGTCTGCCCAGCCGCGCCTTGCGCTCCCTGCGGGCCTGTCGCGCCTCTCGGCAGCACGAAGTCGAACACTGCGGCGGTGGACGAGCCGGCGTTGGTGACCTTCGCCTCGCCGCCCGGTGCGGATGCGGTCACCGTTCCGACCGCTATAGTCGCGGCGTCGCCCTTGGGGCCTTGCGGACCGGTATCGCCGGTATCGCCTTTCACGCCTTGCTGGCCTTGTGGTATGCCGAATTTGAACCTAGCTGCGCTGGTCGTTCCGACGTTCTCTACGGTCGCCTGGCTTCCGGGGGCGAGGGTGGTCGTGCTGTCGACGCCGACCGTTGCTGCGGTTCCCGGAACGCCCTGGTCGCCTTTGACGCCCTGGTCTCCCTTAACGCCCTGAGGCCCTTGCTCGCCCGTATCGCCTTTATCTCCCTTGTCGCCCTTCGGTATGCTGAACTCGAATATGGCGGCGCTCCCCGTACCGGTGTTGGCGACGGCGGCGTCGCTTCCTGCGGGCAGCGTCGTCGTCTTGCCGACGGCTACGGTTGCGGCTGTGCCCGTGTCGCCCTTCGCACCCTTCGGGATGGTAAAGTCGAACACTGCGGCGCTGGTCGTTCCACTGTTGACTATAGACGCCGGAGTACCGGCCTCGCCCGTCGTCACCGTTCCGACATCGACGGTTGCAGCCTGGCCCTGCGGTCCCGTATCGCCCTTCGGACCCGTAGCGCCTTGCGGTCCCCTCTCGCCTTGTTCTCCCTGAACGCCCTGTTGGCCCTGAGGTCCTGTCGCACCCCTCGGGATGGTGAAATCGAACACGGCGGCGGTTGCCGACCCCTTGTTCGTCACGTCTGCGTTCGTCCCGGCCTCACCGGTCGTGACCGTTCCTACCGCTATGGTTGCGGCGATTCCGGGGTCTCCCTTGTCGCCCTGGTCTCCCTTGGCTCCCTGGTCGCCCTTGTCTCCCCTCGGGATGGTGAAGTCGAATATGGCGGCGTTTTCGTCGCCACGGTTGACTATTGCAGCCGGCGTGCCGGCCTCGCCGGTCGTGACGGTGCCCACGTCTACGGTCGCCGCGTCTCCCTTTGCGCCGGTATCGCCCTTCGGACCCTGCGGTCCGGTTATGTTCTGGTTTGCGGGATTCGGAAGCTCCTTGTCGTTCGTCCACGATATGACGCCCGAACTTGAGACCGCCGGGGTGAACGTCGCGCCGACGTCGCCCTGCGGACCCCTTATGTTCTTGGTAGGAGGCACGCCGGTCGGAGACTCAACTATCTCCCACGACAAGTCCCCGGAATCCGACAGCGACGGCATGAGGGTGGAACCCGTAAGGCCCTTGTCTCCCTTGTCGCCCTTAGGCCCCTGTATGTGCCCGACGTTCTTCCACGCGCTCGTCTCCCATACGTACAGGTCGCCTGCGACGAGATAGCCGTCGCCTTCGCTCCCGGTCGGGTGCGCTTCGATAAGCTCGTCGTACGTGTCGTAGCTCCCGAGTATCTTCACGCTGGTGCCGTCGTTGCCGGGGTCTCCCTTGTCACCCTTCACGCCCTTCGGGATGCCGAAGGCGAACGTATGCGTATCGCCCTCGACGCTTTCGGTGACGGTCGCGTTCTGACCCGGTTCGAGCGTGACGGTGGAGCCTACGGCAAGCTGCGGCGAGACGCCGGCCTCGCCCTGAGGTCCTTGAATCCTTCCGACGTTATCCCAGGAGTTCTTCGTGGCTGACCACACGTAGAGGTCTCCGGCGACCATGTACGCATCGCCGACCTCGCCGGTAGGATGCGCTCCGACGAGTTCCTCGTACGTCTCGTAGCTTCCCAATATCGTGACGCCGGTTCCGTCCGCTCCCTTGTCGCCCTTCGGCCCCTGAACGAGTCCGAAATCGAAGACCGCCTCCATCGACGTTCCCCTGTTGGTAACGGTCGGCCTCGACCCCGACGGTAGCGATGAAACCGTTCCGACCGCTATAGTCGCAGCCTGTCCCGAATCACCCTTGGGGCCGGTTTCTCCCGTATCGCCCTTATCTCCCTTGTCGCCTTGGACGAGTCCGAAATCAAGGACGGCATCGGTATCAGTGCCGCTGTTCTTGACGGTCGGCGTCGACCCTGCGGGCAGTTTCGTCACCGTTCCGACGTTGACCTTCGCGGCAAGGCCGATAGGGCCTTGCGGACCGGTCTCGCCCTGGATTCCCTGTTCGCCTTGCGGTCCCTGAGCGCCGTCTTGGCCGTCCCGGCCCGGCGCTCCCTGCGGTCCTGTCGGGATGATGAAGTCGAATACGGCGTTGGTCGTGGTTCCGCTGTTCGTTATCTGCGCTTCCGTTCCAGGCTCGCCGGTAACGACGGTGCCTACGTCTACGGTCGCCGACGTTCCGTCCTGGCCTCGCTCGCCCTTCGGGCCGACAGGGCCGGACGGCCCCTCAGGCCCCTGAACGCCTTGGATTCCCTGCTCGCCCTGCGGGCCTCTCGGCCCTTCGGGGCCGGCATCGCCCTTGGGGCCTTGCGGACCCTGGACGCCCTGCTCTCCCTGTTCTCCCTGAGGGCCACGGTCGCCACGGTCGCCCTTCGGCAGCTGGAAGTTGAGGATAGGCTCAAGATAAGTGCCGGTTTGGGTCACGGCGGCGGTCTCGGAGGATTTGACCTCGCCTATCGAGAACTTGGGGACGAAGGCACCGCTCTCGATATCCTCCCTTATCTTGCTTATCTGCTCGTATATCTGCTCCACTACCTTGGTGAAGTCGTCGGACACGCCCTCTATCTCGTAGTTCCATGCGCGGATAATCCTTCGCGCGAACGCAACGTAGGCTATTCTGTAGAACTTCTTGTTGTAGTCCTGCGTCAGGAAGTCGAGCAGCACGTCGTCGAGCGTTTCATCGGCTGGGTCGACCTCGTAGTGGCACTTTATCTCGTCCGCCTTGACGCTTATCCACCGGGTAAGGTCCGGGTCCCAAACCTCGTCTATTTTCGCGAGCTTCGCCGGTAGGTCGGTAGCCTCTATA